GAATTTGGCATTATTGATAAATCGCATATTCACAGGTGGGATTAGCAACTTGTAGTTGATGTAATTTTTGGGATGAACAATTGGATCCAAGCCAAGCTTAATCAATTCTTCATCTTTCAATCTTTCCAATCGGCGCAATTGATCGTCTGGTAAAAACAGATTATCTGGGCCGAAATTGGGTCCTCTGGTATACTTCTTAGCATTATCCTTTGGTGGTTGAGTCAATTCTTCCACGATTAATTCCGTTTCGGAACTATAGGAGTATTGCGGTTGATAATGGCTGATTTGAAATTTCGAGGCTTGCGTGATTCCTTCATCTACTTGCGCAGCGATGTCATTGCAATGATCGCAAAAGATTCTTGATCGGGATTTCAGTTTGTTGCTTAAGAATTTGAGCACTCCAGTGTATTTGCCACTGTAATCCTCCATGAATTCATCGAAGTTTCCATATAATTTCTTGATGTTGATGTCGAAAATAATTCGATAACATTTATTGCAAATTATCTTTAGCCATTTCAAAACGTACTTAAAATAAATCGGAGAAATCAAAGGGTGCGTTAATTCCACAACTCCATTATGTCCGCTGCATTTTCTTGATTTTAATTTGCAACTACTGCATTCATAATCGAATTGAGCACCCATTCGTGCATCATAGATTCCCTGTTCATAAGGACCTCTATCTCCATCAATTTGCTTCAAATTAATAACCGTAACGTGACTCAGTTTGTCTATCTCCACATCGGACATGGGATAGATTTGCAAAGTTTGGATACTTGGTGGTTTAGAAGCAAAAGACATATTTTGAGTTTGTTTTTATAATTATAATCAAAAAAAATAAATAAAACATTATTTATGCCATCCTCTGAGTTTGTTTTTGGATTGAAATTCCGCAAATATGTTGCGATCCAGTAATTGGATATCGATGTTCTTCATATTAAATTCCAATCCGGTATCTTTAAAGATCAACATGATTCTTGTTACTAACCAGTAAGCGGTTTCTTCTTCGTGCACCGTAACGATTGTCTCCATTATGTTTTTGTCGTAAAGCTGGTAAGGGGATATGTGCTTTACGAGGCGATCAAAAGTCCAGTCATAGGATTTCGTAAGAAGGGTGTTTATTAAAAGATATTTCCTGCCAAGATCTCTATCGATTTTAAGGATAAACTTAACTAACACATCGTACAATATGCAACAATTGTCCAGCAATGGCCGGCTATCATCCAGACCAATCTTGGAAAGCCTAAAGAATAGATCAATGTACTTATGGATTAAACTATTATTTTCCGTCAAGAATTGCTCGAACAATTCCGGAGTGATTTTAGACAAAACACGAGTATTGTATCTTTCGAAATTGGACTCAACCATGAAACGAATTCCGATTAATTCCTCTTCCGATAGATTATTATATTCCAGGGAAGCAATATTGTTAAATAATTTCTTGATGTTGAGCACACCAAATATATGCATATTTTCTAGTCACAAACTTTTTATTATAAATTTTTATCGTTAAACAACCGCAAATATTTTGTGTCGTTTTCATTTTTAAGATTTTGAATTTCCAAGTTAATCAATTTGAAATAGATCGCCTTGCACATGTCCCCGGTTTTCTTGACTTGGACTTGAATATCTAGCAAGTTAAGGATTTCTAATAGTTTTTCTTTTTTGTTCGTGGAGCAAATGGATCCTTTATTGTTTTTTCGTTTATCGATTTCCTTAGAGGAATTTCCTATTTTCACTTTAAACGAATTATTGATAATTCCTATTATTTGATTTTCCATTCGAACATCAACCGGTTTCGGGTAGATATTCCAATTTTCGTTTTCGTATTGATTTTTCTTATCTTGATCCACGTACCAATTCTTTCCCGCTATTTGCAGATTTTTGTACAACTGCCAAATGGATGGTTTGATTGGATAGTCCTTTTCAATCTTCTCCCGCAATAATTCGTAATGTTCATTTTGCGAAAGATAAACTAGAATGTTGCAATCATCCTGGTTGGATTCGATGAACTCTTCATATTTGGATTTTCCATCTACTTCATCCTTGGATTTGATTTGAAATTTCGAATCCACTTCCGTTTCATTCTTAATCAAGAAAGCATTTGGAGATAAATTGACATTCCCCATTTCGTCTATTGGTAAAAGTATATAATGATCTTTGATTAATACAATTGTTTTCTTTACGCAATTGAATGTTTTCCCGTTGACGTGATATTTGTCAATGTAGATATTGTTCTTATCGAATATGCTTGTTTGCAATTCCAGAACACCTTTTGATTTTTTGTATAGAATTTTCACCATAATATAATCGAAGATCCTGCGATAGATTGGATCCAATTTCAAATTCAAATTGGTGGAAGGACTTGCGATTAGATATTTCCATAAATCTTCCTTCTTCCAAATAGGAGCCGCAACAAAACAACGCTTGATGGTATAATAAATCATGTTGTAGGCGTATCGGTAATAGTCTTTATGCAAATAGGTTGAGGAATTTATCTCATCGCTTGGAAGGGCTATTTTGAATGATTCCGCGCCGAGTGGATCGAATTGCGTAAACTTGTTCTTGCCATAAATGTAATTGTTCGTTGCGTGTTTGTTAATGTTTTGCTCGATAGTTTGAATGTCTTTGAAATCACGAAATTTCTTTCTGTATCGGCGCATTTCCAGAGTTTCCTTTTTCGCGACATGCAGCATTGTATGCAGTCTTACTTTTCGCATTTCTGGAGGCAAGTTCAGTGAAGATCCATTCCGCACCGTTCTGCCCTTGATCTGTATAAATTCCGGAATGTTGGTAGGAATCCGCATAATGAATTGCAACTGAACATCTTTGAAATCCACACTTTGCTTAATCTTTTGGGCGCCAATGAAAATCTTTAAATGCTTTCCGTATTTGTTATCCGGCGAGTTGAAATAGTCAATCATATTATCTTTTTTGTTTTCCGAAACATCGAAATCCAAGGCAAAGAAAGTTGCGGGTTTGTAATTTTTGTCTTTAGCTTTTTCCGCATCAGACAAAGTGCGATATTGCAGCGAGTCAAGCGTTTCTCCTTTTGGCAAATCGCCATGTTTGATGAATCCATTCTCTGCAAGCAACTCGGCAATGAAAGTGATTCCGGAATCCTTAACGTAAGGATGATAAATAAGAATCTTTGTTTTTGGGTTGGCCTTGATTTCGCTATGCAATACATCTAGGAATTTCGCCAACTTTCCAGAAAAGATTCCGATGTTTTCCCTTTTGAGCCATTCGCCTTTGCAGACAAAATAATCGTCTTTCAAAGCAAAATCAATCTTCATATCTTTCAGCCATGATTGACTTGCCTGAGAATATTTCGTTTTAATTTCAGTGGAATCGACTAATCCCACCATATCTGTTTGCTTTGCGGATTTCAATGCATATATTTCCTTGGCGGAATAAGCCGGATCAGGAAAGACCAAATCGTAAATGATCAGGCTTCTTGTTTTTACTTCCGGGTTAAACAGATTATGCTTTTCATAAGTGGAATGCTGTAAAGGCGATAAATTGCATTCGGTGAAATTCAAGAATGGATCTTCCGGATTCAATCCATAATCTTTTTTGATCAAATCGGAAACAGATGGTTTAATCTTTTCGGATTTGACGTATTCCAATTCTGGATAATCGGCGGTGCTCTCTTCTAAAAAGATTACCTTGCCCGCGAATGTTTCGTAAATCGGATCAAGGCTGGCTTTGATCTTTTCCACGGAGAAGAAATGCGATGATTGGAACGCTTCCATTTTTGGATTTCTTATTAAGTTGGCTATATCCACAATTTCCCTTTTGTTGTTGTTGATAATCGTCGCGGACAACAACACAACAGTTACGTTTTCCTTGTGATGATCGATGATAAATTGCAAGGCTAAACCGTAATTGTTCATTTCCGCGCTGTTGTAGGCCAAATGAATTTCATCGCAAATGATTAGCCCATTATAGAATGAATTCAAAAGCGTTTCATTGACTCTTATTTTTTTATCCAAATACATTTGGTAGATATTGGTTGCATCTGCTTCTGGCGGAATGATGGATTTGAATAAATCGTTGAATAGTTTTTTATAACCGAAGAAGCGATTGAATCCACCCAATTCAGGATCGAATAATCTTCTACGGATTTTGGATATTAAATTACGTTTGGTTGCGATTAGGTTTTCTTTGTTTAAAGCCGATCGCGATTCGATGATTCCCCTATTTAATTTGCGAAGACTTTTTATTTCCTCGGTTGTAATGAAACCCAATTCGGGATATTTCATAAATTCTCTTTTGAAAACGTTTTCTGAAAAACCCACAATGAATATACCGAATTTAATTTTGGATCGCTTGAAGTAAGTCGCGTAAACGTTCGAGTACATTTTGGAGATAATAAGCGATGTAAGCGTTTTCCCGGTACCTGTCCCCATTTTCAGGATTAATCGATTTTGGTCTCCACTTGGATCGGCGAATCGTTTGGCGAACAATTGCGTTATGGTTGGTTGTAATTTACCGAAAGGAATGTAATACTCGAAATCCTTAAAATTTGGCACATTCTTAAATTCCCTAAATTCGAGACGATCCATTTTTTAAAAAGAAAATTAAATTAAAAAAAACATGTTCCCAAAAATCAAATGGTTGCTAGCCAGCAAAATCCGAGATTGGAAAAATCAAAAAATGGGAATAATCGCAAATCAAGTAGAAGATTTGTATTCTATACCAGATTATTGCTATGCTGTCGATTGCACCTCTTTGGATTTCAACATATGCCGGAATCAATGGGAGAAGATCAAAGAGCAAATAGAAAAGTCCAATTTGCAGTATATCAAAAATTACGATTTTGCCCTTGATTCAGTAAAAGATTTTGTAGAGTTTGACGGGATTTACGTATCGAGTCTGCGGGAAAAAGATGTCATTCGCGGAAGAAACATCAGGATTGCCAATTGCGTTCTTCGCATGACCAAGCGATCTGGAATATTTATTCATGAGGAAACCGAATCGCTGGAGATAACCAATTCGCAATTCGACGAGAAAACGAGTTGTTCGTATTTCATTCGAACCCAACCCAATTTGAAGTATTTTAAATCCGATATGTTTGGTTTGATTGTCGGCGAACCAATAAAGCTGGAATACTACGAAGGGCTATATCACATTATGGAGATTCTACCATATCAGCGCGAAAAAGACAAAACCTGGGATAGGGAAATAGGGAATTTAACCAGCACGGAAAGTTTGTCAATCGAAAAGGGGAAATTATTAATTCCTCAGTTTCGCGATCAACTGGACATCAAGACGGTTGACTTGTATCCACATTTGGAATTGGAGATTGTTCCGAAATTAATAATCTTCAAATCCAGAAAAAGCAAATTCGAAAAAAACATTCGACTCAAAAGAGCTTGCATCGATATTGATGTAACAGAATTGCAAAAGCGTTCTAGGTGGGATCAATATTAGCATCGGGAGTTGATTCGTTTATAATGTAAATGGTGCACTTGGTGTGTTCTTGGAACATCGCAAGAATTTCCGGAGATGTGTTAACCAGAACAATTTCGATGCTTCCACCATAATTCAGAATTTGCGATTGATACAAGATCCGTTTCATTTTTTCGACTTCACAGAATAGTTCCAAAATCAAAGCACTCAAGCGCGGGAACATTTCTTTGATTGGCAGTAAATGGATAAATCGCCCAATGCCATAATAGGTCCTGACATTGTAAAAGACATGGCTGAAATCCATTGTTGGCACGTAAAATCTTCTACACAAATCGTATCTTTCTAAATCGATCCGATGAACTATTTGGGTTTCTTCCATTTTTATGGCCGGTTCCCACCCATCCACCTTCCTAATCCAAGTTTGCTTCGCCGACATTTTTTAGATAAACAGGTAAGCTTATCAATTTATAAATTTATAAATCAACTTCTTCTTTGTGCTTTGCGGCGGATGAATCTTCTGTCTCGGCTGCGATTTATGTTATCTTGCAAGATTTGCTTTGAGTTGCTGCGATCTTCTCCCATCAGATAGTTCTTGATTAAGTGATCGGGATCGCTTGCCAATCTGCGTGGAGTTAATTCCACTAAAGGCGAAATGGGTGTGCTGCCAAAAAGATGCCTCGGATGGATTGGGAGATTCTTTAATTCTTCATCTTGTTCATGCCGGACTACCTTTACTAGTTTGTTATCAATGATTCGATAGCCGATAATTGGTTTCCAGTAATGCTCGCTCCTGCGATTGATGCCATTGACATGGATTGGACGTTCTGTGCTGGTTAGCAAATTGAATGGTTGGAACCGTTTGACGGGATCCTTCCGAAAATAAATTGGTTCGAACGACATTTTTAGGATAATTATTTTTAGAAAAAATATATTGACCCGAAATATTCGAACCGATAATTGTTATTTTTGGTGTGTCGGAAAATATTTTCAAAAATCCAATAGTGCAATGGATTATTTTTATTTCCGCAATCGCGAAATTAGGAATCACCAATGCTCGGAATTTGCAATTCTTGAAAACCAGTTGAGTGGAATTCTTTGCAAAGATCGCATATTTACAATTCTTATTCTGAATCAGCATTTATGCTTAGCGCGGAAAAGACGACAAACAAAATGACTTCCTTATCGAAGCCCAGATCTTTGTAGACTTTCTTTTTGCTATAATTGGCTTCGACTATTATTGGTTTGTTTAAGTAATCTTGCAAATAAGTTTTTGGATTGGAACCGATTGACTTGCTTATCTTTTTCACCTCGCCATAATTAATCTTCAAGTTTTTGCCGATTTTTGGGAGCCTTCCTTTGATTCTGCAATTTTCCAAATCGCCTTTGATCAAAAAGAATGAATCGTGCAAGCCTACGAGCTCACCGCGAATTGTGATTTTTCTTTCTGGCATAGTTTTTATTTTTGAAAAACAGTTTAGCAATTAAATATGTCCAGAACTAATCTCACCAAATCGATCAGAAATTCTTGTTGGCTAAAGAATTGCGGGAAGAACTTTTCCTCCAAATGCAAGGCAGGATGCGGAAGCGATATTGATGTTTTCCAATTTGAATGCGGCCATATTGAATCCGTCAATCAGGGAGGAACTAATGAATTGGATAATTTAATGCCGATTTGTGGTGTTTGCAATAAAAGCATGAGAGTGGAAAATATGATAGAATTTATCATCCGCAATGGCTATTCCGCGGATTGGTTCAAACGAAATGCATCATTCGATAGAGGAATTGTTGTCAAGAATGCAGTTTTGTATCCTTCCATTCCAACCGAAAATTATGTTTTACCAAAAAAGATCAAGTGTGGCAAGGATACAATGTATTCGGGATTTTATCTTTTAGTAGCGGATCCACATAATGTTTTGAATTTGCAAGATGAGAAGATCAACCTTAGCGCGGCAATTCCGAAAAATGTAAATATAGATAAATTGCCCAGAACCGAATTGGATTTGGACATTCTACAAAAAATCAAGGAGAATTATGGGCGCAATGAAAGATTTGTCATGAAGGTGCTGCATGCTTATTCGTTTGATATGCCAGGAGATGAAATGGAATTATTGTTTTATAAAACATGCCACGAATCGAAAGTAATCGGGGATAAGTATTCCGACAATTACGAAACAGCAAGATTAGAATCGGAAATCAGTGATGAATTGAAAATTCACATCCAGAACATGTATTCCCAAAATGCGGAAGAATACATTAAAAATTTCATGATTGTAAATTCGATCAATTGCTTTTAAATTTTCAAAAGATTATAATTATTATTTTTTTCAAGAAAATGAAAGCTCTATTTATTTTCCATAACGATTTGCGAATTCAGGATAATACCACATTGAACCTATTAAGCGAATATAGCATTCTTCCTGTTTTCATATTAGACAATCGACAAATAATCAATAATCCCTATAGTTCCGATTATTGCTTGCGTTTTATGCAGGAATCGCTGGATGATCTGAACAGCAATTTGCGAAAAAGCAATTCCAAGCTGCATGTTTTTAAGGGCTTGACTCATGAAATTGTTGCGAATTTAATTAAAAAATTCAAACCGCAAATAGTTGCGAGCAACAAAGATTATTCCCCATTCGCCATAAAACGCGATAAGCAAATAGAAAAAGTTTGCAAACAAAATGAAGTGGAGTTTATTTCCGAACACGACAGGCCATTAACGCCATTTTACGAAATCAAAACAGGAAGCAAAACGGATTACCGGAAGTTTACTCCATATTACAACAATGCAGTGAAGAAGATCAATTCCAAAATAACGAACCGCAGATTGAAATTCACAAATATCAAATCAAAAAATGAAAAATTAAATTTGGATGCAAATGTAAAGCATCAAAGACAAAAGGGTGGCAGGAAGGAAGGATTGAAATTATTAAGCAAAGCCGCGAAGATGAAAAACTATAAAAACACAAGCAACTATTTAAGCAAGAAAACAACAATGCTTTCCGCGCACAACAAATTCGGCACAATAAGCATTCGCGAAGTTTATGCTAAAGTAAAATCCAATGCGGCTTTGGTGCAACAATTGATTTGGCGGGATTTCTATTTTAACATTATGCTTAACAATGATGTGATTCTGAAGAATTTCCGCAAACCCAATCCGCGAATTGTTTGGAAAAATGATAAGACGCAATTCAAGAAATGGAAAGAAGGCAAAACAGGTTATCCTCTGGTTGATGCGGGAATGCGGGAAATGAACAAAACGGGATTCATGCACAATCGCGCCAGAATGATTGTTGCTTCGTTTTTAGTCAAAAAGCTGAAAATTGATTGGCGCAAAGGGGAGAAGTACTTCGCGCAAAACTTGATCGATTATGATATTTCGCAAAACAATGGAAACTGGCAATGGTGTGCCGGGACAGGAGTGGATTCAAGGGATCGCACCTTTAACCCGAATTTGCAATCTAAGAAATATGATGCCGATTGCGAATATATCTACACATGGATTCCGGAATTGCAAGACGTTCCTGCAAAAGACATCCATAATTGGCCGACCAAATACAAGAATTATTCGGTTTACTACGAGCCGATTTTATAAAATTTGATTTCAAAATCTGAATATATCATGAACAAGTTCTACAATATCGGAGAATATAACAGAAATACCCGAGTCTTGAAATACGGGGATTCTTCCTACCAAATCGAAAAGGAAACACCAAATCCTGGATATTTTAAAGAAGTAGTCGGCGCATTGGTGAATCACCATTATGGCTTGGATATGGCAATTACCACCAAGAATAATGCACATTTGCATAGGCGAATTGTGGTGGTTAAATCCGAGACTCCTGTTTTCCTGAAAATAGAAGATACCAAATCGTTAATTGCATTCGCACCAAAAGTAACTATTTTGGAAGTGGGTGAATTGGAATTCGTCGATTTGAAATGCGATGGATTTGAAATCTCTGGGGATTTGCCAAGAACTTGCAAAGTGCGCATTACTGGAAAGGAAGGATTGATTTCCTGCAAGGAGATTTTGTCCGATAACATAGAATTTATTGGATGCGATTTAAGGAATCTAGATGTTCCGGAATTCCCGATTAGAAATCTAAAAATTAAAAATTGTGTAATCGGAAATGATAAATTGAAAAAACTACTCGAATGCGGTGTTGAGCGCTTGCATTTGGAGCAAACAAACATCACTGAATTGAGTAGGGAATTTCCAAAAAATAATACTTTGCGGGTGGTTGATTGCCCTCTTGGGAATTATCGATATTTGTCGAATTATGAATCCGATTTCAAGCCGGGAAATAATGTAATATCAATTAATTGCTTGATGTAAATTTATTTTTTTTGATTTAATTTCAACATCAAATATGCCTCACCTATTCTACCTTCGCTGCAAGATTGTAAAAAATACTTTGCTTTATGGAAATGCCGAATATGACATCAACAAAGAATTGCCAAGTGCAAATTTTCTCCGGGACTTTCTGGGAATATTTTGTTCGCGTCGATTGAATAGTTGCGACGTTTACATTAACGAAAGGAATGTTGTTTGTTCCGAGAAGAACACTTTGGTTAAATCCGATAAACCCGTCGTTATCTCGAATTATTTGTCCGAGAAATTAACAGTCACGGCACCGAAAGTAACAATCATAAAAGCCGGCACATTGAAGGAATTAAACGTTATCACGGATGAATTGGAAATGACAGATTCAGTTTTATCCAATTGCTTTGTGCGATTGTCAGGCAAAACAAGAATTTTGGAATGCAATAAATTTTATTCAAAAAAGATGGAATTCGATAATTGCGATTTGAGAAATCTAAATATTCCGGAATTCTCGATTGAAAATATAAAAATTAAAAATTGCGTAATCGGAGATAACAAATTGGGAGAACTACTTAAATGCAATATTCAATACTTCCGATTGGGGTAAATCATTAATGAATTTTTTTAGTCAGACTATAAAAATTTGATTTTAAAGAAGAAAGTAAACATGCCTTACAAGTATTATTACGCCTGCGAAATCAAGGACAATTCTTTGTTCTACGGTAATACTGAATACGACCTCACCGAAGAATTGCCAAATGCAAATTTTATTCGGGATTTCCTGAGCATATTTTATTTGCGCCAATCGTTTAGCTATGAGGTCAACATTAACGAAACGGAAATTGCATGTTTTGAGGAGAACACTTTGGTGAAATCCAATAAACCAGTAGTGGTTTCCAATTACTTATCCCGAAGATTAGTGATTGTCGCGCCGAAAGTAACAATTGTAAAATCTGGGAAATTGAAGGAATTAAACATTATCGCAGATGAATTAGAAATCCTAGATCCATTAAGCGAGAATTGCTCTACGCGATTAGTGGGCAAAACAAGAATTTTGGAATGCAGTGAATTCTATTCAAAAAAGATGAAATTCATTAATTGCGATTTGAGGAATTTCAAATCAGAAAGAACGGTCGAAGAATTGACTTTGATTAACTGCAGAATCAGAAATGCAAAGTTCGATGAAATGATCGAGGAAGTATATCGACTTTCGGTTGAGAATACAAATCTTACCCAATTGAACTACGAATTCGAAGGCAACAACACTTTGCGGATAGAAAACTGCCCATATGGGAATTACGAATTAATCTCAAATTATGAAGAAGACCTAAAAAATGGTGCGATTTCACCAAACTGCTTGATGGAATATTAATCTTTCTAAATTTAGAAAATTGAAAAGATTCAACTTCTTTTTTTGTATTGCATTTTTTTAGCGCGGCCAGTGTGGAGCATGTATTCGTTCAACTCCATCATGTTATCCTTGCCGCCAACGATTGCATATTTCTCTTTATAATTCGGCTCGACTTTGCTCCACAAGAATTCATCCGGATAAAGAAAACATAAAGAGCGATAATAGCGGCACATCCCAGTTACTTCAACGCGAACGGTTTTATCCATTAAGAGATCTTCAATGAATTTCTTTTGCTCGAATGCTTTATTCTTTTCCGTTTCGTCTTTGCTCTTTAATTCCGGAGTATCAATATTGCGGAATCGAATCTTTTGGCGGATGAACGATCCGTTGACTTCGAAGATTCCCCAAACAGTATCGCCATCGCAAACCCGAACTACTTTAACATCATAGGTTCCATTGGGAATTAATTGCTCAGCATATTCGGATAGATATTTGCTGAATGATTTGGTGTTCTTATAGGTTGGTTCCATTTACTTTGGATTTTAAAGTTCATATTAAAAAAAATTGTTTTTGTTTTTTCTTTTTTCTTTTTTTGTTTTTTATAATTTTACGATTTCGCGAATTGCTTACTGACTTTCGTCAATGTACATTGTCAAGAGACCAGATACAATTCCATCCTTTTCCTTCTTGATTTGTTCTTTGAATTGATTGGCAATTGTATTGAGCATTAACTCGGAATAAATCTGCACAGCCAAGAATGGTTGCTGGCAATCCGGATCAATACCGTGATGTGTATCCGCTTCATTAAACGCACCGCGATGTTGTTCTTGGTAGTATTTCTTCAATCCAGTGTGGATAGCCGCATTATGCGCAGTTCCGATTGCCGCAACAGTAGATGGTGCAATGCCATCTCCTACCAATTGTTTTAAAATCCTGGATTCATTCAACAAGCATCCTAAATCAGCAGGGCGCGGAACAGTACTTACTAAAGGCGTTCCAGTGCGTCCATTGTCTGGAGACATCGATTTGAAAGATGGTTGGATATTAGTTTCCCGAATATTACAGGTTGCATCAGCAACAAAGGCTCCGAATTCACTGGCTCCAGTATTGTCCAAGACTACTTCATCACCAGTGATAGCACCCTTAAGATTTTCGATTTTATTGAGTGGATCCATAAAATTATCAAGATAAACAAATTGTTTATTCCGAAGACCGAGCGCATCTCGAGCAGAGCTAGCAGCAACACCAGCACCAGCATCATATGCATCACCAGCACCAGCAGCACCAGCAGCCTCAATTGTTCCATCATTATGTCCAGCCAAAGCTACGTCCGTTGCTATAGCAATCTTAGGATGAACCGATCTGTAATTATTGAAAGATTCAATCTTAATCTTCATATTTAGCAATAAAGCGTGATCACTAGCTTCGAATGAACCTTTGGCAAGTGGAACAAAATTACATGCCAGTGGATCGCTGAAATACAATTGCTTATATTTTTTAACAATTGTATCAATATCCGTTTCCGCACGAATATTAACTGCACCAATTGCTACTTGATAGTCGCCAGGAGTTAAAACACCATCTGTATAGTGCTGCCCCGCATCGTATACTTTTTGTGTAAACGTGTTGTAAGCCGGATACTCGACATCCCCGATTACATGTTTGAACAAAGAATCAGCGGTGTAATTATTATTCAACATATTCGAAAGAGGGATTTCGGACATCATGGCGTGGATGTTGATTGGATATAATCCAGTTTCCATAATAGCGGATGCCATTGCCTTTCCAATGCCATCTGATGTATTTAACGGAACTGCATTGTTGGTATAATTATTTCCCAACAAACCATTCAATTTCATGTATTTGGAATATTTATCATTGGTGGAATTAATCGTGACGAATGCCTCTAATTCCGAACCATCCGTGAATTTCTCAACTCCAGCGATATGATTTGTAAATAATGGTTCCAACTTGACATCTCGATCGACGCGCAATAATTGCGGAATCAAACTGATGAAACTTCCATCATCCAACTTTTCGAATTCAGGAATGGAATTTTTAACCATCTTAACTGGCAATTCTGTTCCGATGCCATATTTAGGATTCTGCAAATTGTTAAGCAGAGGAAATTTCGTGCAGAAATTATCCTTCATTTGCAATTCATAAAGATATTTAGTGAGCACACCAAAATTCTTAGCATAATTACGGACTTGCAATTGATCCAAAGATCCGGTTTTGGCAATCCTTTCGAGTTGTTCGAAATCCTTAATGCCTAAAGTGTAGGTGTTGTTATCGAGTAAGAACAAACTCATTGGGCGGAACATACTCTTCTTCGATCCGGCGAAGATGGATTCCAATTCTTTTAGGTTGGCTGCATTCAATCCCAAACCGTCTGATTTGCTAAGATTTGCTCCATCCTTATTGGCTTGCAATGATGGGATTGCATCAACCGCCATAGATATAGGCAATTTTTGCTTATTTACTTTACTGAAGATTGAAACCAAATCGGATTTGTAAGGCAGAACCGAACCAAATGAAGGCTTTTCGGCGACTTCATTGTACACTTCACGCAAAATAGCATAAAGCTCGGAAGCAAATCGGATTGCATTTGTTGCCCTAGTTATGATTTCAGGCTTAGTCCATTTGCCCATTAAATCGGAATTCTGATTGGACAAAGTGGCAGTTCCGGAACTATTGTATCTGCTCAAAATCACGAATAGCGAATTAAGAATATTTGTTACTTGCGTTCGGGAAATTGATCCTGCATTTTGATGAAGATACATCATCAAGATTTTAATTTTGGAAATTGTTCCGAGTAAACTAGTACCAATCGCATCGTGATCTCCAGTTTGTGTGGTGTGGGTGAATGCGTCATCTGGAATGGTTCTTTGTTCAATGGTTTCATCGAATACATTCATCAATCTGTATTGGGTGGATTTCAAGGTGGTAAACAGAATATTGATATTTGCGTTGGCAACCCAAAGGTTATCAAGACCGACTGCAGCATAATTAATAGCGGTGTTCGACACGACATAATTATTTGCGTTAAAAACTATATTCCTCATACCCGCGAGAATATTTTTCTTCTCTGGGAACACAGCAAACCTGATGGGATTATCCGCACGCTGTGTATTGGAAACTTGACCCATTGAAGCTAGTCTGGCATGGTGTGCGGCATTAGGGTTGTGATTCATTGCCGCAGCGATCTCCACCTCTGTTCCGATGTCACCAGCTGCAAAAGGCGCACCATTATCGGCAGCACCATCTGCAGCACCACCAGCCAGAGCATTGGTGTGGACGGTGTGCTCAATGTTGAATAGATCATTGTTGGCAGTGGTAATTTTCGAAGATCCATCAATGGTAGGCTCTTCCATAGTCATGTACATTCCGACCACATTACCCATGTATCGGAAAAGAATTCTTTGGTCTAAAGCTCCGACATCTTGATGGTTATTTGCTGCCGCTACTATTGCTCGCAATGCCGAAATGTTATCCCCTGTCATGAATCTAGAAAGATTATACACGCAATGATTTGTTTTATCATTGTGTTGCAAACTGCCCAAAGGATTTGCAGCAGTTGCGTATGCGATGGCGGTGGGTTGGACATTAAGTCGCATTGAGGATGTAGGAACATCTCCAGTGTTATACTCATCTATATGGGTAAACAAATAATCGATTATATGAGATTTGTTGTTGTCCCACATTGGATTTGGTTTGGAAAATGGATTCACCTTCTTTGGTAAATCTCTTTGCAACATTGGAGTTAATGAAATTTGTTTTGTTAGCTTCCTTAAGAATCGCATGGATGGGCCGGAAGTATTGTGATATTCATCACGGTCGAAATTATATTCACCAACAAGTGTTCGGAAATTATTGATATAATATCTTCCAGAATTTTCATTCACTCCACCAATATCGTATTTGTCGCCGATGTTCTCTGAACAAATAATTCCAGTTGGTAGATTTTGCATTCCGAAACTTCCACCAATTTTAGTCAAAGTGTATGCTCCTTGGGCAAGGACTCTAGCACCGGCGACATTTGAGTTACCATAATTAGCCAAAGTATGGGCATTTTCAGAAACCAACTTTGCTGCAATTCGGGCAAAATCGGTTTCCGAACGTGTGAATAAGTCGACATAATTTGTGTAGACTTCTGGTTTATAACTTTTATTGTTTATCACCTCATCGATTGCATCTTTCGCAATTTCTGCAAAAGGACCGGCGTCGGCAAATAAACGAGTAAGGGGTTTAATTTTTTCAGTAAGCCCAGTCGAACTTGCCGCATTGTCCGCATTCAGATAGCGGGTGATTAAGGAATCCACCCCGCCATTATCTTCGCAAAATGCGGCTTTGTATTGATTGGAATCATTCCTATTCGCAATTCCAATTGCCGCTAAGGTAGTGTTCTTCAAAACACTTTTCATGAAGCTGCGGATATGGTCGTCATCAACAAATCCGAATTGCACAATATTTCCCACATGGATATCTTGCAGAGCCATTGAAACACGAACTCTCTCGGCATCGTCTATTAAATCCTCCAAATCCATAACAACGACATGTCCTTGATCAGCATTAGCTGCGGCTGGGGTAGCCAATGCTCCAGCCGGAGCGGCTCTATATACACCACCAGCACCACCAGCACCGTCGTTGGCTTGACCTATCCCAGCAGCGTTGAAACCCAACTGAGCTAAGGTGGGTTCATTCGCGGCAATAGGTGCAGCCGCTGCACCATCGTTGTCCGGCCAACCATAATTATAACCAAGATCGGAAACCAACCCAGCAATAGTTGAGGCTGCCTCTACATCACTCCCATTATTCTCACTTAATAATAAAAGTCCAAACAATCCAGTAGTGGAAAATTTAATTCCATGGGTGTCGAGATATTCTTCATATTTTTTACTAGGCTTGAATTTAGACGGAAATCGATGCGACTCAGTATCAGTATACATTACATTCTCATCGAAAGCGTTTTGATCAAACAGAGTTCGGGCGGCGAGTGCGTCCAATTCTCCTTCATTAAGTTTTCTCCAATTTTGTTTCCAACCAGTATTTCCTGTCAATTCTGGTGTTCCGTTGAGCCTAGCTGCATATACGGCTATCGCTTCGGCGAGGGTAATTGGTGTAACGTTACCAATTTGATGTTTTTTCCACAACATTCCAACATTATTCATCGCTTTCAACAAACGTCGTCGAAGTTGGTAGGCTTGGAAATGTTCGTGGTTTACAATCTTCTCCACGATTTTTTTACCAACTATAGAATCGATGAATGGCAATTTAGATGGCAATTTCTTTAATCGAAGATTTTCAATGAGCTTTCGGTGCATCTCTATGGATATGCCTTCTCGGTGTCCAGTAGCTGCAGCATCTTCCGGCCTTGTCAGTGGAACAATATTACTTTCCACGGTATCATGGGCAATAACACCCACACTGGTTGTATATCCTCTTACTCGAGCGGCATTATCATTAATCCATGGATTGGCTGGATCCATTTCTTCGCTATATGGAACATCCATATCATAATACAATTCTGGATAAGTATTCACAATTGCAATGTCCGCATATGGGTTAGCACTAGCTCGAAGCATTTTTCCAAAATTCTTAAAACATTCAATTCCATTTCTACGAATGTCCGTGACAACTCTGCATTTAGAATTATCCGAAGTTTCATAAGCTTCCCTCACCAATTTAAATAATGCTTCCACCAATGGATTATAGCTCTTGTTGAATTTGGTCATGTTATCGATTGCGGAAATTTCTAAACATTTGCCGATAATCTTGGCTCGCAAATTATAATTCATCACATTTCCCGGAGAGAGCAAATTAAATTGTGTCGCGATTATGGTCAAAAGGAATCCTCGGATCTTGCCGAAACACATACTATTCTTTAATTGACCACTATTCGGTGGTGCTGCATTTGGATCAAAATTCGCGGCAACTTGATGTTGTCCAAATTCCGCGCCAGGAATTAAATTATGATGATATTGCAACCCTAAATCGTCAAGAGTTGCAAGATCATTGATAAATGATGCGCCATCGTTATTCATTTTAAATAATTGGTCGCTCTTAATTCCAGTGTAATCATTTTGAGAAGCTGCCAAGTTTGCAAGGTTAACAATTTTATCTTTGCTGTTCTTCACATACATTCCGAAATGCTCCAAAGAACCAACGCGAGAAACATTATCAATCAAGATTCCATCATCAACCTCGGCAAAATATTTGAATCCCTTCATGAATGAATCTCTCGCGTTGGAGTCGCTCAGATGTTCCGATAAAACAATCATTGCGGTTGGATAATCGAATTTCTCAACAACCGATTCAGCCATAAGATTACTAATTTTTGTGTTGGTGATTTTCTGCAACATCAAAGTGATATCGCTGACTTCCATATGAGAACGATTTTTGAAATGTTGCAATAATTCTAGAGCATAACTATCTCCCATTGCAGTTTTGTATGTTTTACCTTCCTTGGATAATCTGTCCATCAACAAAGTTACATCGCTTTCGGATGCATATTCTTTATCGTCTCCAAACAAATCTTTAAGGAATATTTTTGGAACTTGATAGATATCTGATATGTTTACTTTTTCAACAATTCTTGCCAATGCAGTTTTGTCAAATTCAGTAGCACCTGCATCTCGCATGTTCTTCATTTGCGTATAGATTTCATTCTCCTGCCCCTCAGTTCCAGCAACCAATTCTCCGCCAGTTTTCTTTGTGATCTTGATTCCAGTTCGTCCAGCGGCTTGGAAATGTAAATCGCTTGTGGTTAAGGTGACCGAAGAAGCTGAATCCCGATATTGATAACGCTCATCATAGATCGGCTGGATACCAGTAATCTTGAAACTTTCTAGAACTCCGCCGACAATTTCGTTGCCTCCTTCGAATGCCATAATTTCTGCTTTCCCGGATTTGGATTCCTTAATTTGCAAAGTAGGAATAGATTTCATCTCGATTTGCCAAGTTCCTTCATCTGCGAGAATGTGGTACAAAGCAATCAAGTATTCGCGATTCTTTCGAATGGATGCACCGGCAACCAAACTGAAAGGCATGTACAGTTTTGATTTTTCCGAATAGATTTCCTTATGTGAATTCAATTTGGTGGACAAAGTATACATTCGAAAGCCCGAATTGAAACTCTTAATGATGTCTTTCATTGGGGCGATATCGGTCGATCCGGTTAATTCCTTCATGATTTGTGTTTCGCTTTTAGCCAACCAATAATTGTAGCTTTGCTGATATGGTTTATCGATTGCAAAATTGAACTTAATCTTTTCTTCCGAATACGAAACCTTAATGTTCAATTTATTGAAATCGTGAGTAAGTTTCTCCATTCCCGGTTGAGTGATTCCGGAAACATAAATCTTGCCACGATTCTTCTCGTAGAAAGAATAGAATTTCTTGCAATCACTAATTTGCGTTCCGAACAATTCATCGCAGCGGGCATTGGATCCCAAGTTAAGCGATCTTCCCTTTATCTTTTCAAAATCAGTTCCGGAAACACCATACTTGGCCATGGTTTTTTGCTTGTCTTTTGAGCTTTCCATTTCCTGCTTCAATGCAACAAATTGGGAATGACCCAATCTAATGAGTAAAGCAATGGCTTCCGCGGATCCGCCATTTCCTAATCTACCATCATTGAACATGACATAATTTTTGTTAACCGCAACGCATTCATGGCGGTTTTTCTTGAATCCTTCTTCCTTGACTTCCATACGCAATTGATCTTGCAAAACGAGAGAATAGAATTTATTGGATGAAGTAGTAATTCGTTTGATAGAGCATAAGTCTTTGGCGTATTTCGCATTGCTCTTCACAAATCCACCTAACTTGGTACATTCATACGCGCATTTGTATTGAGCAATATCCGGAATACAATCGGATTTTCTTACATGTTCTTTGATTTGATTGAACTTGTCTTGACATTCCTTCTTGCTCTTATTGTTCTTGGAAGCCCAATAAAGTGCGACCAATCGAGAATACATCATGTCATTTCCGGTAAGAATCTCGTATTTGTCATCCAAATTGCGGACTTGATCTATTGTTCGGAAATTTACAGATCTTGGATTCTTGAAAGCTTGGCGCAATCCATCTTTATTATTCAATGAATCGGCAAGTCTTTCCGTTTTGTATTCCAAGCTTGTAATATTTTTTCCTTTCAGAATACTTCGCAATTCCTTTTTGTAATTTGCAGCAAAACCGGCAGCATAAACAAGAGCCATTCTGTCGCTGGAAGCAGGAACCTTGGCCCATTTTGTTTCTAAATCGAAATCACTGGAAGGATCAACTTTGAGATTGGTCGGCAAGTTATTTCTCAATTCTTGCATTACATCGGGGCCAACAATAATTGGATTCTTTACATTCTTCACCATGCTGCGAATCCGATTCTTCAAATCTTCTTCTGTTTTCTCTTCGGCCCTACCCAAAATACGAGCTTCCTGTCTCAATCCAGGTCCGTTCTCATTTATATCATAGAATTCGGTTAGAGTGTGCATGTATACTTTATTGAAATCGGTATTGGCGAAAACATATTCGTGGAAAGAATTCTTAACGATGAAATCATCTTCAATTTCATCTACATAGTCCGTTGAATTCTCTTTCATATGTTTTACCAATTCTTCATAACTTGCCAAATAATTCTTGTATTGCCTTATGATAAATTGTTGTTCGCCTATTTGTATGGCACCATAATTGCCACCAACACCAAAACCAACCGCTTGAATTGCAGTAGCAAAGGCTTGTAAATTATCAGCAGCATCCAAACCACTCAAATCATGTGTTTTGTTGAAAATAGAATTGCCGGCATTATCCAAGAATAGATCCACCAATACATTAAAATTACCCGCATGATTGATACTACCTGCGACACCTGCTGCACCTGTAAATGTAGCCAATTGCGTTTTGAAACGTCCGATTGTCGCTTTGATTCGAGTTTGTTCATCTGCAGCTAAGTTCTTAACATCAAGAGGTTGATCATGATCACTCCACAATTGAGCATCATCAGCGGTATCATTGGGAGCATTCGATTTAGCAAACACAACCGTTTGGAACATTAAAGGATTTGCTGGCATTGGCATTTTTGTGATTAGATATTTTCTGTATTGTGCGCCAGTCTTAATTTTCAGCTTATCGAAATTTTCATCAACTGTTTTTTCCAATTCATCGAGCGTCTTGTTGCCAGATTTCTGGATAATATCAGAGATTCTTGCCTTGGCGGGGCCGAGATCCGCTTCTCTAGTATCGGCTCCCGGGAAAATCCTGCCAATAGATTCTTCATCTTGTCCCAAATAGAATGTAGGGAATTGCAACAAATGCTTAACTTCATCAGCATTTGGTACACCAGCAGCAACAGCAGCAGTTTGAGTATAATCCCAATCATTGGGGTCAACAGCACCGGCAGCAGCTTTAGGTAAACCAAAATCAGGTGGGCAGATTTCGCCACTATTGTGGATCTTATCTCCTGATGCCAGTTCGACTTGCACGGAAGCAACTTGCGCAATATGCTTACACAAGAACATCAACAAAGGAAGATATGTTCGCAAATCTTCTACATATCCTTCCGGCAAAAGGGAAAGATCTGAAGTAACAAATCCCCTCTTTTCGTCTTGATTCAAAATGTAATTGAAAGCACGAATAATCTTATTAGAGAATGGCATTTCTTTTTTGAATGAATGAACTCCACCTAATTCTTGAAGGCTTTGTGTGTCGAAATCTCCAGTAAAGTTGCTAGCAGATTTAGCAAAGTTAAACAATTTGGTGTATCCGACTCCATACTTTTCCCATAAAGTGCGATAGATCATGATCAAAACATAATCGAAAGTTTTATAAATATTTCCTGGATTGAATTTGGTATCAAACAAATGGAAAATCATTTGTGGATATTCTTCCTTGCGCAGAGACGCTTTGATATAACCAGGATGCGGCAAGTTCAAAGCAGACGTTTCCGTTGCGGACTGTCCACTTGCGGCAAAATATTTGTTGGTTCCATCTGCTCCACTCATCTCAATTATGTTCATGTTTTCGTCAACATCAACCAAAGGATTGATTTTGATTTGATCCCAATTGATTTTCAGAACATCTGTTTTGTTGTTCCAGATATTGCGATGTAAATCGATCATCCGCTTGATGTGTTTGTTGAGCGTGTTAACAGAAGCTCGGAATGGTGATTTCAACAAATTGTGGTTGACAGTAATTTGCTTCAAAAGGGCTGTGCAGGTTTCTGCCAAAACAGTAAAGTCAAGTTTGACTGAACCAGAACTTTCTTTTTTGATTGATACCAAATCACTCAAAACCGATCCCAAATTGTAAACATTCAGATTCTTATTCAAAGCAACATTATATTCAACTTCTCCGAATAACTTGATGTTTCCGACTAAGCGAATGTAAATCTTATTAAGCAAACTCATTGGTGCCAATACCAATTCACGATAAGCCTCAACATGAGCAGGAACCCTTTCGGTTTGATATGAATCCTGCAATGTGAAAAGGAAATTTCTGAGCTTCTCGGATTGCAATTTTGGATTTGTCATGCTTTCCATTTCCAACTTAAGCAAGGCGATTCTGGAAGATAATTCATTATCTAGATTATAAACATCTGGAGAGGTGTTTTTAAGATTTGTATTGAATTGTGTTTCCAAATCATTCAAGGCCTTATCGAGCTTTTTGCGGAAATTGTAAACAACACTGGAAACCTTAACCAAATCGACATCTGCTTCACTATCGGTCAAGAGCGAAGCCAAGTAGAGCTTATATTTTGGAACCGTGGAATCGGTAGGAACAACTCCTCCGCTTTCTGGTCCGTTCAATAAATCGGCAGGTTCAAAGTTTCTGCGGCGAGCACTGTCATTCTTACCAATGCTCTTCTCCGGATCTTCAAAGTCCGCGGAATAGTTAAGATCGCTTTGTCTTTTGTTGCCATATTTCTTCATGTCTCGGGAGTTCACAATTCCATAACGGCGATTTACCTCTTGAACGAATTCCTCCAATAGATTTCCAGATTTGGATTTGTCCACTAACACATTGATTTCGTTGATGAATTCATTGGCTAAAGGATTGTCTCCCATGTTGTTTTGAGATGTAAACTTTCTCAACAACAGGACTCGCAAAATCGGATCAAACTTATTATTGCCTAATTCAACAATCATACCCATTCTCTTTATTGCGGCCAATTGATTGTCTGGCATATTAGTGGCGGTTGCTTCATTCTGCGAAGTCATGAACAAACTCTTATAGAAATTTCCGTAAATCCAGAAATAAACATAAGTTTCCAAATTATCTAAGCGAATAGTTGGGGTCAAGAATCGATCGGTTAAGAATGAATCTCCACCATAAATAGTTCGCAACTTGTGGTGTGGCATGAACGAAGAATCCTGAATAGTGATCACATCGTACATTGCCAATGTTCCTACAATTTTAGCGAAAAGCGATTTCAACATCATAACCACAATTTTATCATTTTTGTAGAATTGATAACCAATCGCTTGATAATTTTTTGTTGCAATAGGATTCATAACTGAAATCTTTGGTGAGGATCCATCATCGAATGGATTGGCATCGAAAGTAATAGGGGTGTTAGTAATTCCAAGCATTCTATTATTAGATGTACCTGCTAGATTTTCTGCTGCTTGACTACTTTGCATGATGGCAGTGGTGGTAAAATGATATTCGGAGTTCACATCAAATTCAACAATGTTCTTACCAAAATCACGCTTTGCAATGTGACTAACAAAACATTTTTGATCTCCATTTGGTTGCGGCATCACATGATAAACCGGATACATGGTTGTGTTCACTAAATACTTTAAGATTAAATCATAGATTTCCTGGACACCCATAGATGATTTGGTGCGAGGTTTTCCTCCATTTTTGTTGTAAGCATTATCAATGGATTGGAAGACAGACATTAAATTCTTCAATGCTCCGATTTTAGGGAGTGCCTTTTCCAATTTAGATTTTGCAGTCTTATACATTTCTACACATTCCGAATCGCTTAAGAAATTAATCTTTGTATGGAAATAATTATGGAAATTATGTGCAGCGTCATTGGCAGACGTAATATCACCATTAGTATTGAGAATTCTAGCAGCGTCATTGGCACTATTAACAAATAATTTACTAATTTTTGTTCGGAAAGGAGCTTCTCTAACACCACCATAGTGATTTACTTTTTCTTTCCAAGACCAATCGGATTCTAATAATTCCTCAGTGGTTTTAGGATTTTCTCCTTGGGCAAAAGCCAAAGTGGGAACAGAATAATAAATATCTCTTTCAATGGATGGGAATGGGTAAGTTGTAACCAGCGAATTCTGATCCGCAACTTGAATGAATCTATTTTCAGACAATTTGTTGGCAAACTGATTTTTGAATTTGAGCGATTCATTTGCTGCGACATTCGCATTGGTGACATCCGTACCAGCAGGATCGGTAACTGCTCGATTGGCATTATCAAAACCGCGTGCTGGGGTTGCACATTTCCAAAATTCGTTTACGTTTACATTTCGCGCTTTCATTACCGATTCGATTTGGAACAATTTCAAGAAATCGACCAGATCTTTATTCTCGTCGTCCATCCATTGAAAATCTACAGTAACCTTTTTCATGAGCGATACCAATTCTAAAACTTTTTCGGCATTGGCGGAAACATCCAATTGATAAGTGCGGATCATTTCATCCAAACCCTGAGCGGCCCTTTGCAAAGCAACAATACCGTCTAAATTATCCTGCATCACTCTGGTTGCTACTGTTGCACTAACCGGTGAATGATTAACACCAATTAGTTTTTCGGAAATATCTGAAAATTTCTTAGTGATTTTCTCGATTTCCACGCCAATGATTTCGCCAACAATATCATCTTGGAAAGACTCAAATAATTTCAAATCTTGATTGGCCAAGTTGATACCCTTGCGCATTTTGCCGATTAAATATCCGCGATTGAACATTTGAATAATATCCTCAATGCTTTTACCCTGAACACCACCAATGTATTTGTAAATCTGATCTTCTGTGGTTCCGGAACAATTTCCGCCAGACAAAACGCTCGCATCTCTTGCGGTAATTCCTTTTCTTTTGGTGATCAATTCGCGATAGGTCTTCAATGATTTCTTGATGAATTCGGAATACTTTTCAATTTCGTGAATAAATCCGGCAATATCCGGAACAAATGATTTAATCTTTTGCGCGGAACTAAGGATTTTCTTAATCTCGGTTATGAAATAATCTTCGCGATATTCTGCAGCATAGTATTGTCCATTTTTTTCTGCTTTAAAAATGTTATTCAGATTCAACACTTTCAAGTTTGACAATTCGAATAGGAATTCTTTCAAAAGCGAATGATCGGATGCACTTTTTGGTTTGATACTTGCTGCTGCCTTTTGCGCGGCTTTGTAAATCGAATTCAAATGTTCTCCATTAATCTTGCGATAGGTTGCAGTGCTTTCAATAACCTTTCCGGTGACATCGTTTGCTGCATCCTCAATAATATCCTTGGTAACCATAAAATTAGAAACACCCCCTTCGTAAACGTAATGATTCTCAACCCCACCAGTGCTTTCCGAATTCTCAGAAGCGCCAGACAAGCGAGAAATATCCATTGAAGAGTATAATTTCTTGAATCGAACAACTTCCTTTTGTCTCTCGATTCCGTCTTTTGGTGTTTTTGCACTATCAACGTACTTTTGCAAAAGCATAGCCAAATCGACAGTATTGATTTTCTTTAGTTTGTCCAAACTAATATCCATCTTCTTCAAAATTGCCTTAAACTTGGCTGAGTTAAAAGCCAAAGCATCGATTTTGGAAAACACAGAATTGAACAATTCTTTCGTTTCGTTTTGCATTTTTCCCACGTATCTTTTTTCACTGCTTTTCTTAACAAAACCATTTTTGATTAACTCATCAACTTCATCTTGAACTCCAACAAAATCTGCTTTGGCAACTCCTGCAATTTTATCCGTCATGGACTTAAGAAACTTGTGGACTTCATCAAAGATTTTCACAAATTCAGAGCATTTATCTCTATCTCCACGTGATTTCAAGTCTTGATTGATCTTTTTGAACAATCCGGAAATCAACGCAACATTATGGTACAGTTCCATGTTCAAAGTATCAATTTTTGATATTCGGTCCGAGATTGTTGTAGTAGCGCCACCGATGAACTGGATCACTTTTTCCATGGAACCCCCTTGAAGATCCCAATTTTCAAAACCTCCTCCGAAGAATAACTCCGCGAAAGCTTCCGTTTTATCAACCGACATAGAGCCTCCTTTTGCAAGATGACCCCTGAAAGATTGAATACTTCCTCCGATGAATTCAATTTCATCATTATAATCGATCCCACCTCGAAGTCTTTGGACTCCAGTGGCAAGATCGTTTACGATATTATCTAACATACCTCCAGTTAAAAGTAATTCATGTGACAAACTGCTAATTAAACTTCCATCGTTTCCTCCTCCAACAAATGATGCAGAAGCAAAATTGTTAACGAAGTCTTGGTGGATTGTAGCACAGTCACACATTATTGGTTTAGAACCAGGTTATAATGTTCAGAAAATTTTTAATAATATATTATTTTTTTCGCGTAATGAAAAACTATGGCGAAAGATAGTAAAGATGGATATTGGTCTGAACAAGCGGTTTTCCTCCGCGAACATTATCCGGATTATTGGAGATTATTGGAAAGAATGAAGGTGTGGGTAGATGTTCAATGTATTGTCATCCCAACAAAAAAAGTTATCCAAGAAGCGACCAAAACACTAGAAACCGCCGATCCAATGGAACCAAAATCCGATGAGATTGTCAAGAATCTAAAGATACATTTCTTCAACCATACTTTCCGGCAAGTGATTGATGAAAATTTCAAAGGTGGTGTCGTTGATGGACCCGGTAAAGCCCCTGGATTGTTTTCCGTAGACAATGGAAAGGTGACTATCAAAACTGGACCTAAATGGAGAACTGTTGCAAAGGGAAAGATCCTTAATGTCAAGGGCTATCCAAATATTAAAAATGACGGAAGAAAGAATTTAAGTTTCATCGAATTAACTGAAGGTGAAATCGATAAAGAAGGCAACTCTGACATTCGCGGATCCTTCGAAGGCGGTGTAAGTATGGAACCGGTTGTAGGCAACGCCGACACTTATGCAATCAAGAAATGTGCAAACTCAATGACCGTTGAATCTTGCCTCACTTCCGGATTGGATTTTTATGCTCCATTGATTTCCGGATTAATCTTTACTTTAGAAGAAATGGGAGAAGGAACCTGCAAGAAATATGCGCATTTCTTCTATCCATGTGCCGCCTCCACTTTTTATGCTTTGGTTCAACCCCACAACAAAAATGGACAATTCTTAGCAAATGATATTATCAAGAAATGGTTCTGCGCACCAAAATTTAATTGCGATCATGCGGAATACAGAAATAATTTCGTGACAAAATATGCATCCGGTGGCGATCGACTCAAGTATGCCGAGAAATTCTCCTCATACCCAGAAGTCAAAGATTTGCAAGACCATTTTGCTAAGATTTATGATAAATTAGTTCCTGAATTGTTCGGCACTGAATTCTCACCAAAGGAAAAACTCTGGGCAGATGAATTGGCTTTCCGAATTGCTTCTGTATTCAAGGATGATCCCCGAAGTGCTGAAAAAATTGACGGGCTTGCACGAATTAGTTCTGGTGAAAACATCGCAAAAGAAAGTCTCTTCACTGATGCCGATTTCTGGAGAACCATGATCGCTTCCGGACACGAAAAGGAAGTAGACAGTTTCTTCCGCAGTGATTGGATTTTGCACAAAAACAGCAAAGTTGTGGAATACAAGAACATCCCAACAATGCCACCTTACATCGCTCGGGTCTTAAAATTTAATTCGTAAAATTTAAATTTTAGAATTTTAGAATTTAAAAATCTTGGACGATATCAACTCTTTTTTCATTTGTGCTTTATCGATTAGGCTTTGGTATTCTTGATTTATTTCATCCAAGATTCGTTCTTTGTCCACTTTGAAAGCATTCGTGTTTAGTGTTTCGCATCCGGGATAACTGACATATTGCAAATTCGGAAGCATATTGATGTCCCCGACTAGATTGATTTTTTTAGAAACATTCAAAACTTGCAAATTTGAGTGACAAAGAAACAAACTACCGCCTGGATGTTCATTCCGAATATTTAAAATCCGAGCATTCTTATTGGTCAAATTCTTCAAATCGTAATTAATCGCACAATCAACGGTTAGCATTGTATCGCAATAATTCCTACTCAATGGATGCAATTGGCACATCACCGAATTGTTGTTGATTTCCCGAATCATGTTTATCTCGGATTTGTTTGATTTGAAAATATATCTCGGCTCAATCAAAGGAATCTTAATGAATGAAATGCAACTTTGCTCTTCATGTGATATGAGAATATCGGAAGAAACATCCGGAATGCAACTTTTTGCGTAAATGATGTCTGCGAACTTTAGGTTTTCTAAATAATCCGAGTCAATGTTTTCTTCCGCAAAAATAATTAAGTTCACTTCGAACTTCCTTTCGAGATAACGCATCAATATATCGTTTTCCCCTTTCTGCACTAAACGCAAAGAAGGGCAATTAGCAATTCGAAACCGATCCGAGCAATCAATAATTACATGCTCGTATTGATAATGATTTATGATCTGTTCCGCTTTGTATTTACCTTTTAGGTTGAGGTATTTTCCATTTTGCAGAATTTCGCTGAGCAACATTTTAATAACTTTAATTTTTTGAATTAAAAATAGTAATAAATATCAAATGTATCCTACTATCCATTGCGATGTTTGCAGCAGAAATTTATATTGCATAAATATGGCTTTCAAGCAACACAAAGAAAAATTGTTTCGGGAATTTAAAAAAACAGGAAAGCCAGAATATGGAGATGAACTTTTTAGCACTCCAGCCATTGAGTTTGTAAATGATTTTCGCTTAAAACCTTGTTGCGTTACAGTAATTCTTTGTCGCCTCGATCCAACCATAGAGGTTTACGGGCACGAAGCTTTAGATCAATAAATCACCAGGGATTGGATGGATCCTACCAATTTGTATTTCGGTATCCGGAATGCGAATATAAATTTCTCCATCTTTCAATAAAATATTCTCCTTAATCTTAACTTTTGCTGGATCAACTTTATATTGATTGAAAATAAAATTAACATTCTCTCCTAAATTTCCATAAACATTATAGTTCAGCGTTAAATTCGAAATCAAAACACCAAAATACATATCTTTAACTTTGGAAAAATTCTTATCACCGATGATGTTCAAATTGATATTTTCAAAAACAGAAGGCGCACAATGAATTTCCTCCACACCAATAAATGGAGGTTGATTGCCAACATGAATTGTTTTGCCTTTTATCTCGCGATTGTTGGTTCGCAAAATCGGAAGTGTTGTTTTTTTTAAAAATGGCCAAAACGTTGAGAGCAATTCAGGTCCGCGGGTTTCCATTGATCGGCAATCGATTACAAATGTACCATTCGGGTCGACGCGAAACCAATACTCGAAAAACCTCCATGCGGGCTTCATTCTCTCCAGTATTTCCTCGTGCATTTTCGGGGTGCCTTTGTAATCGTAATCTTGAAAGGTCGGGATAAACATCCAGTATTGCTTGATTCCACCTAATTCTAATATTTTGAATTCCGGTTTTGGATCCAAATATTTAATGCGAGAATGGTTGTTATTATCCAATCCTTGATTGTGCAAAACTGCCCTGTAATGATTGTCTCCAACTGTTCTGCTCCGATCGATTAGCTTTGTAAGCAAAGGACTCGTTTCCATTTAGTTTTTCACAAAATTCCGTTATTATAAATATTCCCTAATCGATCTTTGAAAATGTATCCAGGATAAACCACATTATCCGCGAAACTTGGATCAACTAGGCTTCCATTTGTATATTTAGCCGGGGCGGATCCCAAAACATGATCGCGACCAAATTCCTGAATGAACATAATTGCGATCAATTGCGAAGATGACATCGACTTGTCGTTGATTCGAACATAAATCGGAGGTGGATCGGGCGAATCATAATAGAATGATTTCTTGACAGTTTTTATTTTCTTGCTGAATATTTCTCTGCCGCGAAAATGAATAGTCATGTTGTTTTTTTCGAATTCGATTTTTGCCACATCCGTTTCCATATCGGTTCCGGTTATGATCGTTTTGGTGGATGGCAGCAAAGCATAAAGTGCAGAATAGAACACAGTAAAATCACCACCCACGTTTCCGCGCAAATCGATAATTACCTTATCTGGCTTTTCCTTCAATCCTTTGTTTATCAAACCTTGAGTGTATTTGATTAACTTTTCATTATCCTTTTTTGTCATGTAAATGTAGTGCGATGGAAAATAGATCTCCATTATCGATCCACTCATCGTGAGTATTGGCATGAGCGGGGATTCGATCGTGTAATTTCTGTAATTGTTCGCGATAATATCCACAATGTTTTCATTCTTCTCAACTTTCACGTTCAGCAAAGATCGGGAATTGATAAAATCCAATAAGCCGGAATACATTTTAAAAAAATTTAAAATATAATTTCGAAATTATGAAATTCTAAAATCATAAAATATAAAATTCCAAAATATAAATTTTATATTTTAGAAATTTTAGAAATTTTAGAATTCTAGATAATCTGATTTGTTTGGCTTAACAAACTTTTTCCCCTTTAAAATTGGATCATCAACCTCACCGAAGGGAAAGACAAACAAACCTATATTTGTATTTTGCAATTGGACGGTTGTGATGGCACCACTTGTATTTGAATGCCCCCGAATTATTATGTTTTTGTTGTACTTTTTCAATAGATAGCAAGAGAACTCAGAGGCGGATGCAGTATTGTGATTAACGAAGACTTCTATTTGTGAAGCATGAACTTTCTGGTGATTGACAATATAAGTTTTTGTAACTGTTCGGGATGGATTGTTCCAGGTAATTATATCATTTTCTACCTTGATATCGATTAATCCCTCTTTGGATTTCAAAGGAATCGAGAAGTCTTCAGGAAGAAATGGCGAAATGTAATTAAAGAATGTGGTAAGCACGCCACCAGTATTCCCTCGAAAATCCAATATCCATTTTTTTGGCTTGAATGTTTCCAATTCCCGAATAATATCGCCAGCCCGAAGAAATGCATTCATGTCGCCATCTTGATATTGATATTTTCTGTCTTGTGGTGGAAAGTAAATCACCGCAATCCCATCGCTGAAATATCCGCACGGCAGAACAGGCCCATGATTCCAATATTCATATGGAAAATTGGCGATGCAAAACGAAAACTGAAGATGTGTAATGTAAGAATCTGGCGGACCATTTTTGAGTACTTTCTCTCGCAATATGGGCGGAAGTGTATTCAATGTATTCGATATTTTTTTTAATTCACCAATTCTTTTTTGTGGTGTTACTAAAAGTGGATCTTCAATAGAGCTCATTTATGAATCAATACAAAAATTTTCTAGTTAATAATTTCCTGAAGAAAATCCGCGCCAGATCGATAATGGAACTCCCACCGATTGATCCCGGCATGTTCTGCTGTTCGGCGGAATTTATTGGATTCACTAAAGTGGTGCTGTCCTATTATGACCCACATTTCTATTCTGTAAGTTTGGATGATCACATAGAATCCAGATCGGTCATGGTGGAAACCAACAATGGATATAATTATTTTTACATAACTTCGAATAAGAAATATCTCAGAAATTATAATTTGTATGAAATGCTAATCGATAATTACAAATCAACAACAAAATATGTTTTGTCCATGTATTCGATTACCAACACGATTGTTTTCTTGGTTTATATGCTGCCTTTTATGGATGAGTTTGACGAGGAAATATATGGATTCCAGATTACATTCCAAAAAGGAAAGCTAACACTGAAATCGAATTACACGGCTTATTCCGCGTCATTCAAGTATTCCGGACCAAGAGTAATGTACACCGAATTAGTTGTATTTGGCAATACCTATTCTGCTCCGATTTTGGCAAAAATCTTCCCTGATGCGAAAATCTATTCACCACAGAAAACAACCGATCTGTTTTATAGTATGGTAATATACAACGGGGTAGATCGATTCACTTTAAATTTCAAAGTGGAAGATACATTACCCAACATATCCTTTGACATGCCACCAAAAAAATATTGGTCGGGTAAATAAAATTACAAAATTACAAAATTATAAAATTATAAAATTATAAAATTATAATTTTATAAATGGACATTGTCGAAATCGTAATTATTCTCTCGATTATATTGTTCTTTACTTTACTCTTTCTTTTGGTCGGCTCGATTTGGCTTAGGAAATAAATGTCCGTGTGGTTCCACATTCAATCTTCGATTTGTGATTGAACCTATTTTGACAACTAAATCCTGAACTTTTTTGGTTAATTTTTTGCCTTTCAACTGAAGGAATTTCGTGAAAAACAAATTGTAAACATAAGATTGTATAGCACAATCGCCGCAATGGTCGAAACCAATTTTTTCGCTGGAATGGGGATTTTCGAAGACTTGACTCAGCTTTTGTATAACATTGTATTTGAACAATTTCCCTTCATGTTCTTCCAAGCTCCAGTTTTTCAAGGGCGCGCGGAGATCTTCCAAATTACACCACAATCGCGATTCGGCACTTTTGTAGCCCGCGTAAGCTTGAAGATAAACCTTTCCCTGAAACCATTTCATGTATTTTTCCTGAAAAGGTAGAAAGTGTCCTCCCATTTCCTCTGCTGTTTCCAATTGTTTTTTTGCAAAATCATTGAGAATTAATTTGCCGTCATATGGCAATCGAAACTTTAACATCGCAAAGAAATCCTTGTCCACCCCTTTGATTAATTCTTTCAACCAAATATAATTCATAGCCGCATTGGATAGAATGTCGGAATCCTCCACTTCCTGATCTTTCATCCCCACACCGCCTTCTGCTGTTCTGATGTCGCTCCAGAATAAAACCTTTTTGCCCCATTTTTGAATTAACGAATTTAAGGATTGCGACAGTTCCCGAGTCATGTATTCGTTGAATAGAAAAATTTTGCAATCAGAGGCAAGAATATGATCAATCGCGGCTTCATCCAGATTGCTTTTAAAATCAAGTTTTGTTAAATCCCCTACTTTGATTTCGCCATTTTGATAATAACGAATCGTCTTGTTTCGATATTTGTAGACGTTTGTCATTTCCTGATTGACGCTGAAATAAAGAGTCAACCCCGGATACTTGTAATGCGATTCATGAAAGCGATTGACATAGATGTTGAATTCCCTTGGATCGATAAATATAAATTTAACTTTCTTGAAGCGCTTGATGTATTCGTAGGATTTATTGGAAGGAGCCGATCCCGCTGCAATGACTATCACTTCCTCGTCCAGCGAATCAATGTTTTCGCACAAATGATGCAGCTCGCAGATGAATAACTTTCTCTGTCCATTGTGGAGGATTGCCCGCATTTCTTTAATAAGCGATGTTTCGGTGGACTTGTCTCTTACATATTTCAATTCGCCTTGAATCTGGTCTCTAAGAATCATCGGTTTTAGCAATCTTGATTCTTCTTCATAAATGCCAGAATATTTTTCCGGCACAAATTTCCCTAAGTTATATTCAACCCCTACCTGAAAGATTCTTCCAGATATTCCGTTTCCGTATGCTTCCTTTTCTTCGTCATCAAGAAACAATGCATCTGGTTCGAGATTGGATTCATCGATAAACGCATCTTCTGCGAGCATTTTCTAGAAAAAAAGAAAATAAAAGTTAAAAATTATGTCCATGCGGATTTCTTGCATGAGATCGATTTGTAATTTTACTTAAGTAATAGACAAGAATTTTAATTCTTTTATCCTCCGATTTTGGATCATAAAATTTCTGAACAAAGTCTTGATACACTTTGCTTTCAATGGCGCAATCACCGCAATGATCGAAACCAATTTTTGGATCAGAGTGGCTATTTTCATATTTCGCGCCAAAACGTTCAACTGCATTGTAATAAAACATAATGTCTTCATGCACACCCAATTCGTGCTTCACCAAATCATTGGAAGTGGCTTCTGTTACTTCGCCCCATAATCGAGCTTCAGCAGATCTAGGCCCAGCAAATGCTTGAATATAAACTTCGCCGGGAAACCAATATAATTCCTTTTCCTCCTCGAATGTTTTTTTGTAATCAAATCCTTTTATTCTGGCCTCATCGATTACATCCTTAATCACGTCCCACTTCACTTTGCTTTCCAAGTAGGGCAAGCGGAACTTTAGCATAAAGTAAATTTGTTTTGGATAATTTTTGGATAAAACGCGCAACCAAGAATATGTCCAGGCAGTATTTGCTATAATATCCGTATCACTGGGACTATCTCCGGTTCCCTCGCCATCCATGTTTGTGCGAATATCGCTCCAGAAAAGCACTTTAGAGAAATTTCCTTTTAGGATTACTTGGTTCAACAAAGCCGCAATAGGGCAAGTCATGTATTCATTAAAAATATACATTTGATGGTTTGAATTCAAGATGTAATCGACGGAAGAATCCACCTCATGCGGGATATCTTCTTTCAAATCTTTCAAATCGATTATTTCGTCTGTCGCGTAATGCTTCACCAATTTAGGCGAATAATCATATCTGGAAGTAGCAGTTTTCTCGCTGGAAACAGACATGTAAACTACCGCATCTCCTGGATCGGAATAATGCGACACCCTATCCTTTCTCACGGAACTGTAAATGTTAAATTCATTTGGATCGATCAATATAAATTTGCTATTGTTGAAACCATCCGCATAGATTTTCGATTTGTTTGTTGGGGCTGCACCGGCATAAATAATCAATGCGCGCTCATCCAATGAATCCATTATTGCAGTTAAATGCTGTAATTCGCAAATGAATAGTTTTCGTTGCCCATTATGGCAAACTTTAACCATATCTTGCATTCCTGGAGATTTTCTTAATCGCGGATCGTATTTTAATTTATGGGGAATATCGTCCCTTTTAATTCGCGGTGGCAGAATTCCTTTCGGAATTAAATCATGCACTTTAGGGTTAACAAATCGTTTCGAATCATCGATTCCCGGATACCATTTCGTTCCAAGCGCAAATTGTTCTTGATCGCCGCCCAGTAATTTTAGAAAAGATTCGTTAACTTCTATCTCCATAGTGTATATAGTTTTTGTTTTCAAATTAAAATTTTAATAATTTAAATTTTTTGGTTTAAAATGGCAACTTACGATATCAGCTTAGACAAGACTCTCAATCATCCAACTCAAGCTGGACCAAAGTACACCACAACTATCCACAATTATTCCCCTTTTGAAGTGGAGATTTGGTGGTATTCAAATGGAGAATACAGGGAAAAGTTTACTTTACCAAAGCAAGGAAGCAAAACACTAAAGGATTACACCATTCGCGATGTGCTTTCCGTTGGTGAGAAAACCTTCACATCATTGCAGGCAAGTTTGGAATTCGCGCCAAGATTCCGCAATGGATTGTATTTGATTCCGAGTTCATTCCAGAGTAGAAAGTTTTATCCATTGTTCAATCAATCCTATGCTTATGTTTATTCAGGCGACCAGAAATACAGAGTTACGGAAACAGAAGAACAAGGCACACCAAGTTTCAATATAATATTCGACAACTCCAGAGGTTACGCTCCACTTTTGCCGAACACAAGCGAATCCAATGTTCCTATTTTGGATAAAGAAATCTATGGCGAGGAAGCAACCGTAGTGTTAACTTCCACAACATGGAGCAGCTATATATTCTTGAGCGTCATATTGATCTTAATCGCAGTTATGGTTTTGGTAATCGGGGCAGCTGCAGTTTATAAACTTTTTATTTCCAAACCGGAAGATGTATAATTTACAAATTTATTTTTTTGGAATCTAAAAAAATGACTAGTTACAATATAAGTCAAACCGGCGAAATACTCTATCCTTTAACTGATAGTGATGGGCCTTATACCTCGAAGATCTACAATTATTCACCAGATTCCGTTGATGTTTGGTGGTATACTCGCGATGAGTACAACAAAGTAAAGTTGGTCGGGCAATTCAGCATTCCTGAATTCTCCTATTACACTTTGAAGAATTACACTAGAAGGGATTTCCTTACAAACGCCAACAAAAACTATGCGGCAGATGAAGTAGTTGCCAACCCACCAATGGGTGGATTATACTTTGCGCCGGGTTGTTACAATGGATTGTATTTGGTGCAACCAACTGCAAGCAATACCAATTTCTATCCTCTGTTTGGCGTGGCTTATGCATTTTTGTTCGACTTAGACGGAACAAGATACAGAGCAGAATTGACCGAAGACAAAATGGATACAAGTTACAAAATCTTAAATGATAATTCTCGCGGTTATTGTGGATTTATTCCAAACAGCACTTTGGCCGATCAGAAAGATACGGTTCCACTTATTCAGGATGACATTTACGTTATGCTCGACGATGATGCGCCGGATACTGGATCATTGCTTCCAGACACGGTTGTGGATACAGTCGTTGCCGCTGCATCTGATCCATATAATTGGCTTATCATTGCAATTATCATTATTCTAACAATTGTGATTGCTGTTGCCGCTGTTTTTGGAGTGCGCCAATACAAAAAAAGTAAAGCTTAATCACCAACAGGTTTCGCAAATACCGATATTTTTTCGCAATTTGCAATATAAAGCGGCGCTAATAGTTAAGCTTAAAGTTATAAAGATTATAATCAAAAGCAGTATTAGGAGCAAAGGCATATCTACGCTGCTGCCTTCTTTAATTATAAAATTTAGTCCCGGAATGTCCGACGCGGTATAGTCGAGTGCAATCATTTTTATTTAGACAGATCTATTTTTATATTTTTTATATCCCCAACGAGCGACAAAAGCGAACGCAACAATCACCACGATCAAGATTAAGAGCAAAATGAAGACAGATGCAAACGATGCGCCGAGTAATGGGCCAACAATTGGCAAATCGGAAATAGAGGAAGATGCATCATTGAGCCAAGCGCTGACTGTATCGATCATATCATCGCTGTGTTTTTTAATATCGGATGATTCTAAATTATCTGCAACCAAACCAACCATTTTGTTTGTGGCGTCTGCGCTAACACGGGTAGCCACGATTCTTCTTCCGGAAGTAGGGCGAGCATTGGCGGTGCAATTGAAGAACAATACATCCTTAGTGGAGGCATCGAATTCCATTACTTTATTTGCATTGGATGCATCACTGTTTGGTCTGATAACTCCAATGATTACTGTGGTTCCTGATGTTGCGGTTCCTTTTGGGGTGAAAGTGGAAGGCGCAAACTGGAATTTGGTTGAATCGGCATCATAAGCACTGGATTGAACAGTAACTGGGGTATCTTTATAATCGCCACCCATCGATACGGTAATTGGATTTCTGAATCCACCGCAAGGAATATCTGCCACGACATCGGTGCCGTCGAGGAGTTGCAAATCTAGTCCGGTGTAATTTACTAATGTTAATGTGCTTGCTGAAGACATAACTTTTTCATACTTCACAAAAAAAATATTATTAATTAAAACGAAATATACTTTAGCAAATCGGGAGATGCACTCTGGCCGGCAATTACTGCAGGTGTGCTTGATAAACTAGCAATTCCTGCGCGCACTTCGGATGTGGTTGGATAATAAGATTCTTGCAATCCCGTATTTGGGTTGTATTTGTAACATGGATAATTCTTAAATGGAAACGCAACATAAATTGTATAAGGATATTGCAAATTGGTAAGTGTTTGCTCGGTCCAGTATCCATCCACTCCGCCCATGTACATGAAGAATACATTCGGGTCGTTCGGTACAGTAGACCAAGTCAATTTGGTGTAAACATCGGATAAGCAAAACACCATATTGAAATCCAAGTCTGGCAAACCCTCTGAGAAATAATATTCGTGATTATTCTGGAGCATTCCTTTTCCGGTTCCTGCAGTCCTGTCCTCGTATGGATCAATAATTGGATTTCCATTATTATCGATACTATTATAATTTCCTGTGCGGAAACTCAATTTGCTGGAGTTCACTTCGAAGATGGAACCGAGATCAGTTCCAGACGCCCATGAAGCACCTCCGATATCCGTGCCGCAAACTTGTGGAAACGGGAAATAATTACCCATCAAGTGATAGATTGCAACTTTCGTCATTTTCTTAATTTTGAACAAAAAAAATTATAATTTTCTATAAAAGTTAATCAACTTTTGTAATTATCTAATCATGCATTTATCGCCAGAGCAATAGAGATCTTTCTCTTCCTCGCGATCGGTGGAATTAATAAAATCCTCATATTCGAGAGGTTCAATTTCACTGATCATTTTATTGTATTGTTCTTCCGTGATTTCTATTTCTGGGCTTTGCGGATAGTAAGTTGTATTCAGTTTAAGCAAACTAACCGACTTGATAGAATTTTTATATTTCTTAAGCAGATCCGGGATTCTGTCTGCTTCTTTGTCGGTGAAAGTAATAGTGCAGGATACTTGATTATCCGACCAATGACTTTGCATGCAACTAAGCAATTCAAATTGTCCTTCGATTGTAATGTCTCGTTTAGTGATTTCGCCTTCTTGACTCTTGCAGGGAAAACTGATTACAGAAGTCACTTCCGGTTGATGCACGCAAGGCTCGACGCGATATCCTTTATCATTTAATACCTTCAAGGCTGATTTCATTTCATTGGAAATGCGAATATTGCGGATAAACCATTTGGCTGCCGATGCATGCATTCCTGCTGCAAATCCACCACCACAAAGTGTCATCGTTCCGGATGGTTTGACTGTGGTTACTTTAACGCTTTGTGTAACACCCAATAGTTTGGAAACACTAACATCATATTCCTTAACACAATCATAGAGTTCTTCCAGAATTGGGGCAAATCGAGAAATGTTATTATCGAAATAGCGGGCGAGAAAAGTGTAGATTCCAGTAAAGGAAAGACCAATTCTTCGCTTTTCATTTTGAATCAATCTGGTTGTCTCCCAATGCGGCTCAATTAATGTGACCGCTTTTGTGTAGAAAACACCTAATTCCAAATCCGCTTTAAGTTGTGCAATTGCTTCATCTAATGTTTCATATTTATAATTGTTCAGATGAAATTCAAACAAATTACAAGTCTCACCGCCAGCGGAAAACTTCTCTAAGGAACCAACTTCATGGCTTCCTTTTAATGAAACTTCCCCGCAAGGATTGGTTCCATCGCAATCGTCTTCTTGATCAAGAGGACCTCTGGAAGTTAATCCATATTTGCGAACATTGTTTAGGTTGAAAATTCCTGGTTCACCATTTTTGATGACACCACTTTTGATTTCGTCGATTACTTGATCGTAATAATCCATATCTTCGATAATCATGGAATTGTTCGAACTCCACCCCCAAGCAGCTCTGTATGCGTACTTTTCGTTTTCGTAGTTTTTGAATTGAATGCACTCCTTGTTCTTTGACAAGAAAATTTGTGAACTTCTTCTAACGTTTCCCGCGATTACAATTGTCGCAATAATATTATTTATATCGCAAATCAAGAGTGAATCGAAAGATGTTGCCTTGTTTAGCAAATCGCGCACTTGGTTCATTCCCTTAATTAAAGGATCTGGACCACTGGAAGTTCCTCCAAATGTTTTCAGGATAATTCCTTTTGGGCGAATCTTAGAATAATCAAATTCGTAACTTTCGTTTCCATCCATGTAACTTTGGATTAAAACTCGCATGGCTTCAACCCAACCTTCGCGGGAATCGGCAACTACATGCTTTACTTTTTCCTTTGTTGGAATTTTGACTTTCAAGAGACCAGCTCCGCGATCATCAAAACCGACACCAACGCCAAGCATGAGCACATCCATTGTGTATGCAAAAAATCCTGCTTGAACTTTTTCGATGTTGGAGCTAGAGATGAATGTGCAATTGACCAAGGATAAGGCCATTTTCTTTTCGTGAACCAATTTGGTTCCCATTGCCCAAAAACCGCGACCAGGAGGAGTTCCCCTAAAATCATGCATCATTGATGCGAATTTCTTGGCCAAGTTATCATAGTTGACACCTTTTGCTTTTGGATTTAATTCATTAATTCTATCCTTTACAATACTGGTAAAGCCATTTGTGACCCTCTCCACGATTTCCTTAAAGCTTTCATTTGAACCATCATCCTTTTTACGGGAATAAGTTCTCATTAACGTGAAAATTGAAATTGGGGACGAATTTTCTCTTGCCTTTAAGCCATGAATAAATTTTGGGTCAATGTTGTAGGACAATTGCTTATGCATCTTTAGTTTTAAATTCAAACTTAAAATCAAAAAAAAAATAAAGATGCAATATTTCTATCTCTTCGGAATCATCTTATTTTTGTGCTTTTCTTTATTTCTTTAGGAATATTGCATAATGTGTGGAGCTATGTCCGGAGCTGCTAGTGATTTTCCTGTCGCCAGAAGTGATATAAAAGTTAATATAGCTCGCACCATCCAAATTATCCATCAACCGCTGGAATTGCACCAATTTTGAATAATTAACGCGCTGAATAATAATTTGGAAACTTCCTAATGCGGTATAAACCATGTCCTGAAAATCCGCAGAATCGCCATTTTTGATTTGCAAAACGGTCTCCTTGTTGCGGATGGAATTATAGCTATCCAAATGCCTGATTCGAACCGGCAATAATTTAACAGATATATCGGAACCGGATTTATTTACAAAATTGAATTTGACCAATTGCTTGTTCATCTTTTTTTTAAAACAGAATAATTTTGTTTTAAAACAGAAAATTATTTTGTTTTAAAATGGATCTTGAAAATAATTTCGATCAACTCGTTTCGCAAGCCGAATTGAAAATTAAAAATGATCTGCGGAAAGAATTGCTGAATATGATGCTGGAAATCGAAGCGTTTTTGCAAAAATATAAAGTACCTATCCAGGAGTTCTACAATGACACAACTTATTATACTTTCACTGCTTGCCCGCATAAAGGTTTCCCTGAATTCGCCAATATCATCCGCAATGAATTGGTTCCGAGCTTGGAATCCAAATATAAAAAAGATGTATTCAGTTATCGCCCGCAAGTTTGGGGATATATCATGGTTCTCAAATATGGAAATCATACTTTGCTAAAATTGATGAATATATTTTATCCGACGGGGAACCATATTTATTCGTTGCCAACCTATGAAGGCGATTCGCGATTTGCCGCAAAGACAAGATACACCAATCGCGCTTCGGTTCGAGCCCATAAAGTGAATAAACCGGAACCGGAATTTTCAATCAAGTCCAGGAAAATTCTTTACTTGCATCCCAAATTTATGCTGGAGGAATTGATCTTTCGAATGTATAGTCCCGCCCACTTTGACGAACAAAACGAAACCAGAGAAATTATAGATGACATGATCAACCATTGGAAGAAAATCGATTACACAGATAATGTTTTGAAACCAAATAAGAAATTCCTGAGCAGCGGCAGAGAGCTTTTCAATAAAATAAAAGATATCGCTTACGAGGCCAATAATGATTTCGCAACCTTCACCTGCATTGCGCGAAAAAAAGATAAAGCAGAAATAGCCAAGCGATTTCAGAATTATAAATTAATGTTCAACTCGCCGAAATCGCTGTTCGATTCTAGACTTTCCAATATGATCGTTAAGAGCAACAATCGGCCGGTTTTGAAAATCTGGTTTCTATTGGATTACGAATTAATCCCACTTGTGGATAAGAAAGCACACATTTATCTATTACTTCGCTTGATTGTGGTGGACAGCATTATCTATGATATTATGGATGTCAAGAAAATAATAGAAATGAAAATGGGTTTGTTCAATTATTATTTGAATTTACTGCAGCAGATGAAAAAAGAAAAAAGAGTCAAGCCTATCGATCAATGCGAGTTTGTCGGGACGAACTATCCCAATGATGTTTACTTATCGGATTTAAGGCAGAAATTAATAGTTGAGCAAATTACAAAATCATCTTAGCCGCGCCTAATGTTGAACTGATCAATCCCACTACGACTATCAAAATTCCTAATCCGTAGAATATCCAACCCAATACCGATTCTGGTGGATTGTTTGCCATGTAAAACACAAGCAAGGCAAGAATGAATAGTATTATCAAATGCAATACGAATTGGAAAATTGTTTTTGTGCTGGATTGAGCCATATTTTTTTATGAAATACAATTTATAATTTTATAAAATTATAAACCTTCCAGCTTCACCAAACTATAACTGAATCCCAGAGATAGTACTCCGATTATTGCTCCATAAAGCAATCCCATCAGGAATGTTTCCGGTAAATTTCTAAACAGATACATCAGGAAAAGAATAAGCAGAAACATTGATACTGCGAACATTGTTAAGCGAAATATTTTTCTTGAGTCGGGCATGATTTTTTATAAAATTATAAATTGTGATTTATAAAATTAAAAATCACGTTTTATAAAATTATATTTCCGTGAGCCATATAAGAGTAAAGGAATAACACAAAGAAGTTGATCCGATCCACGCTAAATAAAGCGCTCGTGAACTAAATAAATCCGATGTTATGCTAAATGTCGCCAGCAAATACAACAAGGTCAATATTACAAATAATATTATGTAGCCTGGTTTTCTCACATTCATGTTTTTATAAATCACGATTTATAAAATTAAAAATCACAATTTAAAATCCCGCAAACCATGCGAGAGTGAAGGAGTAACACAAAGAAGTTGATCCAATCCATGATAAATAAAGCGCTCGCGAACTAAACAAATTCGATGCTATGCGGAATGTCGACAGAAAATACAGTGGGGTAGTTATTATAAATATTACACCAGCTAGACTTTTCACGTTCATGTTTTTTTTACTAAAATCGTGATTTTTAATTTTATAAATTACAATTTAACCGCCTTCCAATTTACCCACTGCATATCCGCCTGCAACGATTACAAAAACTACAACTAAAGCCAGGATAGCCAGGGCAATAATGATAATCGCCAATCCTTTAAGCAGCGAAGCGATTAGTCCTGTTGATTTTTGCGATTGCTGGGAAGACAAATAATTGGCAATCGAAGTGGATGATTCCTGCACTGCGGAATTATTTGCATAGGCCTGATTGAAATAATCATAAGTATCGTTTTGGTTGGTGAAGATAAAGTTTCCTCCTGCTTCCGAGCCAAAGCAAACTTGTGTGTTGTTGGTTTGGTTCACAACTGTTTCGGAATTAATCTGCATTTGCGTGGAATTGAGCAAAGTGGAAACTTCATTGTCGATGAATTGTTCAACCAATTCGGTTTGCTTTTTCCCCAAATTCAATCCTTCTATTTCTTGCTCCATAACGGATTGCAGATTACTGGTTATTTGATTTGTTGCGGTTTGCTGCACATCTTGATTAAGAAGTACCGAAGTGCTCGCCTTGTATTGATTTCCGGAATTAGTGATAATCACATTTTTGCATCCTTCGGAATTGTAACTTACCTGCACATTATTGCTGCTCGTTTGATAGCTAATCTGCGAATCCGAAATCTGCTGAGCCACTACCGAACTGATAATGTCGGATACAGTTTTTTGCAGAGAAGTACTGGACTGCCCCTTAGACATTTTTCTTAAGATTAAAATTTGTAAATTTAATTCTGCAAAAAATGAATTGCGATACTAACAACCCTTGCCCCAGCGGATATGTTTGCCAAAACGGTTTGTGCTATAACAATACTTGCTCTACTCAATCCGAATGTCCGTCTAATTCCGGATGTGTAAATGGGTATTGCACCACCCCGAAATGTTCCCAAGATTCCGATTGCACCATTGGTGATTTCAAAGGCAAATGCGTGAATGGCCAATGTGTTGGTTTGGCTTGTTCGGAAAATGCAGATTGTCCACTCGGATTCATTTGCGTAAATGGACACTGTCAACCAATAAAGTGCACCGATGATAGCTCTTGCCCGGATGGAACTTCTTGCAATAATGGGTTTTGCACAGTCGATTCAGGCGTTACTGTTAATTGGCTCGGACTTATGTTTTTGATTTTCCTGGCGATCATTATGGTGATCTGCACAATCTTTGCTTACAGATTTGCTTTTAAAAAAAAGAATTTATTCCCCTCATAATTTTGTAAAATTTTAAGATGTTTTTTTCAGGATGCAATAGGAGTACAATCCAACATAATCTTTATCTGCCTCAGTTAATGTTTGCAGAACCGATGCGTCTTTGTATTCCTCATAGAATTCATTCATGCTTCCTCTGAGGATTAATTTGTATCCCAACTTTTCAGCAGTTTGAATCAGCAAATCCAGATTAACCAGAGTTTCCTCGTAGTCCTTACCGAATGGCAATTTCACTTTAATTCTTTGATTGAAATCGGAAAACTCTTCATTCTTATACAATTTCTGGATTTGATATTTAACCACTTCATTTTCTCTGTGCTGCCAAACTTCTTTATTTCGCAGCAATTCATGAATCTTTTTGCCATCGAAAGTGGTGAAAGCAAAATAGCCATTAACCATAATGCACATGTTCACAAAGCGCCAGAAGTTGCTCATGTCTTTTGGGTTCGAAACCAAATAATGGATCGCCAAATTGCAATTAATGAATCCCGGTTTAATGTCCAGAAATGGTTTTACTTTCTCGAAATTGTCATCGGCATTTTCTGTCAAATCCATCTGGTGGACATAAGTCTTGAATGGAACCAATGTCTTGGATTTTGCCGCGATGTCATATCTTTTAGTAATCAAGCTTGCCAGTGCAACTCTATCGATTTCCAAAAATAATCCTTTCTCGAATTTCTCGTCCATGTATCTTTTCAAATCCTGGCCTTTACCCGCGGCAAGATCCATAACAAATTTGGATTTAGTAAGAAAACTTACTTCGCGAATAATGCTACTCTTCGCCATTGACATCAAAGCAGTTTGGGCTCTGTAAATAGAATCCTTTCCTTTGCCGAAATAGGAATCATCGGGAAGAGCCATTTCTTCTATCTTAAGCGGATCCTGCGAAATGAACCAATTCTGCTCTGCAACTTTAATAAAATTATTTCCATAATATCGCGGCTCATTGATTCGATCTGTGCGAACTTTATGGAACTTCCAACTATGACCTGTTTTGTCAAAGATCGGCTCCAATTCAACAATGACCCATTTGTGTCTTTCCGGATAGGTGCTTTCGCCATGATGCTTTTTTAATTCCGCATTCATTTTGTCATCGACGTACCAAAGATAAGCTTTTGGATTATCCGCCGGCGAAAACTGAACAGGAACATAATCACTTCCCGATTGAAGATGAAATGGGATACTTGATTTTCCTCCAAAGAATTTGTTGTATCCTTCCAAAAATTTCAATCCAATTTTGCGGCGATTGTTTGAGCTGATTCCATTGAATAGAATGTATAGCTGTTTATTGTTTTTCTTTGGATAATTGGGATTATTCTCCAAAGCTTTCGGAAGCATAATCGCGAGGAAATCAATTGTGTTACTTTCCTTTATTTTGTAATGCTGTGTTTTGTAATAACCGCGATCTTGCGTGCTGAGAATGTATCCATCTTCCGGATACTCGAAGTTATGACTTATCACATTCTTGATGCTTTTGTTGATTTCATTTGTTATCAAAAAGTATTTCTTGAATTCTATTTTTAAATTGTCTATTTTCAATTCCAATTTATTGATTTCCGTTAATCTTTCCTGCAAGGTCAAGTTAAGCAAATTTGTTCCATTTGAATACAATCCATCAAACACCAAAAGATTTGGTTTGATATACTCGCAATCCAAAATGCACAAATCCATTGGTTCTTCTATGTAAAACATTTCGACATCCGTGTGGAAGAGATAAACTTCCTTCTGATCGATGTAAAGTAAAGCCCTTTCACCATCTGCTTTGTGGGTTATCAAAGAATTCTCTGGCGGATAAATGTCGCGAATGTATTTTTCCTTAGACATGGTTTTCGCTTTGGAAAGAACTTCTTTGACCGAACCGAATTTGTTGCCGAGCAGTTTGGATATTTTGGACATGACTTGTTTTGATTGGAACAAACCCCAGAGTTTCGGTATTTCCGCAATCATGGTTTCCAATCGCAAATCCTCAATCGTTTTTGGTTGGATTTCAACTTCCATTTCCAAAACAACAGAATCGACGGAATTCGCAATAAATGCATCATACAGTTCTGCTTTTTTGTATTTGGATAAATTCCCAAAAAGCTCAATTCGGCGCGCACTCAAAATCGGTTTGTTCGCATTGAACTCCAAAGCGGAAATAGTAATCACCTGCGTGAAATCGAAGCGATATATCTTATCCGGAATGGACAAGCGATTCTTGATGCGAATGAGATTCAAAGTCTTATCGGAACCACAAACTTCAGAAATCTCCGAAGCCAAAGAAAGCGTTACTTCGCTGTATCTTGGATCTTTCATGCTCAACATTTTTGTTTTAACGTAACAATCTTTCGTTTTGTTCTGCACATCTGAAAAAGTATATCTTTCGATGTAAGAAGCTTTCTTCGGTGCCTTGTAAATCAGATTGACAGTTTGTTCCAATTCGCATTTATCGGCCCATTTATCGCGCATACTCGAAAGCACAGACTTGATTTGCTTTTCATTGATTCGCAATTTAAATTCTAATTCTGTTGTTTTCGGATTTTCCTCAAAAACCTTCAAAGATTGACCATAAACTGCACTCAATTGTTCTTCCGTAATACTAACCTTTTGCATTTTATCAAGCGTTTTATTATTTTAATTATATTCAAAATAAATAAATGGATGCAGTAAGCGAATTAAAGTGGAAAAGGCAAAGATCAAAGCGCAAACAAATAGAAGATGACGTGAGATCAGTTATTTCGGGCAAATCAAAATCAATGGATCATGCTATCGATCTGGCGGAAATGAAATTGATCAGCAGAAAGAAATGGGGTGACTTGCCGGAAAATATCAGGATTAGCTATTCCTATAAAGCAAAGACAAAAGTGGTAAACGTCAAGAGTGCTTTCTACAAAAAATCAATTGCGCGAAAAAAAGACAAAAAAGAATTTGTAATTGTTCGCGTTGGGAAGAAGAATGTGGCTTTGTTGAAAAACAACATAATCGAAATCCGAACAAGTGTTTTCGAAATGCAAAAAGCTAGGAGTTAAAAATCGCTATCTTGTTGGCGATCATATTCGCGGAATTGGTAGCTCCTCTTGTTGCGGCGCTTCAATTGATCATACATGACCCGAATTAAGCGATCGGCTTGCAACAAATCGTCGTAATTTCTGTGTTTTTCACGAATTGAAACGGTTCTATATCCATCCCATCCCAATCCATATTCTTTGTTTTTGTTGAAATCCCTTCTTGCTTGTGGGCGAAAATGGGATTGATCGGTTATTGGGATTGAATGAGAAGCAACATATTCGGATAATCTTTTTCGATTGAGTTCATAGGAAGTGTCAATAAGAGAATCGTCAATCAGACTTTTTTTTCTGTACTGCGAGGCGAGGCGCAAATCACTATTTTGGTATTGCATATTTTATTTTGCATAATAATTTATAAAAAATAAATTAAAAATGGTTGAGTTCGAAAACATAGATGGAGCGATTTCCGGAACTGCAGTCTACCAAATAATCTATGTTGTTCCCAAAAAGAAATCTACTATATCCGTTTTGGATTATAAAAATGATATATTATCCTACTCGCATAAAATCAAAAATGACAACAACTTTTTCCGGCAATTGTGCAAAACAATCCAGGCTTACTATCTTTCGAAGTTCAAAAAGTCGATGACAGAAAAGGGATTGGTTATGGGCTATCTCCAAAATACCGTTCCCGACATGATTTTCGAAAAAATCGATAGAAGTCAAATTATTGAACTATTCAAGAATGGATTGTCCAAGGCAATTCTCGGCCTGATCAAAACAATAGAGAGTTTCGATACCAATATGTTCTTGAATTGCGAAATCCAATACCACGACATCATTGCTTTGGAGGAATCATTCCGGAAAAACATGAATGTCGCAATCGAGAATATCTATTTGAATATGTTCAATCCCGACAAAAAAACAGTAAGTAAAAGTTTGTATAAAGAACTGGAAACAAGAAATACTGCACTACAGAAAAAATACGATCGATTGCAAAAGAAATATCAAACAGCAAAAGATAAATTAAATGAATACGAATATCCCAACCATAAATATAATAGCAACTCCGACGATTACATTGTGGATCCAGCTGATTTAGATTAAAATTAAAATTAAAATTAATCGAAGATCAATTTTATAGATCAATTTTATAGATCAATTTTAATTTTAATCTTCAAACCATCCACTGATGCTTTCAATGTCTGATAGTTTTTTTTCCGGAACTTCTTGTGCTCCATAAAAGTTGGAAGAATATTGAGGCACGATGAATTCTGTCTTGCCGCTTTCTTTATCGCAATCGGCGCTCGCATGGAAATGGATCATGCAAACAACGGGGATGATCGAAATTGCAATCAAACTGGTAACGATTAGATATGTTTTCATGGAGAGATTATTTGCGGATATTATTGCAAAAATGGCGAACAAAACCATAATAATTACAAGCAGCGCCACAAATATTAATCGATTGCCTAGAATTCCACAGCCATCTTTAAATTTCGCAGCAAAGTCTTTTAAGGAGTTTTCCAATTCTAGCATTTTAGATTAAAAAAAATTTGATTTTGAAATAAGAGTTAATATAAGAAATGTCCAAAAGCAAGTTCACCGCAATCATTGATGCCATCGTAATCTTAATCCCTAAAGTAGTGGCTTCTAGATTCGAAAAATCCAAAATTTATTTCCCAAGTATGGGGAATCATGGAATTGCGGAACAGTATTCTGTAAAGGATCCTTATTGCAAAATTGCAGATAGAACATTAACTGCTGGAATTCATCAGTTAATTTCTGGATTTTTGCGTGATGCCTATAATAGGGAAGACACGGATTTGTTCAATGCAGTAATTCGCAGCAAAGATTTGTTACGAAATATCTATGAGCCAACCGATGATTACATCGAAGAAAGGAATAAGTTAATTGAGGAACTTAAAAATTCGGAATCAGCAACAATTAAGGGACTCCCTCAAACGAGTGATTTGCCCACCGACGATTATGCTTTAATCTTGGATTTCATAGTGATTACGCTTTCCACGCATTACATTCGAAAGCCGACTACAAATAAATTACCGCAACCACAATTCCACATTTATCTCGCGGGGCACTTAACGGAAGTCTTCGGATTTTTGGGTTTGAGCAATCAACAAATTCAAAATATTTATTCGGAACATATTCACGAAGAATCCAGCACACGAATTGTCAAGCCGAAAGGTAATGAAACCACCAAGGAAGTAACGGCTGAGGTAACAATTGTCAAAGACAAAAAGAAACCTGAACGCAAGTCAAAGAAAAAGGAACCGGAAGAGGAACCAGAAGAAGAAGAATCAGTCCCAGAAATTTCTATTGACGATGTTGATTTTTAAAATTATAATTTTATGATTTATAAATTTTTTTTAAATTTAATAAACAATGCTGTCTTTTGTTTTGTTAGTGGTATTGTTTATTTTGCTTTTGTTTTTGCTTGCCGCTATTGTTCATTCTGACTGGCGAAGCAAAGAAATGGTTCTCGGCACTTGGGTGGATATCGACAGCAATATATACATTATCACCGAGGATTCATTGCATATTTCTTTATATTCAAACGGAGAATACAAAACGCATGAAAGGAAAATACAAATCAAATCATTTGTTTCTAATTGGTTCAAACCAGATGTAATTTATAAATTAGAAAATCAAGAAAAGGGCGACCACTATTTCATGATAATGGACATGAAGACCGGAACCGCCCAACTATATAAGAAGAATAAATTGATCAACCAAATTGCAAAGAATGCAGTGCCGAATTTAAAAAATTAAAATTTAGAATTCCACATCATCGCTTACATCTATGATTGGCATACCGGAATATTTATCCAGCAACTTTTTGGCGCTTATTTTTTTACCACCTCTGTATAGATCGTCCTGATTTCGAACAATCAAATTCGGTTCTGGATTGGGTCCATCCTTTGTGTATCTAATATAATAGAACTCGGAGATAACCCTAGTTAACAATTGCAAATTGGTTTCATCTTTTTTCATCATTCCACATTTTCCGTTTATCATTCCGTATGTTTTGTAAATCAACTTTCGGAGTTCATCGCCACCATCATTGGATTGATACTTCGGAGGCTTTACATAATGCAATTTCCGAATATCGTCTTTGGTTGAATCGAAATAGTTCCGATCAAATCCACGAAACTGCCTTAACAGCAACATGATGTTTTTGTGAATCGCATAATCGCTTTTCATAGTGAAGCCGCGAACCATTTCTAGTGAGTTCATTTTGTTGTAAATCTGCAACTCATCTATTTTGATTTGCTCGATCGCTTTTTCCCAACTACCCTTTCGAATAATCAGATCATTAATCAATCGCGAACGATGGATTCTTTTGCGATCTTCTTTTTGCTTCAAAACCAAAGTATGTTTATCAAAGTTTTCTGGAACAATATCCGCTGCTTTGATAATATCATACTTTTTGGATTCATAAATCTCGTGAATTGGAACATCTTCCCTATTCCGACGTTTTAACATAATTTCCTCTTTCTTCTCGTCTGTTATTATAGGCGCTTCTAGATACATCTTTTTCTCGCCTTCATTGATTTCGTGTTGTGATTGCATTGCATCGCGAATCACATCATTCAATTCTTTTTTGTCTACTTCAATGTTAAATTTCATAACGTGATCAGAAATCATACTTTGGAATAAACCCTTAAAGTTATTGCGTGAATCGTTATCGTAACTGATATTGCAAACAACAACCCAGTAATAGAACGATTTGTGATAAGTGATCTCATCACCGCAAAACTCGTGCTGCAAATTACCCAATCCGTATTTGTCTCCAATTTCGGAAAGTAACTCTATGCGTTTCTCGGCTAGGAAATATTCAATCCTCTCCTTGTCGGTGTGGTATTTCTTTTCTTTGTTCTCCGATATGTGAACATAGATTTCTTTGTCCATAACGTTTCTAACACGCGCAATCATTTGATGGCAGGTCTGCGCATTACAGGACATGTTGGTGAAATAGCCCATTACAACATTAAAATGAGGCACCTCAAAGGAAACCCCAGCGGAAATGGTTGGCGTACAAATAATTAATCTATATTTCGACCAATACTTGTTTACATCCGAAAAGTGTTTTGTTTTGATCGACTCCAGTGTTTCCGACGAATAAGTAATTACTTGATTTGGCAACAATAGTTTCCTCTTCAATACAAATTGCTCGATCTTCTTGCCCTGCTTTAGGGAGTTTGTGAATATCGCAACATTCTTGTTTTTGGACAGTTTCTGGTCTAAGAAATAAAGCCATTCCGAATCACCTACAAAATTAAATTGTATATCCTTTGATGGATTGTAAGTGTTAATGTATAGATTGGCTTCTTCGTCAAAGTAATCCCGAATTTTACGCATCAGAAATATAGTCCTGTCGCTTAAATCCGCATCCATGATTACAATTCGTTTCGCGCGCTTGATCAATGATTGAAAGACCGCCACGCAGCCACTTAAATCCCGGAAATTACCGGAACCAAATTGCGAAATGATGGATTCGATTTCATCCAAGATTAGCAAATCACAATCGTGTGTTGAAATATCTAGGCGATTAAGGGATTCCATTTGAATCACAATTTTGCTGTGTTCCGAAGTGATCGGTCCTTGAATGTCCAAGTAGGATTCAAAGTCAGGAAACTTAGAAAGCATTTCGGTTGTGAATGTTTTGCGAAAACTACCAATAATGATGGATTCGAATTCGTTATTCTCGATATATTGCAGGCAACATTTGGTTTTACCCATTTTCTTGTATGCTTTAACGCAATTGATCGGTTTATCCGTGAACGCCAAATCCGTATTGATTTCGGGATCATCGCATTTGGTTGTATTCTTAATCGGAGTCAACTTGTTGCTCTCAAAGGATTTCCGTTTTGATCGAAAAGGTTTTTTGGAGTCATATTCTTTCTTTTTTGTTTTAAATCCTTTCTTTGTTGTTGCAAATTCTTCAATTTCAGCATTAAATTCTGCAATTTCCGAATCACGCGGAATGAAAATGGATTCCCTTTCTTCTTCGTCGCTTCTTCTACAGCGAATAACGAACATGTCTTCGTAAATAATTATATACAAAGAATTTTCTGTTTCATGAATTCGATTGCAAATATCGCACATTGAAGGGGCTTGCCTATCAAATACAGCGATGTTGTTTACCATATTTCGAAAGCAAAAGGATTTACTCCATACATCTTTGATTTCGTCCAATTCTTTGGGATATTCGGTGGATTGTTCGAATTCGAATTCTTTCTCAACAAACAAAACAGATTCCACAAATCGCATCTTCTCAACATTGGTTAAGATCAAATCCAATTCATCGTGATTGCTCTTCCATGTTTTGTATCTTTCCTCTGATCTCATTCCATTGAATTTCGTGCAACCCGGGAGTCGATTAAAAAATTGCGATGAGTTGAATGGATGAATATCGATAAAAGTCGATGGAGTATTGGGGAATCTATTTAAGAATAATTTCCTCACTTCTAGCCCGAACTCCCTAAACGTCTCATGATTTGGCATAGCAAAATGCATCAGGATTAAATTGGCACTATACTTATATTTGCCTTTCGAATGCCCGTGCGAATAAACTTCTGCAATGTCATTTTTGTCTATGCATTTGGGGTGGAATTTCTTATTAAAAACTTCCACAATAGTCAATTTGATGCATTGGATGTATTTATTGAAAGTATCCAGGCATTGATCGCTTGGTTCGTCTTTCTCTAAATCGATATCTAGAAAGAATTTTCTTGGTGCACTGTATTTAATTAATTCATTGAAATCAGGTTGGGAAGTATTCTTCTTGTAATTCAAATATTCCTCGAATGTCTTGAACACGTTGAAGATTCTCGTTTGCCCTCTTTGGGTTATAAAATAACCACTTTTTATATCGGCTAGTGATGTATACTCTTTCATGCTAATTATTCGATTATATTTCAAAAAAAATATGTGAAATTTATAATGAGAATTCAATGTTTTGAACGGCATCTCTTTGATCTTCTTCAGGCGACACCGCAATTTTATCTACGATTTGCAATACTTCCCTGCATTCGTCGATCCATCTTTTACCCAGATTTTCGTGTTTTGGAAACATGAACATTTGGTCTTGATTCAAAACCCAAGGCATGAAGTAGACAGCACCTCTTGCGTGCATGATTTTGTTAAATTTATTGTAGAATTCCAAAACAGATTCGCGAGTGATTTCGAAATCAATCAACTCTTCCAATTCCGGAACTGCACAAGTGTAATTATATTTCAACTTAATCTTTCCGTTTAGTTTTTTGAAAATAGGAGATTCCGCTGTGATATAATCTTTTCCAAGTTCACCCAATTGGGATAAGGAATTGCGAGATATTTGTGTCATTTCTGCATTATTTTCTGAAAGCATGATGAAGTATTTAATTCCGATTGCTTTATTTTCGCAACCATAATATGTTTCACTAAACCACAAATCTTCCAAGTTACAGGATTTAATGTCCGCCTCATAGAAAATCCCCACATCACTGCAAATCAAGCAATCCAAGCCCATCAAGACTTGTCGGGAATAATCTTCACTGGATATTTCATCGGTTAACTTTCGGGAAAATGGCGTCTTGAATTCGAACAAAACCGTAAAGGTAAGTATTTCATTTTTAACGAATTCGCCATCTTCGATTTTGCTGTATCCACGATATCTTTTTTTGATTTCGCGATATTCCGGTTTGTGAATTATGTTATGCAATATAAGCATCGATAGTTGATGTGGAAAGCTGCAAACAGCCAATCCATCTGGCGAACAAGTCACCACTTTATCCAAGGATTTAATGCTTCCGGGACAATCATTTATTTTGACGTCCAAAAATAATTCGCACAAATATTTGGTTGTGTCTTCCATAATATTTCCCCATTGAATTGCTTGAACATGATTCAAACTGCATGGAAAGATTTTATTTTTAACAAGCTGGGTTTTAGATGATTTGGTTCCAGTAGCTTTGCGGTGTTCAGAACACCCAATTGATTTGATTCTATTTTTGTGCCATTGTTCACTTCCCTGCGGATGCAAATTACATCTTTGATATTTCAAATACAAATCGAGGGTTTTTTCTTTAGAACTCATATTACACACCATATTCTAAATCAAAAATATTAATGTAATCGACGCATTTGCCTTCCTGGCTTCTTAGATCGATAGCGCGATTCTGGTGTGTTGTACCATTCTAACTCGCCGGAATCTTTCATTTTCTTTGTGAGCACTTCAAGATAATTGTCCTTATTCGGGGTTGGCTGCGGAACATTTGCAATCATTTCTGGAAATAGATCCCTCACTTCTTCGGAATAATATCCGGGTTCATCAATTCCGTATTTGTGCTTTACGTAATTCGAGCCATTGCGAAAGCCAGTAAAGTCTTGAGTGCGAATTCTCTGGATAGCATTGGACATTTTAATGCGAGGAGATGAAAGCGATTCACCAGGTCTTGGTCTAGTATAATCGCTGTCAACTGCATCCGTGATGAGCATATTGTATTCATCGATCATTCTATTGGCGATTTGGTAATTTCCTTTATTGGCTCGCTGAACCCTGTGAGTATCAGGATTATGGATTGCATCCATTTTAGGGGCGCTGTAAACTTGCATATGTTCACGTGGATTAGCATGAACCTGTCTGTATTGCTCGGCTCTGTAAAAATCATTACTTAATCGTGCAGTGCTTATTGGTTGTCGGTTGGTACTTCTTGCCTTAGCTCTGGCGGGGGAGTATCCCATATCTTTGGTATAATGTACTGAAGTGCCTCGTAACATTTTCTAATATAAAAAAATTAAATGGAATATTTAATAATGATAATCCACATCATTGATTGTGTTCAAAATACTTCCGCGATTGAAGTACATGTTGTGCTTTCTGGAAGACGAAACCGGTGTTGGTCTCTTTCCGTGATAAACAATATTTTTAGGAGGAATCTTCGAGGCCATCATTTCCATTTGATAATTTGCATTTCTGGCAAATCGAGTTTCTTCTTTGATTCGAAGCATTTTCTGGTGTGGTGAAGACCAACTGAAGCTAACTGCATGGCTTTTCTTGCTATTGATCCGATCATCATTTACTCGCGCACTTCTTACCGGGACAGGAACTGACAAAACAGGATGATAGTGGGAATGCATATCAGCCCATTGAGTTGTTCCAGCATTAAGGAATTGACTAACTCTTCTAGGTGGTGGCACTCTTTCGGCGTGAGCAATGTTTTCTCTGTATTTGCGAATTCTTTGATTATTGCCAGGAGTAGGGAATACGGTTCTATCCATTGGGCGAGGCGTAGAAGCGGAACATCCTACACATGACTTTGAATAAACTGACATCTGTTTTCTGCAAAAAAAAATATTGTTAATATTATTATTGACAACCTAACATATTTCTAGCAACTGCAGCTTGGCCCACAATACTTCTTTGCTCGTCTAGTTTAGGCAGACTTACGGTTCTTATTTCTGGAGTGCTTGGACTTCCAGTAAATCCGGAACATTCGCAATCTCCACGGCATTCGCACATTTCTAAATTATCGATATGGCGAATAAAATCATTGAAGCGGGAAGGAGCATCTTGCGTAATTGGATAGTCGGATGTTCTTCTATCCGCATCCAAAGGCAAAGGTGATTCGTATGTCATTGCGTATGCTGGATTAAGCTTTGATCTTACTGTATATCCCGGACCAGCAACTAATTCGCTATCATCGCTAGCCACCTTATCCCAAACAGTCTTAATAACCCAAAAGAGAAGTACCAACAGAACAATAATGACTATAATAATAATCGCCCATTTTAATACTTTCATCAGAGTGGAATGTTCATGGCCACCCTCGAACATAGAACTGAATTCGTTTTTCATATCTTCCATTTAATAGTTTTTAAAAAATAAACTTTCCAAATAATTAATTGATTAACGAACCACCAATCTTATGCTTCCAGTTACTCCGCATTTGCTATAACTAGAATGGATTATTTCTACTAAATCGCCTACTTCTGCTGTTGAATATAAACATTCGTTGCAGGTATATTTAATTTTTGGAAGCGAATTAATATCTGGTATTTTGTAAAGATTCGTGAAATAATCCACTTCTTCTTTGCTCAGCACTTTGATTTCAATTCCGAGCAATTTCATGTATGCCGGATAATCCCGAATCAAAGCATAATTGCCGTTGATGAAAACCACATCTTTTTCCAAGTTATCAATAGTGATCGATTTTTGTACAGTCAAAATTATGTAATAACGATCCATATTGGTTATGTTAATTAAATTGTTCAATTCTGCTTTTTTCAGATACTTGCTGGTTGGGCAAATCATTATTATTGAAACCTTCTTATTTCCTATTTCGCCTTTGTAATTGAACAATCCGCTGGAATTCTCGACTGCCTTAAATTCTTTAAAGTCTTTGGGTTCGTAATCCAGCAAATTAATGTTTTTCGCTTTCGCCAAATTCGGGATATTCTTAAAAACAGTATAGTTTAAACTTTCTTTAGTAATATCCATTTAAGTTATTATTAAATTTTAAAATTCAAAATTATAAATAAGATGGATCGAACTATCACTAATTTTCCCAGTCACATAACTGCCAAACTAACTAAACTATTGCAGTCGGATAAATACAAAGATTCGCTTAAGTATTATCAAATCCTTACTGCCGAATATTTTAAATTGAACATTTCTAAGGGTTTGTTTTTATATCACCATATGGGTTTTGGTAAAACGGTCGGATCGTACCACATCATGTTTGAGATGCTCAATAAGAATCCCGACATGAAAGCATTAGTTATTGCGCCGCGTGCTCTGCTTACTAACTTTAAGCAAAGTGCAAAGAAATACGAGCAATTCACAAAGAACTCCTTGAAAATGGACAAGATCAATTTTGTTAAGTTCAGCCACACCACAGAAAAGCAAATTAGTGTTCTGGATCCCGACAACCAAATCGATCCATTTCAGTTTGATGCAAAAGCAAGAAATGCAAATAAATTAAAGAATCTAAATGGATACATTATATTCATTGAGGAAGCCCACATGTTCGCCAGAAGAATCTCCCACGGCTCCGAGGCGATGATTCAACTTTATGAATTGATAATGCGTTCCGACTGTCGTGTTGTTATGCTTTCCGGTTCGCTTATAGCAAGTAGCCCCTTTGAGTTGGTTCCGATTATGAACATTTTATCCGGCGAAACATTATTGCCAGAAACCGAAGATGAATTCAATGATTTGTTTTTAAATTTCGCCGACAACAAAATCAAGAATCGATTTGCTTTTCAAAATAGATTGTTCGGATTAGTATCGCGAATGAAGCCAGAATATTTAGGCGACGTGGACAAATCCAAATATCCCGAAGCACTCGAAACGCTTGTTGTGAAAATCCCAATGGGTGAAGAACAATTGCAAGGATACATTATTGCCAGGACAGAAGAGATCAAGCAAGAAAAGGAAAAGAAAATCTCGCAGCGCAAATCGCGGAATACTTCCAAGTTCAAGTCATCTGGTTCTGTTTCCGGATCTTTCCGAGTTCGATCAAGGCAATTAAGCAATGCGGTTACTTCCCGCGAAATTGAACTGCTCTATAAGTCAAAGGAATACGATCAGAATTTGCTGATTGAAAAAGTATTTGAATCGGACTTGGCAATCCTGGAAACGGAAAAAGCAAAGAAGTTGGTGGAATATTTAGAATCGCGAAAGAACCAAAAAGTTTTGGTTTACACTCAATTTGTTGGGGTGGGTGGTGCTGCGTCGATTGCGGCTTATCTGCACAAAATTGGTTATCAAGAAGTGGATGCCAATTTGCAAAGTAGCAATTATTACAAAGACACCTCGAAAAAAGGAACATTCGCCCGAATCAATGGAAGTTTAACCGAAGAAGAACAAGCCCGATTGGTGGATTACTATTGCGATAAAAGCAATGATCACGCCGAGAAACTGCAATTGCTGATAATTGGATTCGAACAAACTATGGGTTTGGATTTGACTTCGGTGCGCCTTTCCATAATGTACGAACCTTATTGGGTGGATTTCATTCGCGATCAATTCAAGCACAGATCTGTTCGTCTTGGCGCGCATTTGAGTTTGCCCGAGAATGAAAGAAACACCCAAATGGTTATATTCCTTTCGACTTATCCAAAAAGCGTAAACTTGAATAAATTGGAACCGGAAGCACAACAAACTACGGATGAATACATTTACGAGAAAATGGTAAACAATGGAATTCTTACCGATTCGTTTAAGGAAGCCATTGAAGAAGTATCCATTGAATGCGAATTGGTCAAAACTATGGGGGATTCCAAACATCAATGTAGAATGTGCCCGCCAACTAGCCGTGATCTTTATACCAAATCGAAAGGCAATCCAATGAAATCCATCATTAACGATATTGATTCTGCGGATCCTTGCAGTTATGCGGAAAGCGATGAAGTGGAAGCCAAGAAAATAGAAATCACGATTGACGGCAAAACATTGGAATATTATTACGTAAAATCAGATGATAACATTTATGGGATTACCGTCTATATGGAAATCAGTCCTGGAATGTTTGAAGAAGTTCCAACTTCATCTTTTGTTTTTAAAAAAATATTAGAGAAATTGAATTTGTAAATTTATAATTCCGGAAGCATATCTGGTAATAGCTCCACTTTGCCGCTTTCCATTTTTTTCGCAGCATGGGCAAAACTGTAACTTACTATGTAAATGAATATTCCTGTTAGTTTTAATTTATCCAATTCGGTTATAGACAAACTTGATAATTCTATGTCTTGTTTCAGATCATATGAATCCGATAGATTCTTATTGAATTGTCTGTACAAGCTATACCAGAGCGAACGCAGATATCCCTCTTGTTTCTTGATCAGCTCCAGAGATAAATCGTAATCCGTCTGCAGAACTGGTGCAATTGGCGATAATTCCACAACATCCAGAATGCGATTTGAAATGGAAGCATTGTGTTTCAAATCATATAGAAATTGCAATACAAGATAAGAACAGGTATGATTCATTTCCTTTAATTGCTTAAGGAATAATCCGCTATGTGTTTTTCTCATTTGCGCGGCATGCATTAATAGATTCTCTTTCCGCACCATCATTGGTCTTCCTTTGTAAATTTCCTTTACTTGATCCCTTATTAATTTCTGGATTTTAGGAACATATTCTTTTCCCTTAATGTTTTCTTTCCAAAAATCATATTTCTTGTAGGATAAATACTGAGCCAAAGTGGCGCTCAATGTATCTATTGCTTCGATTGGATCCACTTCCGATTTTAAGTATTCCGCGACTCCGGTATACCAAGCTCTTCTGGATTTGATTTCTTCATCTTTGCGGAATTTGAAATCAATAAAGTTATGGCTGCGCACAATCACATAAGGGATTACTTGCAAAGGCGATGGGGTGTAGCATAACTCCTTCAAGTTTTCATCTTGCGTAAAATCGTGAATTTCTCTCATAGACTCCACAACGGTTTTGATACTATTTCCTGTACCTGGCTTGTATCTGCCATATTTTTGGAAATCCTCCAATTGATAGGTACCATTATCGAGCTCGTCGATTGTTTTGTACAAATTGGAATAAATAATATCCGAAATTTCTACTTTTTTGGATTCAATCAAATCCATTGTCATTCTTTCACCAAATTGTTTGGCGAACTTCGAAGCATTGCGGACAACCAAATTGATTCCCTTGCACATGATGTCTTTGAATTTAATGATTTCTTTGTATTCGAATTCGTAAACTACCCCAAAGTATTTCTTCAATTGCATAAAGAAAGCGGGATATAATGTTTCCTCGCGAACAAGAATTAGTTTACCTTGCGGCGCACATTCTTCCATAATCAGGCGATTGATCATATCCGTGAAGCTTTCATTGTGCTGGATTATTTCCAACTTTTCGCGACATTTCTCTTTTCTTTTTTCGCTTAACTTTTTGTTTTTGATTTTGTCTCCATACCATTTTACTAGCTGGCCTTTGGTGAATGTGGATTTCATAGATCGCAAAACCAATTTTCTTTCGAAATCTTTTGGGCTAAGCTCGGATCTCAAATAGCGATCAATGATATCTTTGAAGGTTTCTATCGAGTGATGGAAGTAAACCGAATCGGTATCATTATAGCAAATCACGCAATTCTGTTCAAGCAACAATTGATTGGTCAGCCGCAAAGCATTTCTGCCTTTCTTGGTTACCAAATGTACAATCGCAAATAAATAGAACACACTGTGGATCGCTCCCATAAATCCATAAATGGTATTCATGATGATTTTGAATGCCATCTGTTTCAGATTCATTCTATTGCCTTCATTGATATTTGCAATATATTCTTTATCTCTGAGACAAAGCCTTTCTACCATTTGATCTTTTAATTTCAAATCGGTTTCCTTGCATTCCTTGGCATATTTATGCTTGATAGAATCGGCGCGCTTGAATGCTGCACCCATATCCTTTTTCATTTCAGACCTGTGATCCTTCATGCTTTGCATAAATCCGGGAATGACTCCAGTATTTTCCTTAATGTTTTTGTTGTTGGCAATGTAGAACTGTTGAGCTCCCCTATTTTCCGGAATATCTGGTTCGTTGTATTCGTAATATTCGGTATCTTTGATTTCTTCGAGATTCGTGGTGATAGTATCACCTCCCAAATTGTATTCAATAATGATACTTGGATACAAAGATTGAAAATCTAAAGCATCCACTGGCATAATAAATAATATATATTTGATGCCATCTTCTTCGCGTAATTCGAAAACGAATTTCTTTTGCAAAGCTTCTAAACTTAATTTTTGCAAATCATCCGGAAGCCGATATTGATAATAAATCTTTCCGCGCTTGTGAATAATCACATCGGCGCCTTGAAATTTATGTTTGTCCGGAATTAGGTAATCCTGCAAATGACCGATTTCTCCATCATTGATTCTTAACAACTCTTGGCGAGAATACTTTTTGCCGATGCAAACATAGCCATTTTCCCGAGAATACTTCAGAACCGTATTGTTTACCTTACTGGATCCAGCACGATAAATTACTGTTTCCAAATCAAAATTGGTGAGATCAGCCATTTCGCGACATCCACTAATGAATTTGTAGTTTTCAACCAAACTGAAGCAAGCCGCAGAATCCTGCATGCAGTATTCGAATACTTCTTTTAGATTATCTTTTTTGTTGTTCAGCCAATACTGCCAAACTTCGTGATAAGGCAAATCGTTTTTCTGGGCTAAATGGAATTTCTTCAAGAAATCATTTAATCCATTTTTTGTTTCTTTTGGATAGCGCATAGTGGAAACAATATAAACGTCAATCGAGATCGATCCCGAAGGCACCCAATAGTGCATCTTGAAAGATGAAGTGTTATCTAATTTTAATTCTTTCAATACTTTCTGAACTTTCAATCCAGAAGAACTATCCAAGCCACTGATGGTTGGTGTTGTGTGGACTTTGGACCATTTCGTATATCCGCTTTTGTTATAGCGATAAACGGAACCATTTATTCTTTTGCAAATATCCGTTGGGGTAATGCAGTCAATGTAAGACATTGAGGTTCTACAATAGAATACTTCGAATACGTTATGAATTCTTGCTTTAAGCAAAATCATGGGGATATCAAAGTTGAATCCATTGTAGTGATAAATGAAATCGGGTTGAAATCGCTCAATCAAAATGGCAAACGCCATAATTACTTCTTTCTCCGATGAACAACCAATGTTGTATCCTTCGATTTCAATTCGATTGCATTTGCGATCTTTTGTGAAGTAAATACTAAATTTCCTTATGCTGTCTCTGAATTTGAAAAAGCAGGAAATGTTGAATATAATATTCTTTTCGGTCAATATATTCCCGGTGGTATCGAGCTCATCTTGGCAAGTTTCAATATCGAAAGTCATCGACACGGTGGGCTCATTATTTTCCATTTTGCCTTTAAGATAATCCTCAAAACTCAACTTGAAGCAATAATCTGCTTTCGTCCAGAATCGATGATATGTTAAAGTGGTATCATAATGATACTTGTATTTGTTAGTAGCACTGGTTCTGTTGACGAATTCATAATTGGTCAAAGTGCTCCAATTGCCTAACTTTTTGTCATAGCCGGAACTGATCTTCTCCAAAATATTGGAACCATTTCCTGTTATGTAAAAATTGGGATTCTTCAAAGCCGCTCTGATGGCAAAGTTCTTTTCCTTTTCGTTGGAATAATAGATCCTCACACCAATTTGTTTTGGATATTTCTTGTAGCCTGCATTGTAGACTTTTGACAGAATGTAATTGTGTTTTTTATCTTCTGCGAATTCCGCAATTTCCTGAGCGAATGTTTTCAGCCAAGGCAATTCATTTAACTTTTCTCGCACAACGCGACTGGGGATATCTTTGATTTCTTCACCTTGCATATTATTGTCTACGCAATTTTTAATTGAATACATCGGGAAAATCTCGAAGCAATGATGTAGATCGGAAAGCAAAACGGATGCTTTGCTTCCATTCTCCAAAACGCCATATAATAAAATAGCTTCTTCTCCGCGTTTAGTTACTGTCTCTGCTTTATGTGGCAGAAATTGCACTTCGCCTTTGATTTGAATTGGTGGGTCGATTAAAGAACTTCTAGTAGGGCATTTCTTGTTAAGCTCGCTAAATCGTATAAATTCCATATGTTTGGTTATGATTTTAAAATTATAATCAAAAAAATGAGATTTGCTTATTTATCCTTCTTTTTCTTCTTATCGCTTTTGATTAGTTGATCGCTGGATTCTTTGGCAAATTGTTTAAGCGCGGATTGTGGGGTGCGTCTGGGTGATGTATCATCCAAACTTTTTCGTTTAGACTCGGTGAGTGTAACATTTGGCACGGAACACTTTCTAATACCGGCTTGCATTTTATTAAAAAACAAAAATGCATTTTATTAAAAAATAAAATCCCAATGAAAGGAATTAAGCCGCTGCACTTGTTTGTATATTCTGCATTGGTAATATTTTGCGTTTTGATTTTATTAGTGGCATTATTGCTAGTCACTTATTATGCTACGCAGAATCATGTTCTAGAAAATATTAATTACAAAGTGGTTCCCAGATTTCCTGATTCACCCAAAGCAGCCAAGAAATTGCGTGAATTGGATCTATTCGGCGCCGAGGTGATTGTGCTTGTTGCGAAAAATAGGGATCGCTCCCCGTTTATAAACGAAATTGCGAATCAATTGCGGAAATACAAACCGGGCAATCTTATGGAAAACGATCCATTATGGGCAATTAAACACAAAGCCTCGGCCTCGTATGATCAAATCAAAATCTGTTTGCGGAAAAAGGATGGTTCTTTTTATCCGGATCAACTTTTGAAATTCGTATTGCTGCATGAATTGGCGCACATTGGAACGCATCGAAAATATGTAGAAAGGAATAAGCTCCATTATACTTCAAAAACAAATATTGATCATCCGAAAGAATTCTGGGCAACCTTCAAGTTTTTACTTTTATGTGCGGAATTATTGGGTTATAAGAATAGTTTGTATGACCGAGGAAACACAGAGAAATACGCCAATGTCCGGATCGACTACAACCCTAGATATGATAGCGATCTGGACAAGTATTTGTTTTTGCAGAATTAATTTTGTAAAAAAAGGAATGCAAGATTAAAAGGTCTATCTTTTATCGATTAGCAATGTTCCAATGCATCCGAAAACCGTGGAAATGAAGCAACAAACTACAACCATAACCAGAAAGATTATGAACATCCAGATTAGTAAAGTTACTTTTTGATCGATTTTTTTCAGTGATTCGGTTTGGTGAATATCATATTCTATTTCCGCTAAATTGCTACTCCCGTGAAAGCCATATTCTGGTTTCTTTTCATAATACGAATCCGGAAGGTAAGGCGGTTCTTCAACATAGGTAGGGTAATTATCTTTTTGCATGGAAGGGCGATTGTAGGATTGCGTGCGGATTTGTTCCCTTTGCTTAACCCGGTTATAGGCTTCCATTGGATTGCTCGAGTTATGGAAATTTCGGTTCATTATTTGTAACTTTGGAAAATAAAAAATTATATAATAAAATGGATTATATTGTCACGATATATCGCATTCCCTTGGAGAGAAGCAATGAAAAAAATAAGTTAATACAAAAACTGAAAAAATATAATGAACTCACCTCGGACAATTACACCAAGCTTCCGGATAAATTTACAGACCTAGATTCTTGGCCGAAGAAATCAAATCTGTGCTGTATCAATTGTGGCTTTAGTAGCAATAAGCGAATGCCATTTTTCACTCCGCATAAGGAAGACAAGAACGGCCATATCGTTCGCTCCTTAAATGGAATGACTTGCTCGCCTAGCTGCTCTATTTTTATAATCAATCGAGTGGCAGATCCAAATGTGCGCAATGAACTGTATAGGCTTGTTCATCTTTTGTGCGAGAAAATGACAGGCATAAAAAAAATAGATATTGCAGCAAGCCCAAACCCTAGAACATTGAAGAAATTCGGGGGAACCATTTCGGAAGAAGACTACCAATATCGCATCTATTGCATGAACAAGGAAATCATGGATGGATTGTATTATGATTCCAATTTTCTGGGAGATAAATTTTAATTTTAAAATTAAAACTTTTAATTTTAGAACCACCCATCCAGCGCAGAATATCCTTGGATTTTTGCTACATAATTCAATCCATTGCGATTTTCGCTCATGAAGATTGAAGTGTATAGCAACCGTTTGTATTTTTCTTTCATCATCAGGGTCAATTCCAATCCAGATCCAGAAATGTATTTTTTCTTCTTCTCATCGTAGATGGCTATATTATTTTTAAAGCCCGAATAAATACATCTCTTGATGCGCGCTATTTGATTTACCGAATCACCGGATAGATTTAAGGTAGGATGCAAATCAGGAATTCCTATTTCGGAGCAATTGCGGATTACTGCCAATCGATCGGAAAGAACGTATCGGAAGGAAGATAGTTTAATCCCGTAATCCATACATTTTTGAGAGAGCACCTTCATCTTCGATCCTTTACCTTTTCTTTCATGTCGATATTTAGGCTTGTAATTTTTAATATCTGTTTTTGTTATGTTCTTGGCCAGGTCCAAAACAAAAAGTGTGGTGATCAATCCCTCGATTAGGGAATCGCCGACTAATTTCTCGAATCCCTGGCTGCTTCCAAAATAATATTTTCGAAACTCGTCTTGGGAAATTAATTTATTTAGGATTTTCCAATAACTAAATGCTTTTATTTTTTTATCATACCGGCTATCAAACATAGTTGCTTTGTATTCCAATTTAGAAGCCGAAGCCAAAACAGCTAAAGTGGCCGCATCGGAAAGAGAAACACCATATCCCGCAGCAGTCAGAATCATCCTGCTTGCTTCCGGAATCACCTTTGTCATTCGCGAGGCCATGTATCCCGCGTAAGTTCCCCACAAACCCAAATGGATCAATTTCGATCTTGCGGCAAGAAATGAATCTTGTGGGAGATTATCTAACATTTCAACGGGATGATCCGAAATATTAATATAGCGAATATCGGACTTCACTCCTTGCAGTTTTTCCTCAGTGAATTTTTTCACTTCTGTGATTTTTGATTTCTTGATAAGCATATTCGTGTACAGGTTGGCGCATTTGTAGTTTTTATCTGCTGGCTTGACGTTGTCCGGATTCGAACAGCTCTTCATGAAATCCAGAAATTGAATAAGCTCCAAAGGCCGATCAATGAAATCGTATGGGACGGCATGATACATCGAGTTCACGACTAAATCCGAAATGTCACTGCGATAGGTATCGGGTAATTCATATTCTGGAAGCAATTTCATTGTGTCTTCGGTGTACATTGTATAAGCGTATCCATAGAATTTCCTCCCAACTCGACCCAATCTTTGCTCCATTGCACTGCGCACAACATTCTTGGTTTGCAAAATACTGATCCCATGCACTGGGGAATAATAGGTAGTTTTATTAAAACCAACATCGATTACGTATTTCAGGGCCTCAATGGTGATTCCTGTTTCGGCAACGGAAGTGGTCAACGTGACTCTCCTTACTGCTTTTGGTTTGCCTTCTAATTTGCGAACTTCATTCAAATGCATACTTTCGACTTTGGCGACTTCATTCCCACCTTCCTTGATTTTGTCTCCACTCAAAACATATAGAATAAAATCATCTTTGTCTTTAAGATAACCCTGAAGCAATTTAGATAATCTTTTTATTTCACCGGCGCCGGGAAGGAATACCAATACATCGGCTTCTTCCGGTTTATCGTTTAGATTTGTCTCGTGCAAATAAATTATCTTTTCATAAGTGTCCTCGATATAATCTGTAATTTTCTGTTGTGGCTTTTCGCGAATCTTCAAGTATTGGTCGTGGAATTGCGTTTCATATTTCGAAACAGTACCAACCACAATCACGGAATTCTCGGCAGGAGTATCAAAGTAAGCCGCATATTTGGGCACATCAAAAGTGGCGGAAGTGAAAACAAAAAGCGGGCATGCTGGATTGCCTGAATTGGCTCGGAGGAAATCGCGAATGAGGACAATCGCAGAATCCAGATCCACTCCGCGCAAATGACATTCATCAATAACGACGTAAACGTACTTCTCCATAATTTCCAGAGCTGATTTCATTTTCATAGTTTGCACAAAACTACCTAAGGTGGAATACATAATTCCTTTTGTGTTGGACATAGGATTCTTGAATGTGCTGGTTGTGAATCCCACATTGTCTCCTAATTCTAAATCGGGATTGTATGATTCTCTTGCGATTTCTTTTGCTTTACCTACTGCAGTAAGCACTTTGGGTTGAGTGCACAACAAGATTTGTTTGCGTTTATTGACTATTGGAAGCCCGCTTTCCCTATTTGCTTTTGTCCATTTATCATCTGGGAAATCATAAATTGACATATCCGCGCCAGTTGGTGCAATATAAGATTCTAATTTTTCCTTTACCTTGCCGGAAAATAAATCATAGCGCTTACCTAGGAATCTTCTGTAAGTTTCGAAGATAAAACTTGTAGATTTACCTGTTCCTGTTTGCGATTTTAACATAAAAAGCCTATCATGCATATTTGGATTTTCCTTTGACATTTTATGATCCAGCAACTCCATGATGTAATGAATTGCGACATAATCGTCTAGATCTTCTTTCTTGACCTTTTTGTTGATCGGAACCAAAACTCCTTTCGTATAAAGCGTCGGCAAAGACATATCTTTTATTTTAAAAAAAATCTTTTAAAACTTAAAATTAATTTTAAAACTAATTTTGAAACAGTTTCAAATTTAAATTTACGATTCCAATCTTTTGATGCTATCTTTGTTGATGCTATCATTTCGGAAACTTCCTTTCAATTTGATTTTCGATTTGATTTCCCTTTCCTCCAAATCTCCACTTTCCATATCTGGTTTGAAGCAATGCACCAAATCCAATGGTTTGTTTTTGTGCTTTGGTCTTTTCTCGAGGGATATTTCATTAACCGATTCTCCGTGAATGGATTCGAAAGTAGAACCAATCCGGTGATTTGGTTTGTTTATTTCGAATCTTGGTTTTGCCGATTTCAAATCATAATGCAATCCTGCATCCCCATCTTCGATAATTTCTACTTTTTGCTTTTTGGTATTCACAAATTCGGGAATGCTTAGATTCGAATCGCGCTCATCGAATTCAACCGATTCCTTTTCTATTGAATTTATGTTTCGCGAATAAGGCATATCCTTTGATTTGATTTCCACTTTTTTCTTCAGAACATTTTGTTCCAAACTGTATTCTTCCGGTAAATCGGGATCGCCCAATTCTTCCGGATGATAATGCAAATCGCGCTTCTTGTTCTTCTGGATTTTATCGGACAGCTCCTTGATCACAAAACAATCATCGATGTGATCCATTTGATAAGCATCCACACGCACTGGATAACTCACTTTCGGATTGACCTTTCTCTTGAAATCCACTTCATCCAAATGCAATTCTTCCGGAGTCAAGTTCGGATAGTCTCGAATAGGATTCTTTTTCTTTTTGTGTTTCTTTTTGTTTTCCGTTTCCCAGATGAGACTGTCCTCCTTTTGCAATGATTCTTCGAGGGTTCTCATATTAATTTTCTTTCCGCGAGGCATTTTCTTTTTCGGCTCGCAGATGAATTCAAAATCTTTCCTGACAACCGGATCCGCCAATACCTGAATGTATCCCCGCTTGATGCGATTATTGAATTCATGGTCAAAAGCCTTCTTGTGTCTTTGTCCCGCCACTCCATAATCATGAGTTTTAACGTTGGTCAATTTTCCCCGATTCATGACATCCCGATGTTTGGTATATCGTTCCGCGTTTTCCTCGGCTCTGGTTTTCTTAGCAGAAATTGGTGGATCAACATAAGTTTTCGTCAATCGCTGGGTTTTTGGTTTTCGGTATCTGTTTGCGAATCTTTCCATTTGATAAACTTTGCGGCGATTTGGCTTTTCGAATTTAATCGGCTCATTGACAATATCTTGTTCTGGAATAAATCCACTCGCTAAATCATCTCCGAACAATTTGTTCATTTTATCCTGGCTCGTGATTTGCCTTCTTCTGCTTTCATACGATTCTTCGTTCCATTCGCGCGGAGCCTGAAAAGGATTGTGCTCTCGCATTCGGTCGTAGTATTTCTCCATAAACCCTTCCTGCATGACCTTTGTCTTGATATTGCTCCTGAAATTATAAAGAGCTTTTTCATCTGCTTTATCCATTAAATCGTAAGCATCCTCGCCTTTATAGTAGACTTCCATTTTAAAAAAAGAAAGTTATATTTTTAAAATTAAAAGTTTTAATTTTAAAATTAATTTTAAAAATAATTCCAATTAATTTTGTTCACCAATCGGGACCGCTTCAAGTAGCTACCAAAATCGATGTACAAAGCGGAATCGAGTTTTGTTGGGTGGATAACAAAATCCAAAACATTAATGTTGATTTCGTCCACTTCCATTGTATTGCAAACTTGATTGATAATATCCAGCCCGCCAATTAGGATTCCGTCCATGTGCTTTTCCTGCAATTCTTTCAATGATCGGCACATAATAGCGCCGGGAATGGTTCTTGTCCGGCTCATGATCACGTTTTCTCGATTCGGTAAAAGGCGCCCAATGGATTTGTAGGTTTTGTAGCCCATTATTATTTTTTTGCCGGTTGTATTTTCCACAAAATATTTCATGTCCTTTTTTGTTGTTTCATTTTTAATATTTTTCCAGGGCAGTTCATCGTTTAAAGCAAACAATTTATTCTTGGTGCAAGCGATCAAGATCTTCATTATATTTTTAAAATAATAATTCTTATTTCTTAATTTAAAAATGAGCGCTTGTGCTTTAGGCAAGGAAGGAAAGAATTGCATCGACAAAAATGTAATTCATAAAATAAAAACAAATGCGTCCAAGATTAAGGGTTACAGCAAAGATAAAGTAAACGCGATTCTGGATGATGGAGGAAATATGCAGGAATTGAATCTTGTCCTTGCCTCAAAGGATGTACTAACCGAGCAAGAAATTGAGGAATCTCTTTTACGATTTAAGCCGGTCGGTCCGACGGATACCACTTTGTTTAATAATTTTGTGGAAGATCGGGTTTTGCTATCATTTCACAATCACCGCAATTGGTTCAAAAACTTGAGAGTGCAATTAATGGATTTTCCCGAAAGCCACTATACTTACAGCGACGAAATGCAAAAAATTAGATACAATCAACACATCGGCGGAGACATTAAAGCATGGGGAGTGATCCTGAATACTCTGCGCAGTGATGGTAAATTAAGCAAAGTAGGCCATTGGGTTGCCATGTTTGCGGATTTCAGAAGATCGCCGATGAGCATTGAATATTTCAATAGTTCCGGTAGAAAGGCACCTGCTCCCGTTTTCAAGTGGATGGAAGATACTGCAAAAATATATTCAGAAAAGTTAAACCAAAAAGTAATTGCAGTCAACACATCCAATGTTGTGCATCAAAAGTCCGACACGGAATGCGGGGCTTATGCAATGTACTATATCGCCGCAAGATTGTCGAATATTGACTATAAGAAGTTTCGGGAGGATCCAATCCCCGATTCGCTCATGACACAATTTCGATCGAAAGTATTGAACGATCAAACAAAAGTAAACGACATGTCATTCTTAAAAGCCAATTTCATGGTTTGAAATTTTAACTGTAAAATTAAAATTCCTAATCATAAATGAGCTTGATCGGCGTTCTCAAAAAAGATAATATCTTGGCTATGCTTAAGAAAACTAAATCTGGGTTTGAATTGGAAACAAAACAATTCGATAACCTAATTACAACTGACACCATTCCATCTTGCTCTTTTAAATATATTTCCCCAACTGTTATTCCCAATTTGAATATCCAAATGTCTTCGGACTTGATTCTTTTAACCGCAGATGGTGAAAAGAATGATTATGTTAAAATGATCGAAGTTGATGATTATGAACTGTTCGTGACTTCAGGCGAAGGATTGTTTTTGCATTTCCAAAAGAAAGACGATAATCGCGGATTGGCAATGTATGATCGCAATAATTTGACTCAATATGCTTCCGAAATAATGCAAATTACTCCCTGCTCCAGAAGCGAACCACTCACAACAAGTAATTTCAATGAGGTCTTTAATGAAAAGGGCGAAGAAGAATTATTGGAGGATCTTGAAAAAATTACAGCAGAATTAGAAATTACTGAATAATTCATTTTCATGAAAATGAATAATTATAAATCATACGCGTTAATTCGGTAGTTCCCCTTTATCTTGTTAAACGATGCGCGCAGTTCAGTATGCGACATATCCGGATCGATTATTACTAATTTTTTTTCGAGCATTTTTTGGCATAATGGACTTTCCGGATGCAGCAGAATATTGATCTGATCGGTTCGATAGCATTTTATTTCCTCAATGTTCTCACATCCCTTCAGGTTAATCGTGCAAGTTTTAGATATTCCTTTTTTGATCTTAATCTTCTTTATTCCAGAGTCAATCAACTCAATCGCGGTGCTGTCTGCTGATATTTTGCAGTGGGACATTTAGGCTTTATTCGTAATCTTAGCAATTAAAACATCTGACATAATAGCAAAGGCCGCAATGAAAAACACAACCAAGACAAACAGAAGAATCAATCCAATCCAGGAATATCGATCCTTGATTTTGTAATAAATCCTGTCGCTGTCAATCTCGATGTAGGTGAATGGTTTCCTGGTCAAGTACCATGTTTTATAAACCACATCCAGGCCAGCCAAATAGTCGGGATCTTGGACGCGATAGTCGTTGGTCAATTTGGTGCGGAGATTCTTTTTCATTTCGCTGGCGTATCCCGATCCATTTTTCAAAACATATTCTTCTTTTTCCAATTCCGCAAAATCGATGGAGATACTTTCATTTCTCAGCGAAACAATGTAGGCGTATTTGCCAGAATTTAGATCCATTGTTGTGCTGGAATTGGGGTCAAGATAATCCACATAAGTAATTTCATCGGCGAAACTATCCGTGATGTACGCAATCAATGTTTTCCTGTCGCGATTTAGGCGATTCTTGAGTTTTGGCAAATTCGAATAAAGAATTTTATGGTTATAAATCTCAAAAGACTGATACACCACAACAGCATTTCCGGAGTCGTTAACGATATGTGCTTGCATTTTTATATTTAATTTATTTTGTTTAAATAAAAACAAATGCAACAATTTCAGTGCATCTTAGCTAGCTATAAAAACATCCCCACTATTGTCAAAGCGGCAGATTCTATTAAACAATCCGACGTTGATCAATATATCCGCGCGGTTCTGAATGAACATCTTCCTTTGCCTTCCGTGAACGCTCTTATGATTTCCGAAAACGACGAATACATCGATGGTTTCGCAATCCACGTTAAGGACAAGCAATATTCTATTTTGCAAAAAGAAGAAGTTACCAACTCAGGCTGGTTCAGCACCTGGACAACCGAAAAGGTAAACTTGATTGCGACTTTCTCGATTTTAGATTATAATTACGAAATTGCACCGGAAAACGTTGAAGCAAAAGAAGAGGATTTACTTATCTCATCCATTGTTAGCAACAAGGCTTTGCTTTTGGAACTTCAAGAAGAACTAAAAAAGAATAAACTTTTCCTTTCTCGACAGAATTAAAAATATTTTATTCTTGCTTTTTTAAAATGAGCGTGGGAGATTATACATGCCTTACTGATACCAACAAATATAGTGGTTGGGGATTAGATTCAAATGATCCGAATGGAAACTTGATCAGCAGCATGAAACCAAAAAGCACACCATATTGCAGTTCCAGTTCAAGTTGCAACAAAACAGGATGCTTCTATCCGCCGGGAGATACTAAACGCCAATGTTATTCTACTTGCGTGCACGGATATCCGGAAGACGAATCGTTCAAATTGTACAATCCAGTCAATGCTTTGAATTGCGGGGAAAGAGGAATCACGCTATATGAAAATTATGGATTGGATGAAACCCGCAAAACCACCGAAATGCTCGGTGAATATTCTTCAGCCTCCAGTTTATTGCCCGACTTTGATGCACAATATTTAGGCGGTGTTGCAGTTTCCAATTTAGGGCGCAAAGTGGTTCTTTATGGAAATGTCCAATTTGCTTTGTCCGATTTCCAAGGATTGCCGCAAATAAACAATATGGACAATCGCCCGCCTTATTCCGGATACACTACGGAAAGCGATTTAGGGATCGGCGCAAGTGGCAATTATCAATCTGGACCGATTTTGGAAAATGATTATGTGAGTTTGCCGGATAGCATTGCGAATTCCAATAGACCATTTCTATCGGGAATGTTTTACAAGATTAAATTTATTGCCAGTTCGAAATATAATGGCAACTCGGCGATAGAATTTCATGGATTGAACAATTCCAAATATCGAATCACTAACAAGAACGACGATTTCCTGCAAAGTAGGAAATACATTTACGCTAACAAAGTTTACACCTTAACCTATGTCGAGCGCTCCGATCAAGACATTACTTTGTGGATGGATGCCGCATTTTGGTTTATCATTCCGAACATTGTGAGTGGCACCAATATTCTGTATTCCACCAAATCGATCATTCCATCTTTGGATCCGAACAAATGGAATATTGAACCAAATTCAAGCAACAGATACGGTTATACCCAAACCGATGAAGGCGATTTAATTTATCTTTGCCCGGTTAGCCCAGTATCGCACGCTTATGATGGATATAATTCATTCGCCGGAGACAATGGAAAGAATCTTACTTCCGGATTTAAGTCGATGTATATTCCACCGCATATGCAAGTTAATGGATTTCTTCAGTCTGTTTTCTATTCGATGTTTCCTGCCGATTCCGATCCAGATTGGCAGAATGTGGTTTACACCGATGCGGAAAATAGTTTCCAAACATGCGAGCGCGATCCTGGAGAGGTTCTCTTCTATCCAAACTTTCGGATGAAAGAGTATACCGAAAATACTGCTCTCAATAGCCCCGATGAAAATGCCAATAAACTGCCTTTGACTTTTGACGATTCCGGAGATCATTCTGGAACGTTTTATAGTTTCGGGACAAACATTCCGAATAGTGCACAGAGTTGCGCCAGTAGTGGTGCGGCATTTGGATACAGTGGATTCTATCCGAGCAGCAAGTATTCCAATACTGCAGGAATTTACAATTGCGCTTTGGCGGGAATGAATGTATCGGTTCGAACGGATTCCAGTTTCACCAACGATTATTTCGATTATTACAATAACGCAACCGCGAGCGTTATAAATTATATGTTTCCGGAAATTGTTTTGAATCCTAACTTTAATCTCGGAGGAAATTTCATATCGAATATGTCCAATATGCTTTCCACCAAAACCAATCCAATGATAGATATTCAGAAAGTTCGGGATGCAACTTTGTTCTGGGATCCAACTTACAATCAAGCAACTTGCGGAAATCAGGAATATTATGACAGCTCCGGGGTCGTTCCCGAAATCGACATGAATACTTCTGTGCCCCCCGAGCAATGTTTGGCTAGCATGTACAGTTCGCCGCGAATCAATTCATTCGATATTGTAAACGGAATCTATTCACTGGAATGGATTTATGTGCTTTACAATTGCGCGATGAGCTGCCAGGGAAATCCAACAATCAGCGAAGATGGCAATTATGTTTTCAGCAGCTCGGCTTGCAAGGAATGTCATTTGTTCAACAATCCGAAGTATTACGCGCAACAAGGAGAAACCAAATCCACTCAATCCGATTCACTTGTTTTCGTTAATAGCTATTGCGGATTTAGGAATCTTACAATGGCTTATGGCCATCTTGCAGCAGGAGGAAAGGCACCACCAGGCAATGAATGCTTTTGTCAAGTCAATGCTGCATTCTGCCCAGCCGCAACCATCACGGAATGTTCTTTGCAACCCGATGCGATCAGTTACAATTATTATGTTGGCGATAACATATCCAGTCAAAACTGCACCACTCCGGATAATTATTGCACAATACAGAATTTGCAATTTGAAATAGCCAACAATGGCGAGAATACGGGAACAACAGTTATTGGTGGGAGCACTTGCAGCACAAGCGACACAACAGATGGAACCGAACCGGATACAACAATCACTCCCGTTGAAGACGATGACGAAAAAAATTGGTGGATCTTATTATTGATCTTCTTTATTGTTCTCGTTTTAGTTATGATCTTTTACGGAGTATATCGCTTTAAACGCAATAAGGAACCGGTCAGTTGATTCATTAATGAATTTGGGATTGGTCAATCCTTTGAACATGAAAGCACAATTGGTTCGCAGATCAAAGGAATTTTCCCTTGCACCAAACCGGATATGTATCGGATCCAGAGCAAGCAATATACAGATTTCATTTGGTTGGATATCCATATTTTTTTCCAAATTGAAATCGGACAAGGATTGATTTTCACCAAAGCGAATCAAGTGGGCCGCATCAGAATAGGATTGCAACTTGTATTGTTTTCTATCAAATTCGAATTGATCGAATATTTTTATTCTTCGGCAAATCGTTTCAGGAAACAAAGTGTTCCGAATCCTTATTGTTTTGATCGGCTTGTTTAAAACAAAAGATTGGAAGTATTCGCAGATGTTCAAATATTCCGCGTCAGAAATAATGTTTTTGTAAACCCCGCAAAACAATCCATTCTTGACGTGTTTTGGATTTACCAATAAATCCACTTCTTCGGATTTGCAAGGTTCGAGGCAGTCGAATAAATTCATTCAGAAAAAAGATTTATTATTTTTATTATTTATGATTTTAATTTGCAATTGTAAAATTTTAGTTATCGAATTCTTTTAATATTTCGGACATGGAATCGTTTAGGTAGGATTCAAAATCAAAGGATTGATTCTTCCATGCTTTGACCATATTTTTCTTGACTCTTTCCGGATCTTTATTGTAATATACGTATTTGTTTTTGTAAAACAATTCACTCAATTGGGATAGTGTTTCATCTTGATAAACCACACCATGTCCATTTTCGAAGGTAATGAATGATTTGGAATCGCTGCTTGTTTGGAAATCCGGATCCAATCCAGTTGCGGTGTATCTTTTAATTTCTTCTCCAAACACAACAATGCTATGTTCATTGCTAGTCACGTGAATTCCGGGATTGGAAAACAAAACCGCATATCCTTCGCTTAGGCCGTCTATTAATTTCACTGCCCTTAATGTTTCCGCGAAGAAATCACCATAAGTTTTTTCATAGGCATCGCGCATATTGGCAATATTCCAGCTGTTGGTGCTGCCTAATGCTAGTTTCCCCCGGCACATTCTGGGATAGACAATAGTACCATCTACATAATTATATCTCTTTTCTGGCAATTCCTCTTTATCGTTGATTTTCGTCTCGACAAAAGTTTGTGGTTCAAATACGATATTTAATTTTCTGTCAAAAACAGTTCCGGCCACAAATTTCTTTCCGTGTTTTTCACTGATTTTCTTCTTGATATGGCTATCATAATTTAATTCTTTTTTGCTCATCTTACCCGGAGATTTCCTGGCGTAGATAAAATCAACAATCTCCTTGTTTTTGCTTTTGTAAACTCGATAATAGTAAACCATCCCGAATATCTATATCAGTCAAATTTAAACTTATCAATTAAAATATTAGATTTACAAAACTAATAAAAAATACAATGACAAGTGTTGTGAAAAAGATCAACGTATTTAAGCAGGAAGTTTCTTTCAACCCTCTTGCTTACAAAAGACATTTACAGGAGTTTCTGCCGGAATTCGATGATTTGCTAGTAAATATAATAGTGGATAGTATCTCTGATTATTATATTTCCAAAGAGCGATTCGGGGACAGCAGAGGTGAAAAATTAAAAACTCTAAGTTTGGCAACAACTGGATTGCTTTATGTTCAGGGAAAAAATTTAAACCAAATCGACAACCCAAACAGTGATCGGATTATAATCTCTCCAAAAATATTGGAAGGATTGCATGAGAATTATCCAAGATATACCAATATATACATTGAGCGATTCCTGGATTTGAATTACAAAATCAAAGAAGAGGATTTAAACGATGTACAGAAACTTGCCAAAATGGTTAAGGTTATTTTAAGAAAGGAATCCATTATGCGCAAATCTTTGCATCTCAATTTGCCAGTTGATAAAATCAATCAGTACAGTTCCAACATTAAAACCTTCCAATTGCAATATGGTTCCAGCGTAGATCCGGCTGTAGCGAAAATAGTCAGCAAGAAAATCAAGAAGATCACTCATGGCGATATCAACACAAACAGCACCGTCGAGTTTTTCAAAACTTTGCAGGAAACAGGAACCACCGCAATCTTTTTCGCGATGATCAATGAAAGTCCCGACATCATAATTAGAGAGCTCAACCGATACATCAATCGAATGAGTTATGTCTCGATGAATCTGGACAATCAATTGACGCGCCTAATCAGTCAAACCCGAATGAACATAGCAAGAAACATTATTGCAAAAGAAGTGGAGAATCCAGAAAAGATTTTGTCGCTTTTGAAGAATTCCCTTACCGACATCAAAAAGCATGTATCGAAGGAATTATTCGAGAACATCAAGGCAATGATTAATATTCGCACTTCTGCTTTCACGGCCAATTGCGAGAAGCACAAGCCAATAATCGAGAAGATGTATGAAATCCTCCGCAACCGATATCGATTCACGCAAGAGGATATCGATTATGTTGTTAACCAAATTTCAGAAATCTCGGATTTTGCAGAAGGAATCTACAGTTGCAAGTTTTGCAAGGTTGAGATTGCCTGCGAGCATCATGTTAAATTATTGATCAGCGGAAACAAAGAAGTGCTGAATGATTACATTGGGGAAGTAAGGGGGAAATGGGCTTACTGCAAATATTGCAAACAACTCATCATCAAAAATGACATCACGGATTTGCTGAACACCCAATCATTTGAGCGAATCAGAAACAATCGAGCCGCCGCATTAAATTCCAAAACAGATTCCAGCGAAATCAGTGATGCCGTTTACAAATCCATCTATCCCGTTTTGGGGCTTTATCAATTTGCTTATGAATTTGCTGCACGGGATTTGGTGAAAGCGATCCATTCTGCTATCTTTCCAGACATCTTTCGGCTCATGACAGATAATCAGGAAACATCCGAAAACATCGACAAGATAAGAATCTATACTTTTGTTTACGCGGCTTTCTACATTATGGATTTGTACATGAATGATTTTAACATCAAAGTGAAAGATTTAAAATCACGTAATCCCTTGGATTATGCCAAATTCATAATCACCAAAGCGCTGCAGAAATTCCCAAAAACAATGGATAGTTCCGCCGTGCAAAGTTTGGTCAAGTTGGCCCATCATAATTTGAAATCGCAAAAGAAAGAGAAAATCGGATATATCACAGAAGATGTTGTGACTTCTATTATTCTATCCAAACCAATTATGCGATGGTATCACAATATGTGCCAAATCAAGAAAAAAGATATAACCAAATTTGAATCTTTGCGAATGCTTTTGAACACCAAAGATTTCAATGAGGTGGATTATTATTTTCAATTGAAAGCGCCAATGGTGAAGATCCCGTATCTGGATGCTTTGACAAATTATACCTTTGCCGATAGTCCTTCAAACTATCTCAACAAGCAACCATATGCTAGATCGCTTTACATGAAGCACAAGTTCAATCCAGAAGTGGAAGAGATGTTGTTTGCGCATCAAAAGAAAATGGATGAAAAGAGAAAGATCTTAAATTCTTTGGTTCCAATGAAATCCCTTAATCTTACCGGTTATTCTGTTTTATATGGCCCGCAATACTCCTATGATTTGGAAGGCGAAATCATTAAGTGGGATTATAAATTCGAGGAGAAAACAGGAAAAATCATCCTCAGGAAAACAGGAAGATTGTCTAATCGCGAGAAGTATTCCGAATCCATCGATTTGTTTTGGAAGAATAAAAGCATCAAAGACTTGAAATCTGAAAAAAAGTATTTGGATGAGATCGTTGCAAAGCGCAATGAAAAGTTGAATTATTCCAGAAAGAAAATGCAAAAAAGAAATGCGAAGAAGGCAAAGAAAATCGATACAAACGAATCCTACCAATATGTTTTCCAGGAGAGCAAATTGGGTGTTGTGAAAAAGATCAGTTCCAAATTCGGGATTTACATGTTGCGCCGATTGGGACAAACAGAAAACGAAACGGAAATGGATTTTAAGAATCCTAATTTCGAAGAGAAGGAGTTTATCAAAAACGATATTCGGATTGTTCGGGTTAACAAATACGCGACACAACTGATTCGCTTTGTTCGGCTATTGCGGGAAAATCCATACTTGAATCAATTCGAGCAGATTCTGGAGGAAGCCCAGGTTGATTCAGAAAAGATTTCGGAATTGGTCGACAAAAATATTTTCGAAGAAGATTATTTTCAAAAGTACAAACAGCGATTTTCAAAGTGGAAACCGAAAGATGTCTACTTGTGGATTATTTCATGCATTGCCGATGCCTTGGAAAAACTGGTTCAAATTAAAAAAGTAGGAATCCCAATCGCGAAAGCATATTTGTCGGAAATCTTCCGTTTGGATCAGTTTAACTATTATGTTTCACTAGACAAAACTATAGAAACAGATGACGGGGTCATCGACGAAGATACTGGAGCAAAAGATGAAGGCCTGGATGATTTAGATTACGCGGACGACAATGAAGACAATAATGTGATTACGGATTAAAATTTGAAATTTGAAATTTTGAAATTTTGAAATTTCAATTCGAACAAGAAACTTCTTCTACTTGCTGCTCAATATTCCTTTCCAGTTCATCAATATTTTTTTGTCGGGTTTCATTCATTCTCGTATTTACCATATTCTCCAATTCGCTAATATCCACTTCGGATTCTTCCACAGAGCTGGTGGAGTTGATCGGGTCCTCTTCCTCTTCCTCGGAATATTCTTTCATTGGTTTGCGGGACTTAGAAGGTTTCTTGGGATCTTTGTAAATGCGAATTAGATCCATCAACACGGAAAGAATGCAAAATATCATCGTAATGATCACGGTAATCATTATGATAATTGTGAATATGTACATCAATGTTGGCATTTTATATTCCTTTGGTGCGGCAGGTTGGGCTGCTACCTTTTTGTTAGAGATTCTTTTAATATTTGGTTTTTCCGACTCCATTTTGTTTTTCTAATTATAGATATTTTTTATAATTTTAAATAAAAATGATCTCAATTAAGCAGAAGTATGAATCAATCAAGGATAAGATGGAAAATTTCATCTTGCAAATAACCCCACACGCACAAGACGAAAAAATTAGAGATGCAATCAATGGCTTTCAGTTTAAGGAACCGGATGATTTGAAAAACTTGGAGGTGGCTTTTTCTGAAACAACAAAATTAAATAATGCTTTCGAGTATTTATGTTTTTTATCAAATATGGGAGGGGAAATATCCACTCAGATTCAACATTCTTCTGTTTTCACAACCGTTGACATTGGCGAATTGTTGCGTGAACTCGATTCCCTGTCTTATGAATTGTACAGCATGTCAAAGGAAACAGGGGCAAAAGGATTAATGCTAATCGCGAATAAATTAAAGTACAGCGAGAATCCGGAATTAGACAAAATGCTGGAAGAAGTCTGCCCCACCTCGCATAACATATTCGAAGATCTCAACACCACTTTGTTGCTGCCAGAGGAAGATTTAATAACAACTCTTCCTAAATCCGCAAATAAGGTGGAAATCAACGTAAAGAATACAGTTTGTAAGACTTCATCTATTCGCGAATTGATTGATGTCGATTACATTAAAAAGAAATTCCCGGATTTGCAAATTACATCTGGGCTTTCGGAAGATGTTGTGGAGCGATTCAACTCGGACTTGATTTTGGACAAAAGCAAATTGGAACACAATCCGGTTACATCCAAAAAGAATATGGATACAACCTATCAGTGTTTGGGCGAGCTCGAAGGCAAAACATATTATAGAAAGATGAAAGATTATCCAAAAGAAGATCCGGTGAAACATTATGATTCCATTGGCGCCAACGTGTTCTCCACAAATTTCGAAAACAAAAGAATTCTGATGCTCAAAATTCGCAGCAAGAGGAAGAAAATAAATATTGTTACAAAGGAGTTGCTCGGATCCATTGCGGCCAAATACAGAAGTGGATCTTCTTTAGGCGATTCTGTTTATGAATCGGTCTATGATGATAAAATGTCCGATGAACAAATCATGCGTTTATTGGGGATTGCCTTGGAGTTTGATTCTAACTCGGATTTGGCAAGAAGTAATCCCAGATATTTCGACAGAATATCCAATTTCTCGATTTTGAATAACATCTAAGCGATTTATAATTAATTTTTTTCCATAATTAATTAATATTAAATTTATTAAATGAGTGGAACTAAAAAAAGAGGACCAGGCAGACCAAAGATCAATAAAACTATCCCGATAGATGAATTTAAAGGGGCATCCAGCGAGCCTTCAAATGATAAATCTATCAACGAGATTATTATCTCTGAGGCGCAGATTTTTAATGCATATTTGCAAACATTCAAAACGCTCAAAGTAGAATCGGTTGACATTTATTTTCTCGAAGATAGTTTCTTGATAGTCGGGAATATCAATTCCGGATCGAAGAAGGAAATCATGATTCGCATTAAGGCCAATCGGGTAATGTCTTACTTTTGTGCTTCCCCTGTCAAGTTGCGTATTGAGCCTGTTGCGGCGTTAGGCCCGATTAGCTCGGAGCTAGACGAAAACACAAGATTCCTTATTCTGTACACCACCGAGATTTCCAATAGCTTGGAATACAGTATTATCGATGAAAAGAATGACATCAATTCGCATAGCAGCATTATCGTTAATTCGAAAAAAGATTTCTCTATTCCAGAATTGCCTGCGATTGATGATCCCGAATTTGAAATAGTCGGTTATAAGCCAGTCAACATTAAAAAAATATTGAGCAAGACCAATCGCAAAGGAAGTGTTCTTTGTCGCTTGATTGCATTGAACAATGTTGTGAAAATAGAATTTAAATCGGAAGTGGGGATTATGGATCGTGTGGAGTTTAACAAAAAGCAAACAGGTAAAATCTGCGGGCAATTAGAAAACCAAATTTACACAATCAATTTCCCTAAGATGGATGTGATTTATTTCCTGAAACACATAAAAAATAATTTAGTGGTTAAGTTTGGGAAAGAATCCATTTGTTTAGAAAGTTCTTCTTGCGGATTATCTGTTCTATACTTTATCCCGGTAGATGCCCAGATTCAAAGTTTGAATTGATTCGTTCACATATTTTTTCACGTTCCAATTTGTTTTGCTCATTGAAATATGCAAACAAACAGAATCGAAGCCGAACAAATTGTACATCACTGATGTTATTTCCGAATACATTCTTCATTACCGATTTGATATTTCCGTGATTCAATTGCTTAATTTTGAGTTCATTCAATTTCTTGGTTAATTTATCCGAGTCAACTGGAGTTTCGATTGGAATTGGTTGGGGTTTTCTGCGCCATAAAGCGATTTCCCTTGATTCTAAGGGAGAAACGCGCGGCAATACCATAGTTTCGATATCTTTGAAGGACATTTTAATAACTATTTTTAATTTCAAAAATAAATAAAAATATGATCAGAATATACAATTCTCAATCCGAACCGATTGTTCTGAAAACCAATCAAGGAGAAGTGATTGTCCCCGGAAATCGCAAAATGAAAATCCACGCAGATCGGGCTTATCACAATTCCACCGTTTTGCTGGCTGGGAAAAGTTACTCTTTTCAACACGATATGCTTCATGTTGATTCGATGAGTTGGGCTTTATATGTTATCATTGCAATCATAATTCTGATCTTTGTTGTGTCGATTATTTGCAGTGCCAGCCTTGCTATTTTGAAATACAAATTATCAAGATCGGTTTAACAAATTATAAATCCTATATTGATTGGTCTTGATTACAAGTATAGCCAGAAATACTGCAACGATCAAAAACACAAACATGGTCAAGTAAAAGCTCAATTGACTTTTTTGGATATCATCCGAAAGCACAAGACTATCCTCCAGATAAGAGCATTTGATATAATCGTCTTTGTGGATAATTATTTTTTTGCAACCCATGAATTGGTTTTTCATGTTCGCGAAATTGTTGCAGATTCCATTATATATCAAATACAAATCGCCATACTGGGAATCGATTTCCCCATAGCCCGCAACATAAGTTCCGTATTTCGAGATGGTTTTCGTTTCCACCACCCTGTCTCTTTCGATTTTGGCAGGAACAGTTATCTCATTTTTGCCTCCGATGAAAACACCAGAAGATGGGGGAATATCCCCACTACCGCCATCATAGGAAAACGGAAGGGGATCATTTGTGAAATTGTAAATGGCCGATCCGAATTTGCCTTCTCGCAAGATTGTTGCCTCTGGAAATTTATTCAAAGACAGGAATTTTTCATAATATCTAGGAAGATCGCTGTAATTCAGATTATCATATAATTCCCCGATGTTTCCGGAATATTCTCTTTGCGGAAAAGCAACAGAAGTATCTGGTCGCAGATTGCCTTCGAATGTAATGAACCCATAATCCTTTGATTTGAAAATTGGATCCGAATTTTTGACTACTCCGATTTTCCAATTCTGCAGGATTATATTCAAGTCAGAGCAAGTGTCCAGGATCGAATGGGAGAAATCTTTATCCGAAATGGCAGCCACCAAATATTTATGATCCCTTAATTTTCTCTTGATTTTTCTATCATTTCGGGACAGGTTTGCTGGGCAAGTAATGTATTCGCCTTTGTCCAATTTGATATAAGACAAAGCCGGACAGGTAAAATGAAGATCTCCTATCGAGAATGGGATCGAAAAAGCGGTATAATTGATAAGATAGCTCATATTTTAAAGCAAAAAAATTAATGATTAATTTATAAATTGATCAATTTATATTTCGATAATCGATTCCGACTGGTCTCAATGGTTTGAGATCTTTCGACCAATCTTGAAATTCAACGGTATACTTTTCATTCTTTAAGTGATTCTCGAAATAAGTGAATCCATTTGATTGAATTTTTCTCAATTTTGTGAATTCTTTTCTGCGCCATGTTTCATCCTTCTTTGGCCTTACACCGAATGTTGCGGTGATAAGAGAAGAACTTATATTTCTATTTTTTTCATTCAGATATTCAGTGGCTTTGGCGATTGTTGTTTCGGTAAGCTGGCATTTGAACACAACCAATCCTTTATCCTTGCCAGCGCCTTCGGTGAAATCAATTAATTGGAATTCTTCCCGAAAAACTGGTTTGATTTTCACCAGATTGTCTCGATTCTTATTGATATAAGGCAAGTTCGGGCGGAGAATTACTCCTTCATAGTTTTCCGCAATCTTTCTTTTGTAATAATTATACAGAAATTCAGGGGATTCGACCTTAACCGTTTCCACAATCACAATGCTTTTCAAGTTAAAATCTTTGATTCTATCCAAGAATTCTAAGCGGCTGGAATAAGGCAAATTCGAGATTACTTTATTTTCATCCACGAAAAAGATATCGAAAATGTGGTATTGCAATAATTCCTTTTTTCCTTTATCTTTGACGTTCCGAACAATTCCAGATATTTCGGACAAATCCATATTGTCCTGATAGAGCTCGCCATCAAGGATTGCTTTGTAATTATAGAATCCCAAAGATTCGTGAATAGTCGCCAAATCTTCCATCATTGTTTTGCTTAAAACGATATCTTTCAAGTCGCGCGAATAAGGCACAACCGGATTATCCAATTCCACGCAACATCTAATGCCATCCAATTTTGGCTGACAGTAAGAATTTCTTACATATAATTTTTCTACTTCTTCCTTTTCGTATTGATCCACTAAAATGGCATCGCCTTTTGCGAGCATCGGTTTGACCTTATCTTTTGTTTCCAACTTTTTGTTATACTTGCTATAAGCCTGCATCATTGCTTGGAAATATGGATTGGTTGCATTCTTCCTTCCGAGATTCTTTCCGTTTTCTATAATAGTAGCCACGCCAAACCTGTGTTTGCTGTTTACTTGATGCGAGTCAATAATGAAGAAAGCGCGATTATGTGTCAAATTTTGATGCTTCAATTGATGACGCTGAGTAATCTTGTGGCAAAAGTCAAATAACAAATCCAATTCGGAATTGGTAAATTGACCTTTCTTTGAGATCAAAGACGATTCGTTCAGCATTGATTGAATTTCCTTGCCGTCCAAATCAGACAAGCCAACATAGGCTGTCCAACTCATTTGATTGATCTTTCCCGATTTGGTTTTGATTTTCTTGTCCGTGATAATTGTTTTAAACTTGCAAATCAGCGAATCATTGCTTAATACAGCAGGGAAATCAAAATCGTCAGCATGGGGATTGTAAGAAACCGAAGTCATTTTAATCTTAGAATTAAAATCAAAAATATTAAAACACATGTTCGGAAAAATAATAAAATCCGTCAGAAAAGAATACATAAATTCTTGGGAATATCATCATTTGCTTTTGAATTGCAAACTGGTAGAGCATGAATTTCGTGATTTGTTTATATTCGAATACTTGTATATACTGAAAGAATATACCTATCCCGTTTACAAAAACGAAATGTACATTAGCCGGAAAAAGTTGAACATCAAAAGCCACAAAAACTTAGGATTATACTTGAACTATATCGACCCGCATAATAGATATTCCGAATTCGCAAACTCCATAACTTATTTCTCTATGATCGGTTCCGATATAATAGTACTGTATAGCCAAAAAATAAAGTCCATGAACAAAAAAGCACTCAATCGAATTCTTCTGGAATTGGAATCCATGAGCTCGATATTAAAAAAAGATGTCTTGGTTTATTATTCGTCGAATTGATTTTGCGAAAATAAATCTTTTGTTTTCGCGAAACTTACTGTTGATATCTAATTCCGATTGTTCTGCCCAAGTGGGTTGAAGTATTAATGTGGAATCGATGCACCAAAACCGTATAGCTAGTATGCAATTCTTGAATCAAAGAATCAAACAAATCGTCTCGGAATTTCAACTTTAAGCTTGGACTTTTAAGGGAACTAATGTTGAAAACAGCAGAGAATTGTCTAGAAAGCCAATGCTCGTTAATCAAAAACATATGCATTCCATTGATTTTTTCCAATCGGTAGTGTGGTCCTTTCTTGGCCATTCTGTACTTTTGCAAAACTTTATAGATGAACGGATCGATGGATTCCTTCAATGTGGTTCCACTCCATTCCATTCCGATTTTCTCGAGTGGGTTGGTAGGAATCTTTCCTTTTGCAGTGGTTACCGCAACAACGCCAGGAATTGGTGGATCGCTGCTATCGTTAATGATAATCGGTACTTGCGTGCAGACCTCTTGAAGTTCTTCATAGCGATCCCATAACTCGAAATGAGATTCATAGAAAGTAGGAACAATAGAAATTCCGAATGCTTCAATGATTCCGTGTCCCTTTAATTCAAGATCCTTTTCGAGATCTTTGATTTCATAGCGGTCGACTTCGACTAATGGGATCAAAGCAGATGTTGGCATATTCAATCGCAATGCATTCAATTCCTCACTGAATTTGCAATAGTTATTTACTACACCAATTTTGAATCGAAGTGGCTCCAATGGAATATCAATTGGATCGTCGGTTCCGTCAATGTATTGCGCGCGAACAATTAAATTACTTTTTTCGAATTTACCTTTCAAGCTGACTGCCTTTTCCCGAAACAATCCAGTGTCGAGGCCTTCTTCGCGGTGGTTCAAAACAAGAGGAACATAAACTTTCAATTGCTTTGGAGTTTTAACTTTTGTTTGATATCCATATTTAAGATCCATTCTCCATGTTGCGTCGGTATCTGGCAAATCAACATCAACCTTTTGCCCGTTGTCTTCACCAATCATTTCGTTCCAGAACAATCTAACATTTTCTGGGAGGAATTCTTTGTAAGCATGCAAGACCTGATCGCGTGTTACGGTTTCACTGGAACTGCCTTCTACGGATAGACTGTATTCTTTCAAAGCACGAATACCTGGCTTAGAGCAATAACTGTAAAGGATCTTGTCTGGATCGAAATCCACAATACTGCTTGGATCAAATTGTCTGGCATCAATAGTTGGTGTGGAAGATTCAATTCGCAAAAATTGATCAACAATAAATGGATAGTCAAGTTTGGTATCAATCTGAACTTGGAATTTGGATTCCCTCAGATTGTCTAATAAAATTTCTTTAGTGCATTTCGGTTCTTCAAACGAATGGTATTGCACATCGCAGCCTCGAAATTTAGGGTGCTCTTTTCTTGGCATGTAACACTGGATTTCGTTCATTAACTCTTTCTTCTTGTCCATTGGAAGTGTTGCTAAAGTTACGATCGGATCCTCGCGTGGATTAAATCTAGTAGCAAAATCTACTAGATATTGGGAGCAATGTCTAGGTTTAGTAAGAAGGCTAGATAATTCACCCTCTTTTATTCCTTCGGATAGTAGAACAATATCTGGAGATGTCATTTTATGTTTGGTTAATAAAAATAAATATTAAATAAAATGGCACTCAAAGCTGATATAATTGATTTAAGTAAAGTGTCTAAATATAAAAACCAAAAATTTAATTTGGGAATCCGAATAATCAAATCGCAAATCACCAGAAATACAAAGTTTCAAAACTGGTTGGGTAGTTTGAAGATCGATATTTACGAATCCTACCCAATCAAAAGGGAGCTTCATTACAATCCCGTGCTGGCTACAAATAAGTATTTTGTGGTGCCATTTTATCGATTGCGGTCGATTCAAGATAATTTCCAAATAAACCTAAACAATGAAAGTTTAAAGCAAAAGAAAAATGGAGAATACTTTATGCGCGAAGAAGTTTGGGAGGAAAAAGAAATATTAATTCGGCGAGTCAAGAAGCAATTGGAAGAATACCGCGGCGCCACTTTGATGCTTGGGACAGGAAAAGGCAAGACAATCATTTTATCCAAATTGATTTGCGATTTGAAAATCCAAAGTGTTGCGATAATTGTTCCGAATACCAATTTGCAAATTCAAATGATAAACGATTTGATCAATAATATGCAAATAGAAAGAGATGCAATCGGGGCAGTGGGTGGCAAAAATCCCGATCCAGAAGGGCGCGATATTGTTGTGGCGATTGCCAAGTCTGCCTTCAATCGTTTGGATGCGAATTATTGGGGCAGATTCGATTTGGTTGTGTTCGACGAATGCCATTCATTCTGCAGCAAACAAAATCAGAAAATCCTTTTGCGAACAACCAATCCATATAAGCTCGCTTTGTCGGCAACACCAAATAAATATTGGAACAGTCAAATCATTTATGATTGCTGCGGCGAGTTGATTAATGGGGATCTATACATCCCTGATTTCGAATTCAAAACCAAAGCCAAATTGATTCAGTATACAGGTCCCCCGCAATACACGCAAAATATCTATTCCGATTTGAACATGATCAACAGCATGGCGATGGAAAGTCAATTCGCAGAAGATCCCCACCGAACCGCTTTGATCGTAAATGAAATAATGCAACTAATTGGAAATCACGATGTTTTGGTGATGTCCAGAATCAATGCTTTGGTTTTTATTTTGTACAAAAAGTTTGGCGAATGCAAACCGGATGAATGCAAAGCAGGCATTATCAATGGATCGACTTCGGAAGAGGAAAGAAGCGAAATCAAGAAGAATTGCAATGTTATATTCACCACCTACAGTTCCGGCTCGGATGGATTCAATGTGCCGAATTTGACTGCAATGGTTTTTGCCTCTTCCTATGTGACCAATGGAAAGCAAATAAGTGGAAGGATTCTGCGCGGTAAATACATGCCAAAGAAGGAAAGGATATATGTGGATTTGATTGATTCCGGCACCTCGATTAAAAAAAGAATAAATAAGCGAATTAAGATTTGGGAGGAAAGGGATTGCGAATTAGAAAATGTTTCCATCAATTATGAATCTATAAAATTATAAATTTTATAATTTTACAAAATTTAAAAATCTTCACTCGACGATGAAGTATCCAAGTAGTCGTCGCAATTGATCTCTATAATTGGCCTGGAATTGTGATTATGTATGCGCACATCTTTTACGTCATTTGCTTCCAAGAACCTTCTAGTGGCCGATTCACCTTCCTCGATTAGGCCTTCTATTTGCTCGCGGGATAGGTGGAAATCAACCGCGGAAATATTGTGCGAATCGATAATAATTGTTCTACTTTTGTATTGCGCGGCACCATATGATGTATCCACGTGATTCAAAAGCAAAGACATTAGGCGAATCACAATGGAAACCGATGGGACTACATAATTATTTTCCATTTTCAATTCTTTTTGTTTTTCGTTGGAAAGTTTGAAACCAATTGTTTTTTCGCTAAACATGGATGTGGTGCGGTTGCTGTAATCGTGGGGATCGTCAAACACCCAAATCGGGAAATTGCTCAATATGCCACCATCCATGTATAGATCGCCTTTATAGGAAATCGGAGAGAAAAACACAGGGATTGTAATAGATATCCTTACAGCCATCCAGATTGGCATATTTGGCGTTGTTTTGAAGCTAAAATATTCTGTTTTGCCTGTCCGCATATTCGTTCCGGTGATAACCAATTCTTTGCCGTTTTGCTCTTTTAAATCTTGGAAACTGGCATCTTTTTTTGCGAGCTTAACGCGGATTATACTTTGGATCCAATGGGAAAAATACTCACCAGAATGAATCCCGTAATGGGTTATCAATCGGAAGATTTGATATGAAATGGTGTAACTGTCTTGGAAATATTGAAATTGCATATTTTTTATGATTTCAGCAATTGTGCATGGGTCGTATTCCAAGGCAATAAGGAGTGCTGCAATTGATCCAGCCGATGATCCAGCTACTCTCCTTATATTTTTCAATATTCCCTTTTCATCTAATAATTTCGGTATTCTGGCATAAGCTACCCCTTTTACGCCTCCGCCTTCGAAGACAAGATTTTCATATACCATTTTAATTTATAAAAAATTTATTTCTTTAAAAATGGATCCATTATTTGAGGGATACTTGCTTTCTTTTGCGGAATCCATGGTAAATACCTACACCGCGTTCAATCTGTATTTCAACTTCATATTCTACCCCAATGAACATAACACAATCTACGAGAAAAACGAACAATTGGACTGCAATTTAGAGGATGATATCGACCAATTTTTGACTCAATTGCTGCAATCCAAGAAAATGACTTTAGTCGGCCACCATGATTTGATTCGATTCATGAAATTCGGTGGAAATGACTATGAGTATTTGCAGTACAATCTGATGAAGTGGAAAATCCCAAGAGATAAATACAAAGACGGCTCAATAATCCGAATACCCGATGGGACCATGACTTTTCGGGTAAGAGGAGGGAAATTTTATTTTGAAAAATCCTAAGAATAGAAAAGATGCTTAAAATTGCCACAGACGGATCTGCATTAAACAGGATAAAAGGTGGAATTGGAATCTATATTGATGAAAATAGGCAATTTCATTTTGATTTGCCCAAACAAAAACTCCTTGCTTTAGAGGTGGAAAATAATGAACTCATAATAGAAACGGGTGAAGAGGATTTGCCCACCAACAATCGAGCGGAAATGCTTGCTATTATAATTGCCTTGCATATGTTCTATCAAACGCAAGACGAGGCCGTAGAAATCATCACAGATTCGCAATATTGCATATTAATAATGAAGAAAATCCAAGAGAATTATGGGCCAACCAAAAAGAATTTGGACTTGATTCTCTTGCTTCGAAAAATCATGGAAAAAATATCAGTATCGAGAAGGATATTCGTAACCAAAGTGAAAGCCCATGTAGCGCAGAAAAATATCTCGGGAATTTATCAAGAAATGAATTATCGCGCAGATGCTTTGGCAAAATACGACAAATTGCGAGATTAATAATTTGAAAATTTTCGTCTTTATCGGCAGTCCAGCAGGATAAAAAACAAAATGACTCTTTCACAATTCTATGATAGTTCTAACTCTAGTGTAAACCAAATTTCAGGTACTTCGCATGGAGTTCTCCCCGTTAATGGAAGCTTTGGGGGTGGGGAAACGATAATACGCCTCAGAGCTTTTGGCGAGACTCATCTCTCATTCTGATCCTGGTTACACGCGAAAACTGCTATAGCAGTCTAGTTGTGGAACCGGTAGATCGTTGAGATTGATGACCTCTACATAAAATAATTTTTTGTCCTGGGATATAATCCTTAATAATGTGAACGGACTTTTTTTTTCATTAATTTCTTTCTTGGCCAAATCCCTTGAACTTGTCAACTTAATGTACTTTGCTCCCTTAATTTCGATTATATCGGATTCCTTGATATTATAGGAACCTCCTTCCAATTGATCCAATTTGGCCAAATTTGCATTATCAGAGAACAATTCTCCAGTTTCATTAATCATGGCAATTCGCTCAGAGATTGCTTTACTAATTTCATAGGTGCTAGCCCGATCCAAGGAAATTCTATCCTCTTCTTTAATTATAACAATTTTCACTTCTTCTGAAGGATCCTCGATAGTTTTTGCTTTGTTCATTTCTGTTTAGGTTAGAAATTAAAATCAAAAATAAAAATCCCGAACAACATTTACGTTGCTTTCAATGGAAATTTCATGATCGAAAATAGGAATAAAGACCGAGCCAATATCTTCTTGAACATCAATCGCGATATGTCCGATTAAATGGCTGGGAATAGTAAGAATTATCTCCGTGATTAAGTATAGTTCATCCGGTTCAAAGCCCTGAAAAGTCAAGCTCAATTCACCGTCGCTGATGAGATCTTTCATGTCCATCCAAATGCTTGGATTGTATATTTTGCTTTCATAATCCGAGGAACAAATGATTTCATCGGTGCTTGTCTTGAAAAACTCAATATCCATTGTGTATTTGGGATAGTTTTGGAAATCAAAATTATAAAATTTTATAATTTCCCATAAAGAAACATGGATGATGGAACCGCCTATCTGTTATGTGCTGAATTTATTATGCATCTATTCTTTCTATCAATGCTATTTATATGCGTCGTCGTGATTGTCTTGGCGATTAAGGCAACCAAATATTATTGGGATAAATGGGGACCAAAATGAATTTTTTATAAAAATGTATAATCTGTATATAAAAGATTATAATCTTTTATAAAATGAACAACACCGAGAAACTAATCGAAATCCACTCAAAAATCTATGAATGCTATTCAGATAATAGGAGAATCATGTGGGGCTATCTGATGCAGTTCTTGTCTGGCTGTGGCTTTGATGAAGAAGTCCTTTATCTGAGGACATGCAATTTTATCGATCCAGAAAAAGTAGAAAGGCTCAACTCCATGCCAAGCGATCTATATGCTTTGAACATTTGCCTCGATCCGGAGCAATCCAGATATGGCATTTTAACCGACCGAATCCTGTACCGAAAAATGATGGAAATAATCTATGATAAAATGAAAAGCGGAGAGGTATTCCCGCAACTATTTCCTTACATGGACGAGCTGATGGTGCGGAAATATGGCGATCCCGGATACAGACCAATCCTGCCTTGCGAAAAAGGAACTCCATCTTATGAAATCTTCGAGATGGTGGATCGCGCTCACTGGTCGCGGAAAATCCATTTGGTTCCCCAAATTATTTATGAATGCGAAAAAATATTGGGATTATGAATCGATTTACTTTTTTTAATTTTATAGATTTATAATTTTGCATTTTTATAATTTTATAAAAATTATAGATTTATAATTTTGCATTTTTATAAAAAATGACAATCGTAATTGTTGGTGGAGTTCCTCGCAGAATATCGCAAGTTATGACATTTGTCGGTGCAAATGCTATTGAGAAAATGACAGTCAAGGAATTATTGGAAGAATCACGCGCCGATCGATTGATGAAAAAAGAATTAAACAAACTAATAGAGCAGATCTCCGCGAATCTGGCAAATGGAAACATAGAAAGCGCGGATTTTCCAGAACCATTGGTAATCCCAAAACAAGTCGAGAATTCAACGGAAAAAGTCGTAGAAAAAGCAACGAAGATTGAATTGCAAATGGCCAATAAAGCAGCGGAATATGCAGATAAGAGATTTTATTTTTGAATTTAACTTTTAATAAAAAAGCAATGACAATTCCTAGATTCTGCAAACATTGCCGATCGATGCTAGAAATGGTTGATCTGATTACCGGCAAAATGATGTGCAAGAATTGCGGATTTGAACAAGAATTTCCACCAAATGATAATATTGTGGATATTACCTTTCACGGCGAAGGCAAAAGGGAAATCACGATCGCAGAAGCCACTCGATTAATGAGCGAACCGACCACAGCCAAAAGAAATATAAAATGCCAAGAATGTGATAATACAATCATGTCCGTTATTCGCGACGAAAATTACAATTATAAACTTGGCTGCCGAAAATGTGAGAAGATCTTTTATTAAAATTCCGAATTCAAAATGTCCGTAATTGGTAAATCTGATAATTCGATATTGAAATTGGTGAGCGGTTTATCCTCCACTTGGGTTACATAATCCACAACTTTATCATAAAGTAATAAATCTTTCAACCCACCTTCTAGCTTTATTTTTTTATCAAAAAGCAAGGAGATGCAGCGCTTGCGGATTGATTCGTTTCTCTCGCCAATCAGATGTAGAATATCGATCACCGAGGCGCATAGTGCCAATTCCGCTGGGGTTTTGCAATCAGGGAATTTCAACTTATTCTTTTTGCAATAGACGTTTATCAATTCTGCGGATTTGTAGGAATCGCTGAAATAGAAACTGGAGGAAAACCCCCAAAGATAGGTCTTTTTGCGCTTTACGAAATCGAAATCGCGACTGCCATAAATCACGTTGTTGGCATGCAAAATTTGCAAAGCATAGAGTTGCTCTCGAATATTGGGCTTTTCCAAACTTACGGATTTCACGTTGAAGGAAAGCGAATTCATGATGAAACCCACTTGCCCCATAATTGCCGGACCGGATTTGTAATAAAGCAATCGCGAGAAATTGATTTCCCTTTTAGTGTTTTCCTTCGAATCATCCAGTATCGATTTTGTTTGCAAATTTGATTTTGCAATCATCGCTTGCTGCAAGACATCTTCTGTGATGAATTTCTTCAATTTCGAGGCAATCGAATCATTATTGAAATCAATCTGCAAATCGGAATCTTTACTGTTTAAATCGAAATTTAAATCGGAAAGCATAACTGTTTTTTCCGAGAGAACATAATTTTCTCGATGAATTTCCCCTATTTGCACCATAATGCTTTCTGGTTTCAAAACGGAAGAGCGAGATATCTTCTTATCCGCAATGGAAAACTTAACGATTTTATCTTGGTAGATCAGAACTGCGGTGGGGAACATGTCTTTTAAGTAAAAAAAGAAAACTGCTCAAAAATTTTCAAAGGGGGTTTTCCTATTATCTTCCTATTATATTCTCTGTTTTTAACGAGCGGACGACCTCGGATAGTTTTTTCACCACTGTTATCAACATGGTACGACAAGCGTAAACGGCCTTTTCGAAACGGACTTTATCATTAATTGTTATACTCCCAAACGGGGGAGTCCTCACATTTCAGAGAGGTCGATATAAAAATGGGGGTGTTGTTGGTTGGTTTCATTTTTATTCGATAATCAGCCCCCAGAAGGGGCCGATATTTTGCGAGATGGTAAAGCCCAGGCGCCCGAAGGCATTAGGGCTTTATATCTCGAAACACAACAAATAAATGATGTGCCCTGTTACTAACTTGAGAATAACAGGATGTCTTAGAATTAGAATATTTACTTTCTGATTTAAGACAAATTAAAATAGTAAAATCAAATTTTTTTTTTCTTAAAAATTTTACTATAATGAATTTTATTTTTAATCTTTTAAAAAATGAACGAACCAAACAATCAATCCTCATCAAAGACACTATTATTGATCTCTATTATTTTGATAATTGTTAAATTCGCACCAATTCTGAGCGCATACCTTGTAACTTTTGAAGAGAAAAAAGTAAATCAAGTAAAAGATGGTCTTGATAAATATTGTCAATCCATTAAGAAATTATATAATCTTTATTCAGAATTCACCGATTCTTCGGAAGAAGGACCACCAGGAGAAGATGAAATATTTCCCGAAGAAGAGATCCTTTTGTGATCATCCATCATTTCTTGAACTTCATTTAAGATTAAAGCATTATATACAATTGTAAATGTATTCTGTCCTACTCCGCCCATTTTCGACGACAAAGTTTTTTTGTTGCCTTTATATTTTTTGTGTTTGATTAAATAATAATAAACCGACGCGGAACATTTCGCATAGATTTTTGCGTTGTAAGCAATATTATTCTGCAACATGAATTCAACCAGCTCATAGCAAAATTCCTCTGCATCATCAAAATCGACTGGTTCCATTTTCTCCATATTTTTGATGTTTAAAAGATATTGCGATATATGATTGCGATGAATGGGTGGATCCAAAACAATACTGTCTCCAGTGCGCGTATTATATTTCGAAATTATATTAATTCCTGTTTTGATTCCTCCTTTATTTAGATTAAGCATTTTCACCAAACAATTCGGGGTGATTACATAATTATCTTCAATCGCACAAAGAGATAAACAGGCCGCAAACAATTGATTGCGATTTTCCTTCTTTTTTGTATTATTTTTACTAACCTTAAACATCATTTTGCATGCTTTGAATAAAGTTTCTTCGTCAACGGATTGTTTGTTCATGAAGATTTTGTTTTTCAATTCACAAGCGAGATCTTTTAATCGATCGTCAGTTGTCTTCACGAAACCTCTACCGAAATGAATCTTTCCTCGATTATCGTATTGCGTTTTCTGCGCATGTGGCTTTTGAAATAATTCCGGTTTGTATTTAGACAATTTGCTGCAAATAGCACAACGCAAAAAATCGCCTTTAAGCATTAAAATCATTTTCTTGCCACAGCAAAATCCGGGTTTCTCCTCTTCGATAGGCGAGTTCAGTAGTTCATCCAATAGTAAATCCATTGCTATTAACTATTTTTAAATATTGAAATCAAAAATTCTTTAGCATCGAATGCGCGATCATGGAGGATTTGTCTAATTCCCGTTTCTTTAGGTAATCCGTGAAATGCTTATCGCCAACCATTGTTTGCTCGCCTAATTTATCTGCCTTGACATATTTAATGCTTCCGGATTCTTTGTCATAAAGAATTTTTGTATAAGTCCTTTGGTTTGGTGGTTTCTTCATATCTTCCACGATGATTGTTTTTGCAGCATCCTCGAATCGTTTCCTTTCATGTTTGAGTTTATTCGAATCCACAATTGCATTGATCACTCTTTCCTCCGTGAAAATATTTATGTTCGCATTTTTCCTAATTCCCGGATCGACCTGCGTAATGTTCTGCAGCAAAAAGCAAACAGTAATGCATAGATGCCTACCCATCGAGAACAGATTGGAAATATAAGCTTGATGGGCTTTCTTCATTGTTTTCACATCATCGCCGACATCGTTAAACAAAATAAGAATGTTTGGATTCAATTTGCAGAAAATAACCGATATTAAATCCGATTCGGAATATGCTTCCAGCAAATCGATTTTATTATCGCTTATATATTTGTATCCTTTTTTCAGCAAATATCGGTACATTTTCACCAGCGTGACTTCGGCCTTTAACTTTTCATTCTTCGATTCGGCATTGGAATAATGCTTCTTCCTATACTTGCGGATTGATTGCGCATAATTTCTCGTTTTCTTGTAGAGGTAGTCATCATTCTTTTTGTAAACATCCAGAATTACCTTCAAACCCTTTTCCAGATTTTCTATTTTGTTGACCTCCCTATAGATTTCTGCTCGCTTCTCCGCGGCTTTATAGATTGATTCCAGTATTTCCGGATTGAGCCGAGTGTAAATCAAGGGAGTTGGTGTGTATTCGGTTAGAGGAAACGATTTGTCGGTATGACCTGTTCGCGAAATTGCTATCATACAAAACACTTCATTTGCCAGCACTTTTAGGTAATCGTTCAATAGATAGGATTTTCCTGTTCCGGATTCGCCATAAAAAATAGTGCTCCGATTCAAAAACATCTTAACCGTGAAAGGTTGGTAATCATATTGCGTGCCGGATTCAGAAACAATTGGATGATTTGTGTCTTTATTTATCCTGTTCATTTTATTTATCCATCTTTTATTTTTACAAAAATAAAATGCTCAGAAGGAATAATCAAGGTGATCGATTATTGTCCAGGCTCAGCAACTATTTTGTTTTGGGGAAAAATCCTGCCGCAGATTACGAAACAGGAATGAGTATCCTGAATTACAGCGATCAAGAAATTAATATCAAAACAAATGGGATTAGTCGGGATATCTATCCGTTTACCATTTATGAATTCGAAAGATTGCAACCAGATGATACATTAATTTTGGAAGCAAAAGGAAAAAAGTATTATTTCAAAAGATCGGATTTCAAGAGAAAGTTGAATGCATATTATGAAGAAGTCAATCCCGATTTCACTTATTTCAAGCATCGTTGGCTGAAATCCGCACTAAACAGCAGCGACATTATCAAGGTTTCTGGCACCAAGGCAAAACTGGAATACAAAAAAGATCTAGAAATCATTCACGATAGGACGATTAATTACCTATTGATCGCGCTAGTCATTGCTGTTGTTATTTTATTTATTTTATTTGCTTTGAATTTTAAAATAAATAATGGAATTCTTCAACTATCTCAAGTTTCCGTTGCAGGTGAATGATGTAACGATCAATCCCGGAGAAAGCAAAAAGATAAAACGCGCCGAAGTCTATGATTTGATTTCAGAAGGCGACATAAAAAGAAAAGCTCATATGTTAGATTCCAAAATAGAAAAAATAGAAACGGTTTCGGTGGGTCGCGAACATTATGGAAAGATTATTTTCGAAAACGACAAAGCATATGATTCCGATTTACTTGTTGGTTTGTCTTATGTCATTCCGGGCAGACTGATCTTTGTCTATAATGCGTTCTTTTGGGTGACCTATTTGTTGATCCTGATTGTTTGCGCTTTACTTATTATTACCTACTCGAAACATTATTTAATATTATAAGTTTCTCTTTTTATAAAATGTTATCTATCAGAGCGGGAATCGTAAAATCTATACTGGAAGGGAAGCTCACGAAAGATGAAATTATCCAAGTGATTCATTTTTCTGGGCTTTACCAGACTGTTATGGATTTCAACAAGTTAAAGTCAATTATGCCTTATCTCCAAGACGATCCACTTTATTTGAATATGAATTGGGAGCCAAAGAGTTATTTCAAGACAAACGTAAATTACATTGAAAATTATATTTGCAAAAATGTTGGTAGCAAAAATAATTATCCGACCAAATTGGATACAAAAATGATGTTCGAAAAAAACATAATCGAAAAGCAGGAAATGGAAAAGAAGTTAAAGACTAGAATTCTGTTTATGCAAAGTGAAAATATTTCAGATGTAGTCACGGAAACGGTAAATTATGAGCAAATGACGTATTTGGATTTTGTAAATTATATCAACTATCGGGTCAAATTAACGGAGAAGATTAATTCCGCCATTTCTATGCTTGAGCAGGGGTTGATTCCGAAATCGGACGAAATAATTGATGTGGAATTCAAGAAATTCAATCGGAACACAACCGGAATGCGTTTTGAAACAAAAACGATAAACAAATTAAATGAACTCGGATTTGCAATAGAGCCCTGCAAGGGAATGAGTGCAAAAATGGGCGATATTGAAATTTGTGGTAGGCCGGATGGGTACATCACGCAAGGCAAGTATAAAAACCACTATTTGGAAATAAAATCAATTCCATACAGTCGCTGCAAAAATAATGTCATCTATCAAATTGCGACTTACTATTCCGTCACGAAAAAACCAATCTTGCTGGTCACAAAAGAAAAAGGTGGATTGGAATTTCATGCGTTTACCGAAAATGAATTGAAAAATATTTGGGGAAAATGCTCTAGGGAATTATGTAAAAATTCACAGGCTTTGTTCAAGCTGATCAATATCAATACAATCGAAAAGTTTGATCGACTAAAGAAAAAGATGTGCAAGTATTACATTTACTTTTGAAATTTTATTCGTGAAATTTTATTAATAAAATTACATTGCAGTTTCAAAACGATGGATATTGAGCTTATAGTAGATCACAGAGAGAAGAACGTTTTTGCGGAATTGGATGTAGTTTTCAATCAGATCAATCATTTGAGGACAAGTGGGTTGATTGGGCAAGTTCGGGAACAACTCACTATTGGCGATTATATGATTAAAGCCGGGGATGAAGTATTTGCGGTTTTGGAAAGAAAAACGCTAAAGGATTTCGCGGCCTCCATCAAAGACGGAAGAATGGACAATACTCAAAAGATGCTCAACTTTCGCGAGAATTCAAATAATTGCACTTTGTATTACATAATCGAGGGCAATAATGTAACGGATTACAACAAACTAATCTCAAATATTAAATACAAATGCATTCTATCTTTCATTCGCAAAATGGAGATCAATGACAACATCCATGTTTTGTGGACCAAAAACAAATTGCAAACCGCAAATGAATTGAAATTTCTTTGTGAAGTTTTTTCTAAAATGTTAGTGAACACAGAAATTGCTGGGAACTACCAGGAAGTGCTTGATAAATCGCAGCTTTCCGATGAAGACAAACAAAAGAATCAACTGTTGACCGCTTGGAAATCACAGAAAGGAATTGGTCTATTGGCAGGCGATTACTTAGCCAAGAATTACACTTTGTCGGATTTGATCAACAAAGAAATTCCGATCGATATTAAAATAAACAATCGCGGATTAACCAAAGCAGTAAAGGAATCTCTGCAAAATCCAGACATGTTGAAGTTGTTCGCGGCTTTACCTGGAATAAGCAAAAATACTGCATTCATGTTTTTGAGCAATCACAAAGTGGATGAGTTCGACATTAATACTTTGCAAGATGTGGTTTTGAATAAAAAGAAATTCGGCAAGAAAAGGGCCGATAAAATAATAGATTTACTGAATCTAAAATTGGAATAATTTTGATATTTATTGATGAATATAATTCTAATTATCAAATGGAAATTCGCAGAATAATCGACCTCATCGACGAGAAAAACAATCTTTTGTTTCATGGTCCCGGCGGTACAGGAAAAACATTCACGATTCGTTCCGTTTATGACACTTATTGTGGCGTTAAGAACATTGCAACAATGGCACCTACTGGGCTTGCCTCTATTGTTTTGGAATTAGGCGCACAGACTATTAACCGATTTTTTGGTTTCCCACCTTGCAACCAAATGAACGCAGAAGAAATGGAAGAATTCGTAAAGAATGTGTTTTTCAAGAAAAATGCAGCAACCAAAAAACAATACGAATCGATCGATCTAATCATTGTTGATGAAGTCTCGATGGTTGGCAAAACATTGCTGGAAGTAATGGATTTGTTTTTAAAGAAAATCCACAAAAATGATCTGCCATTAGGTGGAGTGCAAATAATATTTTCTGGTGATTTCCACCAATTGTGCCCAGTCAAGGATGCTTGGATCTTCGAAAGTGAAATTTGGCAGCAACTCAATCCAAAGGTGATTAATTTTTCTGAACCAAAACGCTTTAGTGATTTGGAAACTTTCGATTTGCTAAGCCGAGTGCGTAAAGGAACGCCTTCAACCGAAGACAAAGAAATGCTAAATGAAAGGAAGCTCGCATATGAATCCGGGCAATATAAAGAATTGCCAATTAAACCAACAATTTTGATGTCCAGAAATCCGGATGTAAATGCAATCAACGAAAGGGAACTGAACAAATTAAAAGCCACTCCTTACAAGTCCAAAGCAAAAGATGTAATTGTGAAACTTGCTGATAGAAGATTCGAAAGAGAAGCCCGAGCGGTACTGAACGATCTATGCGACGAAACCATTCGATTCAAAGTTGGCGCAGTAATCATGATTACCAAGAATATCGCCCCGGAAATCGGTTTGGTTAATGGGACTATTGCCCAGATAACCGAAATCAATGGAAAGCAAATCCATATCGTGACGGGAAGTGGAAGAACTCACATTATCGAGAAGGTGGTGTTTTCACATACGAACAAAAAGTATTCGGTGGAGCGAAATCAATTGCCTTTCAAACTTGCTTGGGCGATTACAACCCACAAAAGTCAAGGATTAACATTGGATGCGGCCATAATCGATTTGAGCAAAATCTTCACAACCGGTCAGGGCTATGTTGCGCTCTCCCGCGTTAAATCAATCCACAATGTATACATCTGCGGAAATGTGAATTACAAAAAATTATGTCCAAGCAAAAAAATTCCTGATGAGTATTATTAAATTTCTTAAATTATAAATTTATGAAATTCCTAAATTTATTTTTTTAAGCATATTTTGGTGTTAAGGTTCCTCCAGAAATGGATAAGAAATTTCCGGTGCAAGAAACGGAAGTGATCTTGGTTCTCTTGTTTCTGGATTGGGCCAATTCGGATTCTAAACCGGCAACAGTGATTCCGTCACGGATTCCGTAGTTGGCTTCTTCTGGAAGAGGGTTCAATTTCAAATCGTAACCAACCTTTCTGTTAGAACTGTTGGCGATTGCGCCCCAGATTTGGTGATCTCCTGGTTTGGCTGAATAAGAAACAAACAATGGACGAAGACCATCATGCTCAACGTCATAAGTAAAGTTGTTGAATCCATTATGGAACAAATACTTGAAATCATAGAAATCACGATCCATTTCGCGATAATATTCTGTTCCGTGATGCAAAACGGAAAGAGTATTAATAATAGGGGTTTGATGTGGTTGCAAGCTGTACTTGGTCATAATCTTTTCGTGAACATAGTTAGGTACAGCATCGGTTGGATCGGCCTTGTTGCGCTTGTGCACATGATATTCGTGGACAGGATTAAGATGTTGGAATCCAGGCTTGTACCATTGGGTAGCGATATCTGGATTGTTCTTTTCATCTTCGGAAGCCAAAGCCATATCCATGATGAAAGACCATTCAACGGTGAATTTAGAGTTCAGAGCATTATCGATGGATTCGGTATCGCTAGAGAGCAATTGAGATCTTTCAAGAATGCGGCGGATTGGGTAGAAATATACCTTACCGAGAATGGAAAGATGGACAATTTCTTCCATGTAGTAATGTTGCAAAGTCAAAGAACCATTGATGCGGTTATCGCAGCAATTGGTATCGAGGACACTTCCAGGGATCAAGTATGGAATGTGGCGAGTAGTGTGCAATGAAGGCTCATCAACAGTTCCTGCGTCGGCGTTGGCTTCGTTGTAAAGATTGACAGTTTCGCGAATGAAAACACTTCCTGCAGCTGGATAAAAGATTCTCTCCAAAGGTTCGGTTTCGAATTGATAAGCAAGGCAAGCGTCTGGAATACAGCAAACGGTGACTGCTTTTTCTTTAACCAAATTGTGTTCGAACAAAAGAGGAATAGATAAATTCATTGGAGGTTGGACAGCCTTTGGGGTTTGTGGTCCATCTCCGTAAGTGTGGTATTCTCTGGTTGTAGCTAATCCAGCCAAACCATCATGTCCATAGTTGGTTGCGCCACCAGTGCTTCTATCAGCTCCGGTTGCAGTGACTCCTAATCTGGAAGAATAAGAAGTAGAAGGAGATTCCTTGCGCAATTCTTGTCCGATCATCTTGTCGAAAGCTTGGCGAGTGTCTCCGTGTTTGGTGAAGTAAGATCTGTACAAGACAGCATACTTGTTGGTGTAAGTGGCGATTTCATTACTGTCAACGCTCCATGAAGTGTTCTTGATTGCCTTCAATCCAGGCAAATCGGCGGCAACAACATAATTGGCAGCAGAAACAGGGGTTCCTCCGGTTCCGAAACCATTTGCGTCTGGGGCAGAATCGGTACCATCAGGTCCAGCAAGGAAATTACCTTGAGAGTCTTCATAATAATAAGAATAAGAACCAACTCCATTTAATCCGGTTGCGGCGGTTCTGACAGTAAATACTCTTCCTTCTCTTGTAATATTGGTTTCGTTAGTTGGCGCGACTGCTCCAGGTCCTGGGAATTGATAACTGTAACCGTGTCTAACAACAGGGATGTCGGTGGCGCTGGCCAATTGTCCAGTTCCGAAATTAGTAGCCAAACCAGCATTTGCGGCAAGGACATCTAAATCACCTGGGCGAACAATAATGTTTCCGAGGGTTGCTTCAGTGCAACGCATTTCAGGGGTGGATACATTGAGATAACCGGAACTGATATAATCAGAAGTCCAGCAAGGCTCAACCTTAATTTTAGATCCCCAACCGCCGGAGCAATCGAGGCAATGATCTTCCCATTCATCGACCATCTTCAATACAGGCTTGAAAATTCTGCAGAATAAGGTATTGTGGGTAGTTCCGATAGTGCACATAGATGGGAACGCATCATCGAGATTTTGTGCCTCAGCGGATTTAATATATTCATCAATACTTGCATGCAAGCAAGAGGATGCATAATACAAATCGAGGATTTTGTTTGTGATAGCATATAGCTTAGCAGATACAGATTGTAGCATTTTTCCGCTTCGTTTTTAATACGATTAAAATTAATTTAAAATATTAATTCAATTCCGGGCAATACATCGACTCCAGATTGTAAACATCTTCCGGTGTATATTGAAAAGATTCAAATTCTTTGATCTTTAAGTTCACATTTTTTAGCTTTTCGTCTTTGCTTCTAAGCGAATCCGGTTTCTGAATGTAAATGAATTTTAACAGCTCGCGAGCATTGTGGTCGTAGGGAAAAACATGATAGATAATTTTAAAAATCGTGTACATGTAATTGTTGCTGTAGCTATTTGGGAATTGTTGTTGAAATTCGGCGGAGATATTCATGAATATGGATTTGATAATATTGAATTTGTCAATGTTCAATTGCGGAATCTTCAAATCCGGATAGAGATTGGCCAGAATGTAATTCGATTGATTCTTGTATTTCCCGACATCATAGATTTTGTTCTTGTATTTGATTTTGCCTATCACTTTCATGTGGCAAAGCAAAGTATAGGTGTAATGCACGGATTCTCGAATATCTATTTTTTGTTTTTTCAACCTATCCCTGATAATAGCAATCACTTCTCTTGGAATTGCCTTGTCTTTCGGTACAACTCCATAGATTTTCTTAAGCGTTTCATAATAGTGCTTGTCAATATTTTTCTTGTCGTTGGTGATTTCTTCCTGCTCGACGATTCCTTCTGAGGAAATTATATTTTTTATCTTTTTGCAATTATTGCAAATCTTCATCTTGCATGTTACCTGGTAAACACAATCACAGAATTTGCATTTGCTTTCCGTTTTGGAAAATGAAATCATGCGCTCAACATTGTCGCAGTTTTTCTCAACTCGGCTATAAAAGACATTTCCTTTCTCCATATCGGGCAAGACATGGAATTTAACTTTATCGAAATAAACGTGAATCGAGTCCACCATTTCGATATCAGCAGTCATTAACTTTTTGAGAAGTTGATGTGCTAAATTGTTATCGTAATTTCTAAAATTAGATTTAATTCTGATTAAGGAAGCGAAAGAATAATCTTCCAATTCACATAATGCGGCATGGGTTTCTGCTATTTTATAGATGTTCTGCTGTACTGCATCTTCGTTAAGGTTGGAAGAAAATGTTGTGCTCATTTATCAATGCTGATTTTATAAAATTATCGTTGCTGATTTTATAAAAATTATCAATGATATTTTTATAATCCGGAATGTTTTTTACCATTAAAAAAAATGCAAACTATAAAACTGTCTTTGATAATTCTCGAATGTTCAGCATTTTAAACAAACCCGAATTAGTCGAAATCTACAATGATTCGTCCCTAACACCAGAAGATAAAGAAAAGCAAGTCAGGAAAGTCATCAGTGAAATGTCTCCTTTTGAAGTAAAATCCTTGATCGAAACTGAGCGCATTAGTAATCTCTATAAGAAACGAGCCCAAACAAAAGAAACAGATAAGGTTGCATTAATCGAATTCGAAAATGTAAGCCAGGATTTTAGTTTGCAAATGGGTTTCTTATCCAACATCTTTTATTTGATGGAAAGGCTGGACATGTATGAAGCCAAAAAGCGCGACAAGAGAGCAATCCGGAAATTCATTAACGAGCTCTATCATTGCAAAGACGGCGAACATATGGGTACAATCAATGAGACTTATACAATCCCCAATCGCGAAGAGAACCCAACAATCATTCCCGATTTGGTTGAGCCTTTGAAATCCGAGATTCAACCAAGCTTCGAGCAAATGAATAATGTTTTCCAATTTTACCTTAAGAATTTCGAAACTCTGCGCACAATGACTAAGGCTTGTTTCGGTAATTCGCCCGACTCGGAATGTTTAGTTTACTTTCATGGTATGTTTTCCGAAAGCGAAATCGATAAATACAGAATTAAGCACGCTGACAACATTGGCGATGAATTGTTCGCGGTACCTCCTGGGAAGGTTACTTTACTTCAACCTTTTGCCGGCAAAATTGAAAATACTGTCATTTATAATCCCGACGATCCAGAAGTGGAAACCATGATTTCCGGAAGAATCAAGGCCAAGCAAGTGACCAATTCAATTCTGCAAAAGCGAATGAGTAAAGCGAAGAAGGTTGACGAAAAGTTAATCCATAAAATCGAAGAATTCGAGAAGGCAAAAAATAAGTTGGGCGAAATCGACACTACTCGGCTTAAGTATGAAGACCAAATCAAGGTCAACCAATTAAAGGATAAATTCAACAATATGATTTCCCAAACAATGGAGCAGATCCCTGGCGAGAATTTGGCGAAAGTAACAGATCTCAAAGGCGATTCTGTTTATGTGGAACTCACCGAAAAAGATCGAGAAAAGCTAGGCAAGCTTGATCGGGAAGAATACATGAAGAGCCAGCAGTAATTTGCAATCAATTTTTTTATAAGTAAAATATGTAACAATTAACAAAATGGATATTGTTTCGGAAATTAAACTATTAAGCGAGGAATTGAAAACAAGAGAAACCAAATTGACAAATCTGAAATCTATGGTTGGCTCTTATGTTTTGCTCCATATTTACAGTATGGTTATTCGCAATTTGAACGTCTCACCAAAGAATCCACCACTCTATGAATTCCAATCGGATAAAACTACTTATCAGCTTTACATTGATTTCATGAAAGATTATGGTCCGGGAGAATGCTTTCAACTAGAGCAATTCGAAGGCAAAGAATGCCATAGCGATTTGAAACATAAAATCGAATTTCTGGAAAAGTTTTACCTAGATAACGTTATTGGGTTTTTCGATAAATTGCCCAACACGCAGAAATACATGCATCCCGAATTGTCTCGCGTAAAAATTGGGAGGAAAAGAAATTACACTTATTATTACAAAGGCGCCGAATTTAAGAAACTATACATGGGTTTTGTGATTGTCCCGAAGAATTAATTAAACCAATATTTTTTTAGAACAAAATGAAAGTAGAACTTTTAAACCAAACTGGTTCGGTTATTTCTATTCGGGAATCCTCTACAAAGAAAACAAAGGAAATCATTGAAACAGATCAGATTGTGAATGTCGAACCTTCTGATAATATCTATCAATTCGACACTCGCAAGGATTACATGATAATCAAACTGTATGGTTCCGCCGACCGCAAAGTAGGTATCATTAGTGCAATCATTCCACTGCCCCGCAAACGAGATTCTATTTATGTTATTGTGGGTATTCGGGATAACAATGAAGTGCGGACTTACAATAGCGTTCTCCGCGTTGGCTCGATAATCGATCTTCCGGAAACTCAGCGCTTTGTTGCGGTTGTTGGATTGGGCGAATGCTCCATTAGAAATCTCGAATTCGAAATAAAACCTTTATTCTTTACCACCGAAACGATAAGCAATCGGGATGGATTGAAGGGAACCCTGAAGATTTCGAATGACATCAACCAGCACTTTGAATCGAAACCAAAGAAAACCACATATGATGGCATCCAAATGTTTGGATTGATAATGTTGTTTGTTTTGTTGATTGCCGCCATAATTTCGATAGCCGCCTATGAAAGAAAGTTTCCGTCCGGTAATGACAGGGAGTTTACAAATTATTTTCCAATTTAAAAAGTTTATAAATATTATTTTTTTCCATCAATAAATGGCACTTAAATTAGGAACTAGAGCGGGAGATTCTGGCGCATATATGAGAGCCAATGTTATGGCCGACGAAAAAAAGAAATTATTGAAGCACTTGAAAACCGATAAGTTGGATGTGTACGAAAACAGTTTCTTATTCAAGAGATGTTGGTCAATTGCTTTCAACACTTATGATTATGCTCAAAAGAAAAAAGTGAAGTTATCATCCGCACCACAACAAGAGCCGAATAGTGAATACAGCTATGCGAATATGAAAACTTACATTCGCAAAGTCAAACCTATTATTGATGCAAAGCGAGCCAAGAAAACCGAAAAGCGCGAAAAGAAAAAGGACAAGGAGAAGGAGAAGAAGCAAAAGGAAAAGGAAAGAGAGAAGCGAAAAAAGGAAAAGGAAACCAAAGAAAAGCTCAAAGCACTCAACGCAAAAAGAAAGGCAGATGGAAAGAAACCATTAAAGCATTTACCAAAAAAGTAAAGATTTAAATCAATCTGTCGAAGAGGAATCTTCCGAATCCAAATCAGCAAATCTATTATATTTTTTATTCGCTTCACTTTCCCTTCTATTGCCGAGATAAACCGTGAATAGAGGGACGCCAAATATCTTAAACATTTTCAGCATATATCCCAGAGATGAACCCAAATCACTTCCATTGAATTTGCGAGCAACCATATTCGATTCCGAACGCAACATGGTGATGTTTTTTTGGATTTCTAAATCATATCCGGTGAGATCAATCATTTCTGTTTTGAGGATTTTATTATATTTTCCGTTAAAGATCATCGGCACAACACGGGAGGCGGTTATAATAATTTCCCGCAAATCCGTGGCGAGTGCTTTATCCCGATACTCTACGTTCATAATTTCGAATATTTCCTCTGCATATTCATAATTTTTCTTTAATTTCTTTTCGTCATAATCCGGGGCCTTAATTCTTCTGCTTTTCATGCTTTCCGCCAATTCATAAATGCCAAGAATCACTTCTCGATGGTTCATATCATGCACTTTGGTCGGCGCTTCAGTTGTAGTTGTTGCGGCGTATACTTTCTCTTCTTCGGAATGCTCCGAGAATAAATCTTCTGAAATGCTTTTGTCCGAAGAGGAATCCATTTGTTCTTCGCTGGCATATGGTGTTTCTTTCTTGACTTCTGGTATTGAGCTCATTTCGGATTCATCTGATTGCGATTCTTCAAAGCGCTTAAATAAATCCATTACTGCAGTTTCATCGGACATTCGAGATTCCAATTCCAGTCCAACATCGGGTTCGACATTCTTATCCACATTCTCCTGATTTAATATATTGTCTAGTGCAATTAATTGGGGATCATCCATTTTATTTTTAATGAGATAAATTATTAGTTATAAAATTTTGGATTTCGAAAAAAGTAAAATTCTAAAACGAAAAATTCAAAACCTAAAATTCAAAACTTGAATTTTATAATTTTAAAATTTTAAGCAGCAGACCAACCTTCCATTTCTAATCGATAATGGTAGCTGAAATCATCTGGGTTAGCCAAAGTAGGTGCTTGAGTAACCAAACGCAATAAATTGGGTGCAGCAATATCTACAGTGATAGTGCCTCTGTTAAGGAAAGTAACATTAGGGCGATGGAATTCCTCGGAAGATGTAATCTGCAAAGTAGCTGGACCCGCGGAATCATAAATAATATTTCCGTGAATTGTTTTTCCGTGAGTATCAGATCGGGCTGCCTCCTCGGTTCTGCCAACAACACGGATCTTGAAACTGTAGCTGGTGTTGTCCATTAACGTAAAAATGTTTGTGTTGGTTGCAGCGGCTGCGGTGATTCCATTTACCTTGTCTACTTTCAAAACACTCCAGCCATCGGAATCCGGCGAACCTACTTGCGATCCTCCGTTTACGAAATAATGTTCAGAGCCATCAAGCATAATAGAATCGTCAACAGTATTGTTCACTGGATCGGCGCGAGTGCTCACGGTGAATGAATTGTCTCCTGTACTGTTTGCACCTCTACCAATGGATACTGAATTGGTTCCAGAAGTGCTACCATAACCCATTTCCACGGATACTTCGGTGCCGTCTGTTGTTTTCAAATTCAGATAATCGGATAATCCCGCGGAATTAGTGACACGGAATACTTCAGAAGCGCCTGCAGTGCTGGTATTTCTAATTTGCAAACCCCGTTGATCGGCATCAAGAAGAATTTGTGGAACTGCGGCTCCGGAATTATCATAAGCATTCTGGAGAGTGGTTGGTGTTTGCACAACAAAATCGTCCATCATCACTCCCATAATTATCCATTCAAGTGCATCATTATCGCTGGCTTGATAAACGGCAGCATAGTTGGAAGGAATTGTATTAATCGTAGTCGATCCGGTATTGCGGATAACCAATTCGTTTGTGGCACTTGTATTTTTTATCCAGATTTTGTGTCCGTGCTGTACCCCAGTTCCGTTTTCGTTAACTGTCGATCCAACTGCGGGCAAATCAATATTAATCGAAGCTGCTCCTGGATTGAGGCAATATCTTTCTGCCTGAAAAATTGTCCATAAATCAGTATCTGCCGGCACATCGGCTTCGTATGCCAAACCTAATTGACCGCCTTGAACTCTCAAGTCTCCGTTCAAATCCGAAGTGATAGAAGAGAATGAATTGGTAGTCATTATTTTATGTTTTGAAAAAATAAATTATTTTAATTCTTTAGCTCCACAACTTTTAAAGAATAATTAACCCGCATAATGTTTGTAAGATTTCCATCTAGATTCGGTGCCCTGTATTCTAAAATCACTTCGCTATTGCTGTTGAGATCTATACTAAAAGTCCCATTGTTGTTTGCATTTGGTGGATCTGGATTCCATATTGATCTGCGGAATCGCGTTATGCTTGCATTGCCTATTGTTGTGGGGACATTAACCCCGAATTGTATGGTTCCACCGAGGCAATATCCTGTTCCGTGTTCATCTCGCGAAATAATGTAAAGATCGAAAACGTAACTTGTATTCAAAGATGGCGTGAAAAGTACAATGTCCACAGGAGGATTCCTTGTTGCGTTTGCGTATTGCCCGTGAATATATCTAGTGCACGGCGAATTATTATCGCTGCCAATCATTATGTTTCCATCCATCATGATGAAACTCGAATTGCTAAAAGCATTCACATTCGGGACAGTATTGCTTATTGCGGCTTGTGGTGAAAACACAAATGAATTATTCGCGGAATTGGTAACATTCTCACCCATTGCAATACTGTAATCACCAGTGGTAGTCGCACCAAGCGCTTGAATAGAGAATTCGTTAACCGCGAATTTGGAATCAAGATTGGTGGATTTGATCTCGAATGGAACGGCCATATTCGGTGGTGCACGAATATCCAATGTTTTGTTTGTATCCAGCAAAAGTGGAGGAGAAGTGGAGTTATCATAGGCCGTTTGCAAAATCTCCATCATTGCCACCATTTCGCGAAACGATCCATTCATAAGTTAAGCTTGCATGATAGGTCGCAGTATCTCCCGGCGCCAATGAAGAATATTCCGTAGATCCATCATTGTTGAATACGCGCAAGGAATTAGAAGCCGACACATTCATTATTGACAATCGATTCCCTTCCTGCACTCCTGTTTGCGCTGAGTGAACCGCAGAACCAATTTCCGGCAAGTTGATGATTACATTTGCCGCGGTTGGGTTGAGCACATAATGCGATGCTTTGAAAGTGGAATAAAGATCTGTTGTAGCGCCGATGTTTAGTTCGCAGGATAGGCCCAATTGCCCTCCTTGAATATCCAAGTCCCCGCCAAACGAAGTAACGACACTTGACATTTTTAATGTTGCGAAAAAATCATCAAGCAAAATTTAATTTAGCAATCTCTGGATTTCGATTCCTTCTCTTTTGTTTTTCAGTTTATAATTTTTCTTTAATTCTTTCAGGTATTCTTGCAATTCATCCAGGGGCAAAGATACTGCCTTGATGGGATCCACCAGATCCATAAATGTTCCATCGACAGATTCTTCCTCCATTTTGGTTTTAATTTTTAAAATTAAATTTACAAGGAAAAATGGAAAAGGTTCTAGATTGGGCAAGATCGTTAAGAGTGCAAACTAATCGGCTTACGTCGGTTAGAACCTACCACCTCAAAGATATTAATCACAAAAAAGTAATGTTTGTAAATATCAATTCATGGGAAAGATTGTCCGGATTCGTAATCATCTTCATGAATTCAACTGCAACCAAAATGCAGCGATTTAACGAACGAATCCAAATAACCAATTTTGTTACTCGCGAGCAATCTTACAATTCCATATTGCTGGTGAAGAATGCCGAACCAAACAAACTCGCCAAAGTATTGAATTTTCTTAAGGGGGATAACAATCCGCTTTATTCGGAAAATGACTTTGTAAAAGACCTAAACGAGATCACCCTTCATTGCGTTTCCAAGCACCAAATTTCTGTGTATTATATGGATCCGGTTACGCTTACCGAGAAAAACATTGTCAAGAAAGCAATCGTGAAGGCAGGGAAATTATCGTATTTGATCACAAACGATTTGAGCTTGGATAGTTTCAAAGACGTTACGGTTAAAAACCATCCAAACGAAGAATTTATTTTCAATTCCGAAAGAACCAAATTGATTCGATTCAGCAATAACATTTTCGAATGCTATCAATTCCATCCAGACAAAACTTTGCAATACAGAATGATTCCGAACAACGCGACGCTTCTAAGCCACACAGTTTGCATAAACGTGAAAGACAGAAAATTGGGCGCTATAGATGAAGACACCATTTTCCGATCAGAAAGCATTGGCGGAACATTGAAGAGGGCCAATTCGATTTCGCTCGATGATGTTGAAAATATAAAATTATAAAATTGTAATCTTATAAAAAAATGTCTAAATTCTTATCGGTCAAAAACATAAACCAGATGGCGGAAGCTATTGGTGAATTATACCCTTTGGTTTACAATATTAGGGATGCGGTAAAAAAGGACATGTTTTATTGGTTTAAGGATATCGCCTTGCAAGAAGATGAAACAGATCTAAACGAAGCCTTCATTATGTGGAAATTGCAATCCAAATTAAAAAGGCAAAAGGAAGAATTCGATCCAGAGCAAAGAAGGGAAGGTAAAGTCAGATATGTAGAATTGCCGGATACACCAAAAGATCAAGATTTAATAGCTCGAATGGGGAAAATGTTGAATCATCAGATTCGCTCTACTCCAGCCGAATTGGATAAATTGAAATTGGGTAATCTGAAAGTCACGGATCATCTCACTAATCGCGAATACAATTCCCTTCATGGTGATTTCACTCGCAACAAATATGGCAAAACGAGAAGGGTTTATAACAAACCATCCGCAATTCACGATACAATCAGCGCAAACGATGAGCTGATGCATACTTGTTGCGATCTCCGTAGTCCAAATGCAAAGATGCATTGCAAAGCTTGCCAGGCAGACTTAACGGATTTCCTCACCACCGTTCCGCATCGAACACAATTTCTATTAAATCCAGTCACTTTCACTCGCGATACCGATGAACACAAAGTTTACAAGAAGAACATTACTGGGCAGATTAGTGATGATTATTTCCGCGAGCAAAATCGATTAAAAGCAAAACACAATTTCAACGAGCTCAATGACATTAATGGATTGGGTCGATCGAGTTGCCGCGATGGGGAGAAAGGAGCCTACTTCAATTTCGATCCAAAGAATCTTGCAGAGATTGCGCGGGACTATGCCAGCTTAAAGAACTATTCCACAACATCCAAGGAATATCAAAAACAAGGATATGCAAGATATCAAAGAGAACGAAGCAGGGAACCAAACAGCGTCCACAAACAAGGAAACGAATTGGAACAAAGAATGCTTTCTATTCTTCGCCCTTAAATTTGAAATTTATCTTTGTAAAAAATGCTTGTCAACGAATTTGTCCCTTATCAAGAAGAGATCTCGCCTTCACAGAGAGCATTCATTTCGAGGTTCCAGGACGATTATAGGTATCCCTATGAAATCCAAGACATTTACAGATTTATAATTTAAAAAATTGAATTTCTTTTTTTCAACAGACCATGACTACCATTCACGTTGAGAAAGAAGAGGAAATCGTTTTGATTCCAACCAATTTGTTTGACAGAATCACTATCGATTTGTGCGGGTACAAAGGCAACAAAATGCTAATTGTTGATGGGGATCTCGTTGTTAATAGTGAAATTTTCTCGAAGCCGTGTTGTTTGCAAATCATCAATGGAAGCCTTGGCAGATTAGTTGTTAAAACAGTAAATCTTATTGAACTGCATTGCAATTGCAAGATCCGGACAGTAGATGTTTCGCACAATCAATTGGAGAGGATTCACACCAACAATAATGTTTATCAACTTATCGCGCAAAGCAACAATTTGGAAAGCATTCTTGTGGATTGTAGTTTGAAATTACTTGACATCACCGACAATTCCAGAGTTCGTGTTGAGATCGATTCTAATGCAAATTGGGAATCTATTGTAGATGCAAATGGTCGCACCCACTTTAAAAATTATCCAATCCTGAATTACCATTAGGATGACTTTATTTTTTTTTAAAAACAAAACTGCTTTTATTTTTAAAAAAACAAAATAGATTTTATTTTTTTGATTTAGGAATGTTAAATATAAGATTAATACTAAAATGGAAGACATCAAGAGAATTCTCGAAGAAACCAAAATTGAAGAGCCTACAACCAATGAAACTGTAGAGCCCTTGATTGTTGCTACAAGTCATTCGGCAGGACATGAAATGATTTCCGCAGAAGATGTTAAATTGTATGAAGGCGACAGAAAGTTCATCAAAACCAACCACAGAATCGCTAAAATGAAGAAAGGTTATTATTTGCAACTTAGGGCTAAATCAGGACTCTCAAAACAGGGATTGGATATAATGGCCGGGGTAATTGATGCCGATTTCAAAGATTATATTCGCGTTGGTTTGTGCAATAATGGCAACAAAATGGTCGCAATAAAAAAGGGCCAACCAATTGCACAAGCTATACTACAAAAATACGAACATTTCGACAATGCAACTGTAGCCATAACAGGTGCTTTCGAGCACACAGGATGGGGTTCTACAACAAAAGAGTTAGAAGAAATCATTGCTAAAAACGAGTCACAGCAAATTGAAGACAATTAAATAAATTAGATTGGTAATTATTTTTTTCATGTTTATAAAATGCAGGTAGATAATATCAACTATATCGATGATTTGGATAGAAGTATTTCTACCACTAGGACGTTTTTTGCAGCAAAATCACGCAATAATCCCGGTTATTCGGCATTATGTAGATTGGTTCGATCGACAAATGAAGGGGAAACAGGGAATTTCTTCGATGCCCTCAATTTTGGGGAGATCAGATTAAATGAAATGGAAACATATAATTCAATCTACAAAATCATTCCGGAGAATTGTTTTCCCGGCTATCACAGAAACACTTACTGCCCAATAATTGAAAAGATAAACGATATCTCCTCGCTTGTTGTGGAAATTGAAATCAAAAATGCCTGCAAAGACACACCGAAGTTGATAACGTATGATATTCCAGACAAAGCAATCAAGAAGTTATTTGTCAAATCTGCCTGTAAGATTTTCCGCAGACTCATAAAAAATATTACTTCGGAGCCCATTTCTGTGGGAATATTCAAAAGACCATTCAAACAAAACATGCAATTAAAAATTCATTTTGCGGATACATTGGTGGACAACGAAATCAAGACAAAGTTCATTGAGGAGTATTCGAGAATCACAACCAAATACATTTTCAAAGCGTATTTGCCTGTTTATAACCATTTCTACAACACAGCATGTTTTGATAAAGAAGAGCCATGGACATTGATGGAAACCTACAGTTATGATTTGGAATTGAATGAGTTGGATAAAATGGATTTGGCGGAAATAGATAATCCGGTTGCCTATTTTGCGGCCAACTTTAAAAGCAACAAACTGCAATTGGGATTCTCCGATTTGAAATTGGAAAATCCAGTAGATGACTTCAGCTACTTGAAATGCTTAAAGAACATCGAATCGGCGCAACTGGGTATCATTTTGAAATACATCGATCAGGAATACTTTGAGGGACAATGGGAGGAGATGTTGAATGCTTTTCCTGAAACGGAACACTATCAAGTTTTTGCTTATTGGTCGCAAAAAAGGAGACCCAATTTTGACATAGATGAATTCAATAAACTTTGGTTCAACAAGAAATATTCCATAATCACGAAAGAATATTATTACCAAAAAACTCTTCGGGATTATAATTTCGAGAAAGACAAAACAACCGAATTCTACAAGGAATATTCCGAGTGCATCAAGAACTACCTGAAATGCAGATTGAATCAAAACGACGGGAAGATGAATGATTCGGAATTGGCGCAGACTTTCAAGTTTCTTGTGATAGGAAAATACTATACTTCACAGGAAGGCAAATACAGAAGATGGATCGAATATATGGAAAGCAAAACAAACAATGACAAAGATCAGCTCTACAAATGGGAAGTGATTGAACATTCACCCGATTCAATCGCCACTGTTTATGCGCAGAAATTCATTGCGAACTACATCGAGGAAATCGCGGAAGAGCTCGACGAGGAAGACACAAAGGAAAACCTAAAATTCAAAAATCAATTGAGCCGATTGCGATTCAATATGGGAAGCAATGTGGTGTTGAATTCCGCCACAAAAATGCTGACCAAATCTTTGTTCTCCAAAAAACTGCTTAACATTCTGGATGCGAACAATTCTGTTTTGGGAATGCACAATGGTATCTTGGATTTGCAAATTGTAATCCCGAAGCCGAAAAACTATCAAGCCAAGCCCATTTTGCATACTGGATTCTGCAAATATTTTGTGACCAAATCCACTTCATGTGCTTTCAATCAAGAAATGTTTGACAGTTTAAGCAATGGCCCGGAGAAATCAAACAATCCAGACATTAGGCGCGTTTGGAATCTTTATTCGGAAATCGTTCCGGAAAAACAAGACATGGAATTCATGATGATGTACGATTCCACTATGCTCGATGGCAATCCTAAATCGCCATTTATTTTGCAAAGATGTGGTTGTGGCGCCAATGGCAAATCTGTTTGGATTGATAACATTTTGACTGTCCTGGGAATGAAATACGCAACCCGATTAAATACTAATTTGTTTATCAGCTCCAATAAGCCCGGATCGGCTGATACTGAATTCATGAAAATCGTTGGCAGAAGAGGTGGAGTTGGCACGGAATTTCGCTCACATGATATTTTGGATTCATCGCGATTGAAATCATTAAGCGAAATCCACAAAACAGGAAGAGATCTTTACAAAGGAGAAGTGGATTTCACTGCGCACATTACCATTTCTTTGTTCAGTAATTTCTATCTTTCCATCAACGAAACGGATGTTGGTACCTGGCGTAGAATTCTTGCCTACAATTTTAAGAATCGTTATTGTGCCAATCCACGCGAGAAGAATGAATATAAAATCAACAGAAATTATGAGAATATTGCGGCGTATGATGAGAAGTTCGCAGAGGCATTGTTTTGCATTTTGGTTTACTTCCGATTGAAACTTTATAATGAATATGACAATCATTTGGATACAGTCCCTAAACCACAAATTGATTTGGAAACAAAAGAATACAAAAAGAGGCAAGACAAAGTTTTGCAATTTGTCAGCTCGAAAGTGGTGGAAATTTATGGATTTTCTGTGGGCAAATTACGGGAAGGCGTAACCGAAAGCGATGTTTGCACTTATTATGAAGACGCAAATATGATGGACATGAAATACGAAGTCACGCTAGATGAAGTGATTGCAGAATACAAGGAATGGTATAAAACAAAATATAATGAAACACTGAA